TTAGAAAAAAATGTGTGACCCACGACTGTAGGAAACTCTAGAGGGTAAGAAAAATCAATCGCTTTATAGAGACCATCAGAAAGAGGTTTAATATTTTTTGTGAGACCATCGAAGAGAGAAAGAGATAAAACTTTTTTACGACTCCATCAGAAAGAGGTTTAATATTTTTTGTGAGACCATCGAAGAGAGAAAGAGATAGTTAGTCTAGATATTTTTCTTAGTACAAAAGTCAATGTTTTAAAATATATGGACAAGAATTTGTCTGTATAAAAACTTGTGTGAAATTTTGTACCAAAGAAAAAAACGTGAGCAGTATCCCCTACATGGATTTTACTAGATCATTTATATACCAAAAAATATTATACGATCTACGTTTTATTATATGATTTTAACGTGTAAATTATAAACATTATTTTATGATATACAATTGTCTGGTAACCTAGATGGACATAGGGGATGTTGATAAGTTCGAGAGTATATGTTGTTGGACGTTATTGTTAGAAATAGTTGATGCATCAGAATGAGAATAAAAATATTTTAGTGACTCTATCAGAAAGGTTTAATATTTTGTGAGACCATCGAAGATAGAAAGAGAATAAAAATATTTTTGTAAAACTTTTTTGTGAGACCATCGAAGAGAGAATAGGAATAGGAATAGTGATCATAATCGTATCACACTATTGAGACAGAAAAAGAAGAAGTCGCGAGAGGTAACTTTTTGTGAATGTAGTTAAGAACATTTTTGTTTTGCAAACCGGAGTATAGTGTCCGGTACACTTTTTTAATTCGTGGTGTGCCTGAATCGTTCGATTAACCCTACTCACCCGAATCTCGGATGAATAGAGTTATCGATTCAGGCACACGCTTTGAGTTTTGTTGAATCGATGAGTGAAGTATCATCGGTTGCACCTTCAGATGCCGATCCGTCGACATACTTGAATCCATCCTTGACCTCAAGATCAGATGATTCCTTGCACATGTCTCCGATACGAACACTAAACTCTAGATTCTTGACGCATTTTGTATCGACGATCATTGAACCGATGATATCTTCGTAACTCACTTTCTTATGAGAGATGTTAGACGTTAGACTCGAGTACTGGATGGGTCTTGATGTCGCTGTCTTTCTCTTCTTCGCTACATCTGATGTCGATATACACCTCACAGTCTTTGATCATAGCCAGAGCTTCTTCACGAGTGAGCGCGGGAGAGTCCTTACCTTGTCCCGGGGACACGCTGGACAATCTAGCATTCACTGCGTTTCCATCAGCGGATTCTGAGATGGATTTAATCTGAGGACATTTGGTGAATCCAAAGTTCATTCTCAGACCTCCGTCGATAATGGAGTAATAAGTGGTAGGAGGATCTACATCCTCGACTGATGTGGAATCATCTTCTGATTCCACCTCGGGATCTGACTCGGACTCTGTAATTTCCGTTACGGATTGGCAAATCTTATCATTGGTCGGTGTTTGGTCTTGCTTTGTCCGTTTCTGATAATAACATCGATTCCCATATGATGTTTGTTTTCTTCTTCAGTACACGAGGATGAGGATTGCTGAAGACTGGCAGGCATAGCAGCTGCCGCCAGGCACATGCATGCCAGGACGATATATTGTTTCATGATTGCTATTGATTGAGTACTGTTCTTTATGATTCTACTTCCTTACCGTGCAATAAATTAGAATATATTTTCTACTTTTACGAGAAATTAATTATTGTATTTATTATTTATGGGTGAAAAACTTACTATAAAAAGTGGGTGGGTTTGGAATTAGTGATCAGTTTATGTATATCGCAACTACAGGGCATATGGCTATCGACATCGAGAACATTACCCGCATGATAAGAGATTGTATCAGTTTCGTAGTCTTGAGTAATTGGTATTACAGTATATAGATGTCGATGCTAGATAGACAGTCGCCCGCTAGAGTTACCGTCTCCGAATGCGGCATGATACCGTCATCATTCTTTGCTTTCGTTAGCTGTTTGGAGGAAGAACCTTTGTTATTACATTTAATCTCGAAATTCAGAGTACACACCTTTGAAATATTTTGATATCTATTTTCTCCTGTAAAGAATCCTGAAGTTGCTACCTTATTAAGGACAGAGAAGTATTCCTCACGAAATACGGGATCGCAATCTTTATGATTCATAGTAATAGTTAGTTCCGACGTTGAGATGGATTCGCTGAGACCGGTAGTGGTCGTCCGAGTACACGATGTGTCGTTGACTGGATACAGGTTAATTTCCACATCGATATAGTTAAATGTATTGCTGGGTACGGGTTCGCATTTATTTGTGGAAGAGATGGTGTGAGAATATGTTTTGAGACCGCACGGAGAACAGATGACGTCTCCGGCAGACGTGTGTCCGGATACTCCGTATCCTATTCCACATTTTGTTTGGGAAACACATGCCTTGCATCCGGATGATCCTTTGAGAAGACAATAATATCCGGGAGAGCATTCACAGATTCTATTGTGAGTCGTGTTACACGATCGCCTCTACCTGATTACTATCACATCTTCCGTTACAACTTAGACAAGTGGGTAAATGATTATTGTGAGATGTGAAGGTACCCGAACCACACGGCGTACATTGTGTGTTAGTCTTGATATCGCATAATCTGGAAGCGTATGTTCCCGGAGGACACGATAAACAACACAGATTATGGCGTTTGTATTCGTTGTCTTTACACTTTCCATTGGATGGTGCATACGGTGCTACATCTCTTCCGTTTATTATACATGAGAGAAACAATATATACGAGTATAATACGGACTTCATGATTTAATAATGTAGTAATCGTCGTGTTCCTGTTTCCTACTTCTCCAATCATATAGATATTTTTTTAAATATTTTCTTTCTATCATGGATAATATTTGTAATGGTTCTTTCCGTACAACATACTGTTTAGATGATAGTCGCTTAGCTTGGTTATGATGTTGCGTATAATTTCTGGAGGCAAATATGATAGTCTAGATTGACCATCGATGATAGACTCTAATTTATTGAGTGCTTTGTCGACGAGTTTACTTTTACGCTCCATCGATAGATGGCACTGTTCTATGAGATCGTCGTACATGGGAAATGAAATGTGACTGTCTGAATGTATGGCTTCAAGATAGGTACGATACCGGATGTCTTCTGTTCTTAATACAGTATACAGGTCGGTGTCAGAGATTCGAATATCTTTGAGGCGACTTATGTCCCAACTGCATTTTTCGATGATGGAATCTATCTTATCGAATGATATATTTTTCATAAATACACTTTTATAGTCCTCGTTTAAACAGAATTTACTATGTAGTTCCGCGAATGACTCGTCCCTTAATAGGCAGTAGGCTATTATCTTCTTTACGTAGTAATCGTTGTAGGGAGAGAATTCTGACATCTTGTAGAACAACGATTTAATCATAGGTAGAGATACTTTCAGTCTGTGGTGGATGATGTCGTGAATGACATCCGCATTGTATAAGATGTTTCTGTTTTCAAACACCAAGTCGAATACTGTCTTATCGTCTTTAGTAGGAAGGTTGATGTCGTATCCGATGTATACGAGGTATGATGCAACATTGTTGTTACAATTCTGGAAGGCTGTATGAAGAGGAGTCATGGTATTATAATATTCGTCTTTCTGAATGTCGAACCTATCTAGTAGATACCGTAATATATTGAAAGCGTGACTTCCGTATCCTTGATTATGTTTTATGAATATATAAAGTAGATGGTGTCCTTCTTCCTTTTGTAATTTCCCGTATTTTTGTTCGTGCCAATTGAGTAACATTATGAGAATATGACCTGTTGCACAATCGTTCTTTATGTATTCCATGATGGGTGTACAATCAAGATTATTACGTATCCTCGTATCGGCTCCTCGAGATAAAAGAGCATACACCACACGAGGACTATGTTTGGTATACTGTTGAAGGTAAGTGTGTAACGGCGTATTTCCGATTTTCGTAACCGCGTTAATGTTTGCCCCATGATCTATTATCGTATAGATGAATCGCTTCTCAGCTCGCATCTTAGTGTAACTCTTTGACTTGTAATAATTGCTTTCGTGGAATGCGGATATGTGTTTACAGTAGTAATGAAGAGAAGTGAGTCCATCCTCGTCGACGCAATTAGGGTCAGATCCTTTAGTCAATAATTTGTACAGAACGTAGTAGTTTAATCTCCCATTGAATTTATATCTAAGATAACACAGCAATAGATCGGATGATTTACTAAAGTCATCAATGGGGTCCGTTAGTATATCAAAGACCTTGTTATCGATTGATAGTGAATGAATCAGATAGTGGTGTAGAGGAATATGTCCTTTGTTATCCGTGTTATCAAAGTTATTCACGCCGTTGTGTAACAATATCTTTAATACAGATGGCTTAAATCGTGTATTCATCACATAGCAATGTAATGGAGACATACCACATTTTAGTTGTTTATTCAGATCACAGTGTTTAATAACTAGCTTAAACAAATGAGACGATGTATCCACATCAAAGAACGTGAAATACATATGACAGACATTGTTGACAGAAACGTGACCTTCATTCTCACCGTTGTCCATAAATACGTTAGGTATAAACCACATACTATCGCTAACGATGCTCACAATCTCGTCCATCTCGCCCATCTCATACATTTCATCATTTACTTTTTCATAATTAGAGATGTGCGAAAGAAAAAGAAAACAAAACAGAACAATATTTTTTAGTAATGGTTGACATATAAAATAAACGTGTTTTATCATCTTAGACGGTGATTTTGTAATATGTTATGGAATTTAGACATTGTATTAATTAATGATAAACCGGTCGTCTATAGAGACATTATCATAGAGTGATAAATTATTTAATGGAGTAATAAAGTATTTCACGTTGTATCTCCATTGGTAATTTTGAAATCAAGTTATCGTCTGTATTAATGTTGTCCACTATGGAGTCGATCCTCTCACTGTTCTTTACAGTCTCTGTAATGACGGACTTTATTTCTTTTTTATACCATTTGATGTCGGATACAAAGTTTAGGAATGTAGGATTCTTTGCGTATCTCAGTCTGTGACGTCTGTTCCGTTTAAAGAATATATCAAACATGGAGACGCCTGATATGTAGGCATTCTTCATTCTATTAATGTCTGCTCTATAGCGCTTTAGTTCCTTATGATGTCCGGAGATATCATACTTTACTTTAGAAGGAAAATCATCATCTAGGATTAAGCGTAAATATGAATGTAATTGAGTAATTAGATGATTGTTTTGTTAATTTATATTCTTTCCACTTCTACATAATAATTCTAGTACATCTGTGTCTACGTACATATTACCGAGATATGTATGCAATATACCAGATCCATATTCGTTTTTATAATTAATATCTACGCCTTTAGCAATCATCAATTTAACAAATTTTATGTCGATGCCTATCGTGTTATGTGCTTTGAAATATACAGAGAATATGTTACTACTATATTTGCCACTGTTTTCATAACGACTATCCTCGTCCTCATCATCACTATCATCACTATCATCACTATCATCACTATCATCACTATCATCACTATCATCACTATCATCACTATCACTATCATCACTATCACTATCACTATCACTATCACTATCACTATCACTATCACTATCACTATCACTATCACTATCATCACTATCACCATAGTCTATTAAACACAAATCATCTACGTTTATAACAACATTCTCATCATTAATTAGTTCTGTAGTAATATCTTTAATAATTTGGCTATACATCTGTTCAATACTATCTATTGATGATTTCTTTTTACGGCTTGAACTAATTATATAATGACGATGAAATCGAGTAGTAACTTCTAATAAAGACTTGATATCATTATCATATGTTTGATCGTCGTAATTAATAGTGTGGCTAATGGTACTGTTAATAAGTTTATAGACAATATCATAGTATTTTCTTTCCAGAAATAGATTATTTTTAAATACTGATCTAACATATATGTCGTAACTATCATACTGATTCTCACAATCCCGTGATATAGCAGTAGTTGGCGCATGGTCTATATCGTTAAAATGTATCGTATATAATAGTTTTCTGACGTGGAGTACAGAATTTTCGGTTAATGAGTTCATGGTAAGGAAGGGCGAATGAATGCCTGTATATAATATACATAAGTTAATAGTTTTTATCATATTTTTATCATATTTTTCTAATACTATATAAAAAATATCATTATGTATAATCATCACTGTCGCTATCATTATTGTGTTTGTGTAGTTCTGTCCTATCATCTACATCACTGCCACTGTCACTCTCGCTATATCTTCTAAAATTACAAACAACTGGATATTCGATAACAGCATTTGTGTAGTTTTTGTCTTTTATAGTATATACGTTATTGTCAAAATCTAAACAAATATTGGCATAATACATCTATAAGATCAGGATCCATGTTCGAGCATACTAGCATATTTGTAACTTCGTCGTAAAGCGTTAGATCAATAGAATAAACCATCTTGTGGCGCAACTTTTTACGAACTAGTTGTATGAGTTTATAGTTTACATAAGCCATTAACGGCTTTAACAGATGATCTGAGTAATATACCTCTGTTATACATTTAATGTTCACGGTCTTAGTATTTTTAGATATCAATTGTAATTTACATCCATATTCTACTCCCTTGTGTAACGTTAGACATTCTAAATCTATAGTATTATCTATTACAGCGTAAAACACATGCATGTTTAACAGCAACACATTAAATATTGTATTGTTATTTTTATATTATTAGTTTATATTACTGAATTAATAATATAAAATTCCCAATCTTGTTATAAACACACACTGAGAAACAGCATAAACACAAAATCCATCAAAAAATGTCGATGAAATATCTGATGTTGTTGTTCGCTGCTATGATAATCAGATCATTCGCCGATAGTGGTAACGCTATCGAAACGACATCGCCAGAAATTACAAACACTACAACAGATATTCCAGCTATCAGATTATGCGGTCTAGAGGGAGATGGATATTGTTTACACGGTAACTGTATCCACGCTAGAGATATCGACGGTATGTATTGTAGATGCTCTCATGGTTATACAGGCATTAGATGTCAGCATGTAGTATTAGTAGACTATCAACGTTCAGAAAAACCAAACACTACAACGTCATATATCCCATCTCCCGGTATTGTGCTTGTATTAGTAGGCATTATTATGTGTTGTCTATTATCTGTTTATAGGTTCACTCTAAGAACTAATAAACTACCTCTACAAGATATGGTTGTGCCATAATTTTTATAAATTTTTTATGAGTATTTTTACAAAAAAATGTATAAAGTGTATGTATATTTATAAAAATGCTAAGTATGCGATGTATCTATGTTATTTGTATTTATCTAAACAATACCTCTACCTCTAGATATTATACAAAAATTTTTTATTTCAGCATATTAAAGTAAAATCTAGTTACCTTGAAAATGAATACAGTGGGTGGTTCCGTATCACCAGTAAGAACATAATAGTCGAATACAGTATCCGATTGAGATTTTGCATCAATACTAGTCTAGAAAGAAATTTGTAATCATCTTCTGTGACGGGAGTCCATATATCTGTATCATCGTCTAGTTTATCAGTGTCCCATGCTATATTCCTGTTATCATCATTAGTTAATGAAAATAACTCTCGTGCTTCAGAAAAGTCAAATATTGTATCCATACATACATACATCTCCAAAACTATCGCTTATACGTTTATCTTTAACGATACCTATACCTAGATGGTTATTTACTAACAGACATTTTCCAGATCTATTGACTATAACTCCTATAGTTTCCACATCAACCAAGTAATGATCATCTATTGTTATATAACAATAACATAACTCTTTTCCATTTTTATCAGTATGTATATCTATATCTATATCTATATCTATATCTATATCTATATCAACGTCGTCGTAGTGAATAGTAGTCATTGATCTATTATATGAAACGGATATGTCTAGAACGGCAATTGTCTTACGTCCAGTTAACACTTTCTTTGATTTAAAGTCTAGAGTCTTTGCAAACATAATATCCTTACTTTATATTTCCTGTAGGGTGGTATAATTTTATTTTGCCTCCACATATCGGTGTTTCCAAATATATTACTAGACAATATTCCATATAGTTATTAGTTAAGGGTACCCAATTAGAACACGTACGCTTATTATCATCATTTGGATCGTATTTCATAAAAGTTATTGTGTTATCGATGTCAACACATTCTACATTTTTTAATCGTCTATATAGTATTTTTCTGATATTTTCTATAATATCAGAATTGTCTTCCATCGGAAGTTGTATACTATCGGAATCAGTTACATGTTTAAATAATTATCTGATGTCATTCCTTATACAATCAAATTCATTATTAAACAGTTTAATAGTCTGTAGACCTTTATCGTTGTAAATATCCATTGTCTTATTAGTTACGCTCATTTTTATGTGTTTTACGTTGCTTTATTATATTTTATAAGAATGATTGTTTGACAAATCACGAGAACTATTAAGACATATATTATTAGAGGTATATATTATTAGAGGTATATATTATAAAAAAGTTTTTGATTACGATGTTATAAGAGGAAAGAGGACACATTAACATCATACATCAATTAACTACATTCTTATAACATCGTAATCAAAAGAATTGCAATTTTGATGTATAACAACTGTCAATGGATTATGGAATTGTATATTACACATTATACGGTATGTTGGTAACGACAAATACCGATCGGTAATTGTCTGCCGGTGTAATAGAATTTATATATCTATTACACCGGCCGAGTATGCATAATAATAAGTTGTGGGTAGTATCATCCACATATTTATAATTTAGGACTTTGTATTCAGTATTTTTGGAATCATAAAAAATAAAAAAAAAGTTTTACCATTTTAAAATTTAAAAAGTATTTACATTTTTCACTGTTTAGTCGCGGATATGGAATTTGATCCTACCAAAATCAATATATCATCTATAGATCATGTAATAATATTACAATACATAGATGAACCAAATGATATAAGACTAACAGTATGCATTATCCAAAATATTAATAACATTACATATTATATCAATATCACAAAAATAAATCCACATTTGGCTAATCAATTTCGGGCTTGGAAAAAACGTATCGCTGGAAGGGACTATATGACTAACTTATCTAGAGATACAGGAATACAACAATCAAACCTTACTGAAACTATACGTAACTGTCAAAAAAATAGAAACATATATGGTCTATATATACACCACAATTTAGTTATTAATCTGGTTATTGATTGGATAACCGATGTGATTGTTCAATCGATATTAAGAGGGTTGGTAAATTGGTACATAGATAATAATACCTATACTCCAAATACACCCAATAATACAACAACCATTTCTGAGTTGGATATCATCAAAATACTTGATAAATACGAGGACGTGTATAGAGTAAGTAAAGAAAAAGAATGTGGAATTTGCTATGAAGTTGTCTACTCAAAACGATTAGAAAACGATAGATACTTTGGTTTATTGGATTCGTGTAATCATATATTTTGCATAACATGTATCAATATATGGCATAGAACACGAATAGAAACCGGTGCGTCAGATAATTGTCCTATATGCCGTACCCGTTTTAGAAACATAACAATGAGTAAGTTCTATAAGCTAGTTAACTAATAAATAAAAAGTTTAATTTGTTGACGACGTATGTCGTTATTTTTCTCGTATGAAAGATTAATTTGATTCTAATATAATCTTCAGTATTGGATGAATCTCAATTCAAATTAATTCCATTAGATTAGATTATATCATAAATAAAAATAGTAGCACGCACTACTTCAGCCAAATATTCTTTTTTGAAACGCCATCTAGCGTAGTGAGGACACAAGTGAACCTATAATGAGCAAATTTATTAGTATCGGTTACATGAAGGACTTTACGTAGAGTGGTGATTCCACCATCTGTGGTACGAACGGTTTCATCTTCTTTGATGCCATCACCCAGATGTTCTATAAACTTGGTATACTCGTCCAATTTCATATCCTTTGCCAACCAATACATATAGCTAAACTCAGGCATATGTTCCACACATCCTGAACAATGAAATTCTCCAGAAGATGTTACAATGTCTAGATTTGGACATTTGGTTTCAACCGCGTTAACATATGAGTGAACACACCCATACATGAAAGCGATGAGAAATAGGATTCTCATCTTGCCAAAATATCACTAGAAAAAATTTATTTATCAATTTTAAAGGTATAAAAATACTTATTGTTGCTCGAATATTTTGTATTTGATGGTATACGGAAGATTAGAAATGTAGGTATTATCATCAACTGATTCTATGTTTTTATGTATTCTATCATGTTTCACTATTGCGTTGGAAATAATATCATATGCTTCCACATATATTTTATTTTGTTTTGACTCATAATACTCACGTAATTCTGGATTATTGGCATATCTATGAATGATTTTAGCTCCATGATCAGTAAATATTAATGAGAACATAGTATTACCACCTACCATTATTTTTTTCATCTTATTCAATTCTTGATTGCAAAGATCTATATAATCATTATAGCGTTGACTTATGGACTCTGGAATTTTAGACGATGTACAGTCATCTATAATCATGGCATATTTAATACATTGTTTTATAGCATAGTCGTTATTTACTATGTTAGATATTTCTCTCAATGAATCAATCACACAATCTAATGTAGGTTTATGACATAATAGCATTTTCAGCAGTTCAATGTTTCTAGATTCGTTGATGGCAATGGCTATACATGTATATCCATTATTTGATCTAATGTTGACATCTGAACCGGATTCTAGCAGTAAAGATACTAGAGATTGTTTATTATATCTAACAGCATTGTGAAGAAGTGTTTCTCCTCGTTTGTCAATCATGTTAATGTCTTTAAGATAAGGTAGGCAAATGTTTATAGTACTAAGAATTGGGCAAGCATAAGACATGTCACAAAGACCCTTTTTGTATGTATAAGTGTAGAAATTATAACATCCATAGTTGGATTTACATAGGTGTCCAATCGGGATCTCTCCATCATCGAGATGATTGACGGCATCTCCCCCTTCCTTTTTTAGTAGATATTTCATCGTGTAAGAATCAATATTAATATTTCTAAAGTATCCGTGTATAGCCTCTTTATTTACCACAGCTCCATATTCCAACATGCATTCCACTAGAGGGATATCGATATCGCCGAATGTCATATACTCAATTAGTATATGTTGGAGGACATCCGAGTTCATTGTTTTCAATATCAAAGAGATGGTTTCCTTATCATTTCTCCATAGTGGTACAATACTACACATTATTCCGTGCGGCTTTCCATTTTCCAAAAACAATTTGACCAAATCTAAATTTACATCTTTATTGTATCTATAATCACTATTTAGATAATCAGCCATAATTCCTCGAGTGCAACATGTTAGATCGTCTATATATGAATAAGCAGTGTTATCTATTCCTTTCATTAACAATTTAACGATGTCTATATCTATATGAGATGACTTAATATAATATTGAAGAGCTGTACAATAGTTTTTATCTATCGAAGACGGCTTGATTCCGTGATTAATTAGACATTTAACAACTTCCGGACGCACATATGCTCTCGTATCCGACTCTGAATACAGATGAGAGATAATATACAGATGCAATACGGTACCGCAATTTCGTGGTTGATAATCATCATACGCGTATCCGTACTCGTCATCCTCATCCTCATAAAGAACATTGCAGCCATTTTCTATGAACAAATCAATAATTTCAGGAACAGGATCATCTGTCATTACATAATTTTCTATAACTGAACGATGGTTTTCACATTTAACACTCAATTCAAATCCATGTTCTACCAACACCTTTATCAAGTCAACGTCTACATTTTTGGATTTCATATAGCTGAATATATTAAAGTCATTTATGTTGCTAAATCCAGTGGCTTCTAGTAGAGCCATTGCTATATCCTTATTAACTTTAACATGTCTACTATTTGTGTATTCTTCTAATGGGGTAAGCTGTCTCCAATTTTTGTGTAATGGATTAGTGCCACTGTCTAGTAGTAGTTTGACGACCTCGACATTATTACAATGCTCATTGAAAAGGTATGCGTGTAAAGCATTATTCTTGAATTGGTTCCTGGTATCATTAGGATCTCTGTCTTTCAACATCTGTTTAAGTTCATCGAGAGCCACCTCCTCATTTTCCAGATAGTCAAACATTTTGACTGAATAGAAGTGAATGAGCTACTGTGAACTCTATACACCCGCACAACTAATGTCATTAAATATCATTTTTTTGAATGTATTTATACCATGTCAAAAACTTGTACAATTATTAATAAAAATAATAATTTAGTGTTTAAATTTTACCAGTTCCAGATTTTACACCTCCGTTAACACCTCCATTAACCCCACTTTTTACACCACTGGACGATCCTCCCCACATTCCACCGCCACCAGATGTATAAGTTTTAGATCCTTTATTACTACCATCATGTCCATGGATAAAGACACTCCACATGCCGTCACTACCTCCGTTAGAAGACATATTAATAAGACTTAAGAGTTAAGACAAGTTTAACAATAAAATTAATCACGAGTACCCTACTACCAACATACACTATATATGATTATAGTTTCTATTTTTACAGTACCTTGACTAAAGTCTCTAGTCACACAATACTACCAACCTACACTATTATATGATTATAGTTTCTATTTTTATAGGAACGCGTACGAGAAAATCAAATGTCTAAGTTCTAACGGTAGTGTTGATAAACGATTGTTATCCGCGGATACCTCATCTATCATGTTGTCTATTTTCTTACTTTGTTCTATTAACTTATTAGCGTTGTATATTATTTGATTATAAAACTTATATTGCTGTTTAGCCCACTCTATGAATACCGGATTATTCACATATCGTTTCTTTGTAGGTTTATTTAACTTGTACATCACTGTAAGCATGTCCGTACCATTTATTTTAATTTGACGCATATCAGTAATTTCTTTTTCGCATTCAGTTATATATTCTATATAAGATGGATACATATCACATGTGTACTTATAGTCTACTAATATGAAGTACCTGATACACATTTCTATTAACGATTTATTATATATGTATACGTAGTAGCGACGTTTTATGTTCTCAACTGTGCTCTTTATACATTCTATGGTTGGTAATCTACTCAGAATACATTCCAATATCTGAATGTATAATTCCGCTATTTCGGGAATACATCCATATGCAAGTATAATACAAATACCAATACACGTATAACCACACTTTGTTACTATATTAATATCTGCACCATTATCGACTAACCATTCTACTAGTATGGTATTATGATAATAAACACAATAATAAAGTATGCTACGTCCACGCGTATCTATTTTATTTATATCATCGATATACGGCTTACAAAGTTTTAATATAGATAACACATCTTCATCATGATTATTGTGCACGCAGACAGGGAATAATGGCATAATATTTATTGTATTATTATCATCTTCTACGACATCAACTCCATTTTTCAAAATATACTCAACTACTTTAGGATCTACTTTGTGTATATTAATAAAATATTCATTTACGTGCTTATATCTATATAATACTGCGCCTTCATCTATCATACATTTGATAATATTAGTACGCACTATACCATGTGAAATGTATCTCGTCAATAGGTCTTGGATAGAATATTTGTATCGTTTAATACTCGTATATATTATATTATAGCGCGCCATATTAAACAATACTAAAATATCTTTAGACCCACAACCATCTAATAATCGATCAATTATATAATTATCAATGGGATTTTTATTCTTATACCGTATACGTAAATAGTTATGTAGAATATTCATACGTTCATTATTCTGATAATTATTGTCGTACAATGCATCAAATATTTCCCGTTTAACATCGCACCTACCAACGTAATAATGAAGTGTGGTATATGATCTATAAGTATAATATAGTATCTCTTTTTCGTAAGATATTAAACAGTTTATCACATCTAGAGATAATTTATCTCGTGATCTAGTGATAATATAATAATAGAGTGCGGTTTTACCTATTTTATCATCTATATTAATAATATAATCCTGATAGTAATCGTCATCATCGTACCCACTTGAGAAGTCAGTAACTTTTTCTATTATAATCTTGTATCCGTAAGATACATTACTACACATAGGAATTCCCTGATCGAGCAATAGTTTAAATACATCTACATTTGGATTTGATGTAGTTGCGTATTTCTCTACAATATTAATACCATTTTTGCAACTATTTATTTCTAGACCTTTTGCAATTAGTAATCTCAATAATTCTACGTCGATATTATCAGATTCTATATATTCGAATATATCAAAGTCATTGATATTTTTATAATTGGTAGAAGACAATAATGTCACAACAACATCAGTTTTGATATTCTTATTTTTCTTGGTAACGTATGCCTTTAATGAATTTTCATTACGTTCTACCAATGATTGTGCACTGCAGGCATCAAAAGTTTTACAACTATCATAGAGCATACTATCCCATCCAACCATTATGGTATTGATGCTATAGTATATTTTAATTCATTTTAATTCATTTCATTTATGTGGATTTGGTACGAGCAGGCAGCATGAGATCGTATGATTTCAGTACCGTAGTGTCAGTACTATTAGTTTCGATAAGATCAATATCTAGATCTATAGAATCAAAACACGATAGGTAAGAAGATAATGAATATCTGTAGGCTTCTTGTTGTACTGTAACTTCTCGTTTTGTTAGATGTTTGCATCGTGCTTTAACATCAATGGTACAAATTTTATCCTCGCTTTGTGTATCATATTCGTTCCTACTATAAAATTGTATATTCAGATTATCATGAGATGTGTATACACTAACGGTATCAATAAACGGAGCACAACCATTTAGTCATAACCGTAATCCAAAAATTTTTAAAGTATATCTTAACGAAAGAAGTTGATAATCGTTAGGATTTGGTAAATCATTATCTACAGTGTATGGTACTAGATCCTCATAAGTGTATATATCTAGAGTAATGTTTAATTTATCAAATGGTTGATAATATGGATCCTCATGACAATTTCCGAAGACGGAAATGAGATATAGACATGCAATAAATCTAATCGAAGACATGGTTACTCCTTAAAAAAATACGAATAATCACCTTGGCCATTTAGTAAGTGTCATTTAACACTATACTCATATTAATCCATGGACTCATAATCTCTATACGGTATTAACGGATGTTCTATATACGGGGATGAGTAGTTCTCTTCTTTAACTTTATACTTTTTACTAATCATATTTAGACTGATGTATGGGTAATAGTGTTTGAAGAGCTCGTTCTCATCATCAGAATAAATCAATATCTCTGTTTTTTTGTTATACAGATGTATTACAGCCTCATATATTACGTAATAGAACGTGTCATCTACCTTATTAACTTTCACCGCATAGTTGTTTGCAAATACGGTTAATCCTTTGACCTCGTCGATTTCCGACCAATCTGGACGTATAATGAATCTGAACTTTAATTTCTTGTAATCATTCGAAATAATTTTTAGTTTGCATCCGTAGTTATCTCCTCTATGCAACTGTAAATTTCTCAACGCGATATCTCCATTAATAATGATGTCGAATTCGTGTTGTATACCCATACTGAATTGATGAACGAACACCGACGGCGTTAATAGTAATTTACTTTTTCATCTTTACATACTTGGTACTAGTTTTAAAGTTTATAAATTCCACAAGCTACTATGGAATATACCAACCATCTTAGTATAGAACACATGTCTTAAAGTTATTAATTAATTACATGTTGTTTTATATATCGCTACGAATTTAAACAGAGAAATCAGTTAGGAAGAAAAAATTATCTGTCTTCTTCATCATCGTCTATTGGATAACGTCTCTGTATTCTACGATAGAGTGCTACTTTAAGATGAGACATATCCGTCTCATCAAAAATATACTCCATTAAAATGATTATTCCGGCAGCGAACTTGATATTGGATATATCACAACCTCTGTTAATATCTACGACAATAGACAACAGTCCCATGGTTCCATAAACAGTGAGTTTATCTTTCTTTGAAGAGATATTTTGTAGAGATCTTATAAAACTGTCAAATGACATCGCATTTATATCTTTAGCTAAATCGTATATGTTACCATCGTAATATCTAACCACGTCTATCTTAAACGTTTCCATCGCTTTAAAGACGTTTCCGATAGATGGTCTCATTTCATCAGTCATACTGAGCCAACAAATATAATCGTGTATAACATCTTTGATAGAATCAGACTCTAAAGAAAACGAATCGGCTTTATTATACGCATTCATGATAAACTTAATGAAAAATGTTTTTCGTTGTTTAAGTTGGATGAATAGTATGTCTTAATAATTGTTATTATTTCACTAATTAATATTTAGTAATGAGTACACTCTATAAAAACGAGAATGACATAACTAATCATAACTAGTTATCAAAGTGTCTAGGACGCGTAATTTTTCATATGGTATAGATCCTGTAAGCGTTGTCTGTATTCTGGAGCTATTTTCTCTATCGCATTAGTGAGTTCAGAATATGTTATAAATTTAAATCGAATAACGAACATAACTTTAGTAAAGTCGTCTATATTAACTCTTTTATTTTTCCAGCCATCGTAATACCATGTTTAAGATAGTATATTCTCTAGTTACTATGATCTCATCGTTGTTTAGAATATCACATACTGAATCTACATCAAATTTTAGAAATTGGTCTGTGTTACATATCTCTTCTATATTATTGTTGATGTATTGTCGTAGAAAACTATTACGTAGACCATTTTCTTTATAAAACGAATATATAGTATGCCAATTATCTTTACCGATAATATATTTACACACATAATCCATTCTCTCAATCACTACATCTTTAAGTTTTTCGTTGTTAAGATATTTGGCTAAACTATATAATTCTATTAGATCATCAACAGAATCAGTATATATTTTTCTAGATCCAAAGACGAACTCTTTGGCGTCCTCTATAATATTCCCAGAAAAGATATTTTCGTGTTTTAGTTTATCGAGATCTAATCTGTTCATATACGTATCCATGATTGCACGGTACGTTATGATAACCGCATAAAATAAAAATCCATTTTCATTTTTAACCAATACTATCTCCTCTATTCATAATTGAGATTGATGTAATACTTTGTTACTTTGAACGTAAAAACAGTACACGGATCCGTATCTCCAACAAGCATGTAGTAATCAAATTTGGTGTTGTTAAACTTCGCAATATTCATCAATTTAGATAGAAATTTATACTCATCATCTGTTTTAGGAATCCATGTATTATTACCACTTTCCAACTTATCATTATCCCAGGCTATGTTTCGTCCATCATCATTGCGCAGAGTGAATAATTCTTCTGTATCCGGCAGTTCAAATATATGATCCATGCATAGATCGGCAAAGCTATTGTAGATGTGATTTTTCCTAAATCGAGTATAAAACTCGTTTACTAGCAAACACTTTCCTGATTTATCGACCAATACACATATGGTTTCTAAATCTATCAAGTGGTGGGGATCGATAGTTATGACGCAGTAACATAGATTATTACCTTCTTGACTGTCGCTAATATCTATATATTTATTGTTATCGTATTGGATTCTGTATATAGATGGCTTGTATGTCAAAGATATAGAACACATAACCAATTTATAGTCGAGCTTTACATTCTCGAATCTAAAGTTAAGAGATTTAGAAAACATTATATCCTCGGATGATGTTATCACTGTTTCTGGAGTAGGATATATTAAAGTCTTTACAGATTTCGTCCGATTCAAATAAATCACTAAATAATATCCCACATTATCATCTGTTAGAGTAGTATCATTAAATCTATTATATTTTATGAAAGATATATCACTGCTCACCTCTATATTTCGTACATTTTTAAACTGTTTGTATAATATCTCTCTGATACAATCAGATATATCTATTGTGTCGGTAGACGATACCGTTACATTTGAATTAATGGTGTTCCATTTTACGACTTTTAACAAGTTGACCAATTCATTTCTAATAGTATCAAACTCTCCATGATTAAATATTTTAATAGTATCCATTTTATATCACTACGGTCACAAAGTAGCTGACATAAACCATTGTATAATTTTTATGTTTTATGTTTTATGTTTTATGTTTTATGTTTATTAGCGTACACATTTTGGAAGTTCCGGCTGCCATGTATTTCCTGGAGAGCAAGTAGATGATGAGGAACCAGATAGTTTATATCCGTACTTGCACGTAAAGTCTACATTGTCATTATACGAATATGATCTTTTAAACCCGCTAGACAAAAGTATCCGTTTGATATTGTAGGATGTGGACATTTAACAATCTGACACGTGGGTGGATCGGACCATTCTCCTCCTGAACACAGGACACCAGAGTTACCAATCAACTAATATCCACTATTGCAACTATAAGTTACAACGCTTCCATCGGTATAAAAATCCTCGTATCCGTTATGACTTCCGTTGGATATAGATGGAGGTGATTGGCATTTAACAGATTCGCAAATAGGTGCCTCGGGATTCCATACCATAGATCCAGTAGATCCTAATTCACAATACGATTTAGTTTCACCTATCAAATGATATCCGCTATTACAAGAGTACGTTATACTAGAGCCAAAGTCTACTCCGCCAATATCAAGTTGGCCATTATCGATATCTCGAGGCGATGGGCATCTCCGTTTAATACATTGATTAAAGAGTGTCCATCCAGTACCTGTACATTTAGCATATATAGGTCCCATTTTTTGCTTTCTGTATCCAGGTAGACATAGATATTCTATAGTGTCTCCTATGTTGTAATTAGCATTAGCATTAGCATTAGCATTAGCATTAGCATTAGCATTAGCATTAGCATCAGTCTCCACACTATTCTTAAATTTCATATTAATGGGTCGTGGCGGAATAGTACAGCATGATAGAACGCATCCTATTCCCAACAATGTCAGGAACGTCACGCTCTCCACCTTCATATTTATTTATCCGTAAAAATGTTATCCTGGACATTGTACCAATAATAAAAAAGCCCATATATGTTCGCTATTGTAGAAATTGTTTTTCACAGTTGCTCAAAACGATGGCATCATAAACACAAGTACTAACTTCTGATTTTTAACGACGACATATTAGTAACTGTTTTCCATTTTTTCGTTTTAAGATCTACCCGCGATACGGAATAAACATGTCTATTGTTAATCATGCCACCAATAATGTATAGACAATTATATAAAACATTTGCATTATAGAATTGTCTATCTGTATTACCGACGATTGTCCAATATTCTGTTCTAGGAGAGTAATGGGTTATTGTGGATATATAATCAGAGTTTTTAATGACTACTATATTATGTTTTATACCATTTCGTGTCACAGGCTTTGTAGATTTGGATATAGTTAATCCCAACAATGATATAGCATTGCACATAGTATTAGTCATAAACTTGGGATGTAAAATGTTGATGATATCTACATCGTTTGGATTTTTATGTATCCACTTTAATAATATCATAGCTGTAACATCCTCGTGATTTACGTTGACATTTTCGTGGGATAAGATAGTTGTTAGTTCATCCTTTGATAATTTTCCAAATTCTGGATCTGATGTCGCTGCAGTAATATTGTTGATTATTTCTAACATTGACGCATTATATAGTTTTTAATTCCATATCTTTTAGAAAAGTTAAACATCCTTCAATTTGTGGAATTAATATTATGAATCATAGTTTTTACACATAGATCTACAACAGGTGGAATATCAATTATTACGGCAGCAACTAGTATCATCTCTACATTGTTTACGGTGATGTTTATCTTCTTCCAGCACATATAGTCTAATAGCGATTCAAACGCGTGATAGTTTATACCATTCAATATAATCGCTTCAACATTTATATGGTGCTCCTGAATTCGTTTAAAAAAAATTATACGGAGACGCCGTAATAATTTCCTTATTCACTTGTATAATTTCCCCATTGATAGAAAATATCACGCTTTCCATTCTTGAAGTACTATACGTAATTATAGTATAATGTAAACGTTTATATATTCAATATTTTTTTATAAAAAAATCATTTCGACATTAATTCCTTTTTAAATTTCCGTCTATAATTATAGAAACATATTCTATGAATTTATAAAATGTTTTTACGTGTCCTATCGAATTTCTACAAAAGAATCTATTATATGGTATAGGGAGAGTATAAAAACATTAAATGTCCGTACTTATTAAAGTATTCAGTAGCCAATCCTAACTCTTTCGAATACTTATTAATGGCTCTTATTCTGTACGAATCTATTTTTTTGAACAACGGACCTAGTGGTATATCTTGTTCTATGTATCTAAAATAATGTCTGACGAGATCCGTTAGTTTAATATCCTTAGTCATCTTGTCTAGAATGGCGTATCTAACTGCGGGTTTAGGCTTTAGTTTCTATATCTACATCTATGTCTTTATCAAACACTAAAAATATAATAGCTAATATTTTTATTACAATCATCTGGATATTCTTCTACGATCTCACTAACTAATGTTTCTTTGGTTATACTAGTATAGTCACTATCAGACAAATAAAGAAAATCAGATGATCGATGAATAATACATTTAAATTCATCATCTGTAAGATTTTTGAGATGTCTCATTAAAATATTATTAGGGTCAGTACTCATTATCATATATTGGCAGCAGCTATTACTTATTTTATTTTTCTTTATTTTATTATTTTTCACCATATAGATCAATCATTAGATCATCAAAATATGTTTCAATCATCCTAAAGAGTATGGTGAATGACTCTTCCCATCTAATTTCTGAACGTTCACCAATGTCTCTAGCCACTTTGGCACTAATAGCGATCATTCGCTTAGCATCTTCTACATTATTAACTGGTTGATTCAATCTATCTAACAATGGACCGTCGGACAGTGTCATTCTCATGTTCTTAATCAATGTACATACATCGCCGCCATCTACCAATTCATCCAACAACATAAGCTTTTTAAAATCATCATTATAATAGGATGGATCGCCATCATTTCTCCAAAGAATATATCTAATAAGTAGAGTCCTCATGCTTAGTAATTTAACTATTTTAGTTAACAACTATTTTTTATGTTAAACCAAGTAGCACCACTATGTTAATACTTATTCATATTTTAGTTTTTAGGATTGATAATCAACATAAAAATTAATACATCATCAATTTTGAAAATACTTAGTTTCCACATAGTCAATGAAACATTTGAGCTCATCATACAGGACGTAACTATAAACTGGTTTATATTTGTTCAAGATAGATACAAATCCGATAACTTTTTTGACAAATTCTACGGGATCCACTTTAAAAGTGTCATACCGGGTTCTTTTTATTCTTTTAAACAGATCAATGTGTGATGTTGATTAGGTCTTTTACGAATTTGATATAGAATAGCGTTCACATATCCTCCATAATGGTCAATCGCCATTTGTTCGTATGTCATAAATTCTTTAATTATATGACACTGTGTATTATTTAGTTCATCCTTAATCATTAGGAATCTATCCAATATTGCAATTATACTAGAACTATAAGTGCGTTGTATACACATATTGATGTGTCGTCTGTTTATACAATTAATGATATTTGGATCCATGCTACTACCTTCGGGTAAAATTGGAGTCGTATACCATTTCTAGTACTTTAGGTTCATTGTTATCCATTGCAGAGGATGACATGCTCGAATCATAAAAAATATATTATTTTTATGTTACTTTGTTAAAAATAATCATCGAATACTTCGTAAGATACTCCTTCATGAACATAATCAGTTACAAAACGTTTATATGAAGTAAAGTATCTACGATTTTTACAAAAGTCAGGATGCATAAGTACAAAGTACGCGATAAACGGAATAATAATAGATTTATCTAGTTTATCTTTTTCTATCGCTTTCATAGTTAGATACATAGTCTCAGAAGTCGGATTATGTAACATCAACTTCGATAAAATTACTGGGTTATTTAGTCTTACACATTCGCTCATACATGTATGACCGTTAACTACAGAGTCTACACTAAAATGATTGAACAATAGATAGTCTACCATTGTTTCGTATTCAGATAGTACAGCGTAGTACATGGCATCTTCACAAATTATATCATTGTCTAATAGATATTTGATGCATCTTATGGATCCCACTTCGACAGCCATCTTAAAATCGGTAGAATCATATTGCTTTCCTTTATCATTAATAATTTCTAGAATATCATCTCTATCATAAAAGATACAAATATTAACTGTTTGATCCGTAATAACATTACTAGTTGATAGCAATTTGTTAATAAGATGCGCTGGGCTCAATGTCTTAATAAGAAGTGTAAGAGGACTATCTCCGAATTTGTTTTGTTTATTAACGTCAGTTGATGGAAGTAAAAGATTTATAATGTCTACATTCTTGACTGTTTTAGAGCATACGATATGGAGAGGTGTATTTCCATCATGATCTGGTTTTGAGGGACTAATTCCTAGTTTCATCATCCATGAGATTGTAGAAGCTTTTGGATTGTCTGACATAAGATGTCTATGAATATGATTTTTGCCAAATTTATCTACTATCCTGGCTTCGAATCCGATGGACATTATTTTTTTAAACACTCTTTCTGAAGGATCTGTACACGCCAACAACGGACCACATCCTTCTTCATCAACCGAGTTGTTAATCTTGGCTCCATACTGTACCAATAAATTTATTCTCTCTATGACTTCATCATCTGTTCCCGAAAGATAATATAGAGGCGTTTTATGCTGTTTATCGCACGCGTTTGGATCTGCGCCGTGCGTCAGCAGCATCGCGACTATTCTATTATTATTAATTTTAGAAGCTATATGTAATGGATAATTTCCATCATCATCCGTCTCATTTGGAGAGTATCCTCTATGAAGAAGTTCTTCGACAAATCGTTCATCTAGTCCTTTAATTCCACAATACGCATGTAGAATGTGATAATTTCCAGAAGGTTCGATAGCTTGTAGCATATTCCTAAATACATCTAAATTTTTACTATTATATTTGGCATAAAGAGATAGATAATACTCGGCCGACATAATGTTGTCCATTGTAGTATAAAAATTAATATTTCTACTATAATTTACTCTCTATAACAAATGTCATAACTTAGTTCTTTTATGTCAAGAAGGCACTGGTTTAGTTCATCTATGAATGTCACACCATAACTACCACGCATACCATACTTAGAGTTATGATAAAGATATTTATCCTTAGGGTGTAGGTAATGGGGATTAATCTTTGTTGGATCAGTCTCTAAGTTAACACATGTCACACAGGATCCATTTATAGTTATATCACATGATGATTTATGGTGAATTGATTCCGGAAGCTCGCTATCGTATTTTGTGGTTCCACAATTCATTTCCATACATGTTATTATCACACTGATATTATGATGAACTTTATCCAGCCGCTGGGTTGTAAACAACATAACAGATAGTTTATTATCTTTACCAACTCCCTCTGCCGCCGCCACGAATCTCTGATCCGTATCCATGATGGTCATGTTTATTTCTAGTCCGTATCCAGTCAACATTATGTTAGCATTTCTATCGATATAGCTTTCACTCATATGACACTCACCAATAATAGTAGAATTAATGTCGTAATTTACACCAATAGTGAGTTCGGCGGCAAAGTACCAATACCTGTAATCTTGTCGAGGAGGACATATAGTATTCTTGTATTCTACCGAATACCCGAGAGATGCAATACAAAAGAGTAAGACTAATTTGTAAACCATCTTACTCAAAATATGTAACAATAGTACGATGAATGAGTAATAAGACAATATGAAATCTATCTTATACACATAATTATTCTATCAATTTTACCAATTAGTTAGTGTTTAATAAAAATATGGGGAATCTAATTAATTTTTCCTTACACAATTGACGTACATGAGTCTGAGTTCCTTGTTTTTGCTAATTATTTCATCCAATTTATTATTTTTGACGATGTCAAGATCTTTTGTATAGGAGTCAGACTTGTATTCAACATGCTTTTCTATAATCATTTTAGCTATTTCGGCATCATCCAATAGTACATTTTCCAGATTAGCAGAATAGATATTACTGTCGTATTTGAACAGAGCCTGTAACATCTCAATGTCTTTATTATCTATAGCCAATTTAATGTCCGGAATGAAGATAAGGAAATTATTGGTGTTTGTCGACGTCATATAGTCGAGCAAGAGAATCATCATATCCACGTGTCCATTTTTTATAGTGGTGTGAATACAACTAAGTAGAATAGCCAGATCAAAAGTAGATGGTATTTCTGAAAGAAAGTATGATACAATACTTACATCATTAAGCATGACGGCATGATAAAATGAAGTTTTCCATCCAGTTTTCCAATAGAAATCAGTCTCCAATTTTTCTTAACAAACAGTTTTACCGTTTGCATGTTACCACTATCAACCGCATAATAAATACAATGCAGTGTTTCCCTTGTCATCAAATTATGAATCATCCAGACCACTGAATAGCAAAATCTTTACTATTTTGGTATCTTCCAATGTGGCTGCCTGATGTAATGGAAATTCATTCTCTAGAAGATTTTTCAATGCTCCAGCGTTCAACAACGTACATACTAGACGCACGTTATTATCAGCTATTGCATAATACAAGGCACTATGTCCGTGGACATCCGTCTTAAATGTATCTTTACTAGAGAGAAAGCTTTTCAGCTGCTTAGACTTCCAAGTATTGATTCGTGACAGATCCATGTCTGAAACGAGACGCTAATTAGTGTATAATATTTCATTTTTTATAATTTTGTCATACTGCTCCAGAATTAATAATATCTCTAATAGATCTGATTAGTAGATATATGGCTATCGCAAAACAACATATACACATTTAATAAAAATAATATTCATTAAGGAGATTCAGATTCCACCGTACCCATAAATAATGATTCCTTCCACCGTATCCATAAACAATATTAAGGAGATTCTACCTTACCCATAAACAATATAAATCCAGTAATATCATGTCTAATGATGAACACAAATGGTGTATTAAATTCCAGTTCTTCAGGAGATGATCTCGCCGTAGCTACCATGATAGTAGATGCCTCCGCTACAGTTCCTTGTTCGTCGACATCTATCTTTGCATTCTGAAACATTTTATAAATATATAATGGGTCCCTAGTCATATGTTTAAACGACGCATTATCTGGATTAAACATACTAGGAGCCATCATTTCGGCTATCGACTTAATATCCCTCTTATTTTCGATAGAAAATCTAGGGAGTTTAAGATTGTACACTTTATTCCCTAATTGAGACGACCAATAGTCTAATTTTGCAGCCGCGATAGAATCTGTGAAATGGGTCATATTATCACCTATTGCCAGATACATACTAATATTAGCATCCTTATACGGAAGGCGCACCATATCATATTCTTCGTCATCGATTGTGATTGTATTTCCTTGTAATTTAGTAACTACGTTCATCATGGGAACCGTTTTTGTACCGTACTTATTAGTAAAACTAGCATTGCGTGTTTTAGTGATATCAAATGGATATTGCCACGTACCTTTAAAATATATAGTATTAATGATTACCCATAGAGTATTATTGTCGAGCATAGTAGAATCTACTACATTAGACATACCTGATCTACGTTCTACTATGGAATTAATTTTATTAACCGCATCTCGTCTAAAGTTTAATCTATATAGGCCGAATCTATGATATTGTTGATAATACGACGGTTTAATACACACAGTATTATCTACGAAACTTTGATAAGTTAGATCAGTGTACGTATATTTAGATGTTTTCAGCTTAGCTAATCCTGATATTAATTCTGTAAATGCTGGACCCAGATCTCTTTTTCTCAAATCCATAGTCTTCAATAATTCTACTCTAGTATTACCTGATGCAGGCAATAGCGACATAAACATAGAAAACGAATAGCCAAACGGCGAGAAGACAATATTATCATCCTCATTTCCATCTTGAATATTTTTATACGCTAATATACCGGCATTGGTAAATCCTTGCAGACGATAGGCGGACGCTGTACACGCTAACGATAGTATCAATAACGCAATCATGATTTTTATGGTATTAATGTTGTTTTACCTTATTTTTATGTTTGGTATAAAAATTATTGATGTCTACACATCCTTTTGTAATTGACATCTATATATCCTTTTGTATAATCAACTCTAATCACTTTAACTTTTACAGTTTTCCCTACCAGTTTATCCCTATATTTAAAATATCTATTCATATGCATCTGAACACTCTCTGCCAAGATAGCTTCAGAGTGAGGATAGTCAAAAAGATCAATATATAGAGCATAACCATTCTCGTATACTTTGCCCTTTAATACATCACCCACATTGGGCAACGAATAACAAAATGCAAGCATCTTGTTAACGGGCTCGTAAATTGGGATAAAAATTATGTTTTTATTATTTTATATCTATTTTATTCCAGAGAATATTCAGGAATTTCTTTTTCTGGTTGTATCTCGTCGCTGTAGATATCATTTGTACATTGTTTCATATTTTTTAATAGTCTACACCTTTTAGTAGGACTAGTATCGTACAATTCATAGCTGTATTTTGAATTCCAATCACGCATAAAAATATCTTCCAATTGTTGACGAAGACCCAATCCATCATCCGGTGTAATATTAATAGATGTTCCACATGTATCCGTAAAGTAATTTCCTGTCCAATTTGAGGTACCTATATACGTCGTTTTATCGGTTACCATATATTTGGCATGGTTTACCCTAGAATACGGAATGGGAGGATCAGCATCTGGTACAATAAATAGCTTTACTTCTATATCTATGTTTTTAGATTTTAGCATAGCGATAGATCTTAAAAAGTTTCTCATAATAAACGAAGATCGTTGCCAGCAACTAATCAATAGCTTAACGGATACTTTTCTGTCTATAGCGGTTCTTCTTAATTCATCTTCTATATAAGGCCAAAACAAAATATTTCCCGCCTTCGAATAAATAATAGGAATAAAGTTCATAACAGATACATAAACGAATTTACTCGCATTTCTGATACATGACAATAAAGCGGTTAAATCATTAGTTCTTTCCATAGTACATAGTTGTTGCGGCGCAGAAGCAATAAATACAGAGTGTGGAACACCACTTACGTTCATACTAAGAGGATGATCTGTATTATAATACGCAGGATAAAAGTTTTTCCAATTATATGGTAGATTGTTAACTCCAAGATACCAGTATACCTCAAAAATTTGAGTGAGATCTGCTGCCAAGTTCCTATTATTGAAGATCGCAATACCTAATTCCTTGACCTGAGTTAATGATCTCCAATCCATATTAGCGCTTCCTAAATAAATATGTGTATTATCAGATATCCAAAATTTTGTATGAAGAACTCCTCCTAGGATATTTGTAATATCTATATATCTCACTTCAACTCCGGCCATTTGTAGGGTTTCAACATCATTTAATGGTTTGTTAGATTTATTGACGGCTATTCTAACGCGTACTCCTCTTTTGGGTAATTGCACAATCTCGTTTAATATTGTAGTACCGAAATTCGTACCCACTTCATCCGATAAACTCCAATAAAAAGATGATATATCTAATGTTTTTGTGGTATTGGATAGAATTTCCCTCCACACGTTAAATGTAGATAAATATACTTTATCAAATTGCATACCTATAGGAATAGTCTCCGTAATCACTGCGATGGTATTATCCATATTCATTTTATTTGTTAAAAAAAAATAATATTATATCACTTCACTCTATTAAAAATCCAAGTTTCTATTTCTTTCATGACTGATTTTTTAACTTCATCCGTTTCCTTATGAAGATGATGTTTGGCACCTTCATAAATTTTTATTTCTCTATTACAATTTGCATGTTGCATAAAATAATATGCACCTGAAACATCACTAATCTCATTGTTTGTTCCCTGGAGTATGAGACTAGGGGTGTTAATCTTGGGAATTATTTTTCTAACCTTGTTGGTAGCCTTCAAGACATGACTAGCAAATCCAGCCTTAATTTTTTCATGATTGACTAATGGGTCGTATTGGTATTTGTAAACTTCATCCATATCTCTAGATACTGATTCTGGACATAGCTTTCCAACGGGCGCATTTGGTGCGATGGCTCCCATAAGTTTGGCAGCTAGCAGATTTAGTCTTGGGACAGCTTCGGCATTAACTAGAGGAGACATTAGAATCATTGCTGTAAACAAGTTTGGATTCTCGTAAGCGGTCAGTATAGAAATTGTTGCTCCCATGGAATGACCCAATAAGAAGACTGGAACTCCTGGATAAGTAGATTTAATAGTCACCACGTGCTGTACCACATCTCTAACATACGTACCAAAGTCATCAATCATCATTTTTTCACCATTACTTCTTCCATGGCCAATATGATCATGTGAGAATACTAAAATTCCTAACGATGATATGTTTTCAGCTAGTTCTTCATAACGTCCAGAATGTTCACCAGCTCCATGACTTATGAATACTAATGCCTTAGGATATGTAATAGGTTTCCAATATTTACAATATATGTAATCATTGTCCAGATTGAACATACAGTTTGCACTTGCCATGATTCGTTATATAACTATCAATATTAACAGTTCGTTTGATGATCATATTATTTTTATGTTTTATTGATAATTGTAAAAACATACAATTAAATCAATATAGAGGAAGGAGACGGATACTGTCTTTTGTGAGATAGTCATGGCGACTAAATCAGATTATGAGGATGCTGTTTTTTACTTTGTGGATGATGAAATATGTAGTCGTGACTCCATCATCGATCTAATAGATGAATATATCACGTGGAGAAATCATCTTATAGTGTTTAACAAAGATATTACCAGTTGTGGAAGACTCTACAAGGAATTGATGACGTTCGATGATGTTGCTATACGGTACTATTGTATTGATAAAATTAATGAGATTGTCGAGGCTATGAGCGAAGGAGACCACTACATCAATCTTACAGAAGTCCATGATCAGGAAAGTCTATTCGCTACCATAGGAATATGTGCTAAAATCACTGAACATTGGGGATACAAAAAGATTTCAGAATCTAGATTCCAATCATTGGGAAACATTACAGATCTGATGACCGACGATAATATAAACATCTTGATACTTTTTCTAGAAAAAAATTGAATTGATGATATAGGGTTCTTCATAACGCGTAATTATTATGTTAATGCATTCGTATTCTATATCCGGTGTTAAAAAAATTATCCTATCATGTATTTGAGAGTCTTATATGTAGCAAACATGATAGCTGTGATACCAATAAGCTTTAGATATTCACGCGTGCTAGTGTTGGGGATGGTATTATCTTGCGGTGAAATGTCCGTTATATAATCTACAAAACAATCATCGCATATAGTATGCGATAGTAGAGTAAACATTTTTATAGTTTCTACTGGATTCATACATCGTCTACCCAATTCGGTTATGAATGAAATTGTAGCCAATCTTACACCCAACCCCTTGTTATCCATTAGTATAGTATTAACTTCGTTATTTATGTCATAAACTGTAAATGATTCTGTAGATGCCATATCATACATGATATTCATTTCCCTATTATAATCATTATTAACTTTATCACAATACATGTTGATAATATCTATATATGATCTAGTTTTTGTGGGCAATTGTCTATACAAGTCGTCTAAACGTTGTTTACTCATATAGTATTGAACAGCCATCATTACATGGTCCCGTTCCGTTGATAGATAATCGAGTATGTTAGTGGACTTGTCAAATCTATATACCATATTTTCTGGAAGTGGATATACATAATTGTGATCATCATTATTGCTAGCCTCATCTTCTATATCCTGCACTATATCATTATCTATATCATCTATATCATCTATATCATCTATATCATCTATATCATCTATATCATCTATATCATCTATATCATCTATATCATCTATATCATCTATATCATCTATATCATCTATATCATCTATATCATCTATATCATCTATATCATCTATATCATCTATATCATCTATATCATCTATATCATCTATATCATCTATATCATCTATATCATCTATATCATCTATATCATCTATATCATCTATATCATCATCTACATAATCTACGATATTATTACACATAAACATCGGCAACATACTATTGTCCATTATCTAAGTCCGGTTGATCCAAACCCTTGATCTCCTCTATCTGTACTATCTAGATATTGTACTTCTTTCAGTTCTGGATAATATATACGTTGATAGATTAGCTGAGCTATTCTATCCCCCGTATTTACATTGAATGTACATTTTCCATTATTAATAAGAATGACTCCTATATTTCCCCTATAATCTTCGTCTATTACACCGCCTCCTATATCAATGCCTTTTAGGGACAGACCAGACCTAGGAGCTATTCTACCATAGCAGAACTTAGGCATGGACATACTAATATCTGTCTTAATTAATTGTCTTTCTCCTGGAGGGATAGTATAATCATAAGCGCTATATAAATCATATCCGGCAGCGTACGGTGATTGCCTAGTAGGAGATTTAGCTCTGTTAGTTTCCTTAACAAATCTAACTGGTGAGTTAATATTCATTTTGAACATAAAACTAATATTTTATTTCAAAATTATTTACCATCCCATATATTCCATGAATAAGTGCGATGATTGTACACTTCTATAGTATCTATATACGAACCACGATAAAATCCTCCTATCAATAGCAGTTTATTATCCACTATTATCAATTCTGGATTATCCCTCGGATAAATAGGATCATCTATCAGAGACCATGTATTGCTGTATTCGCAATAAAATTCAGCATTTCTACCAACCAAGAATAACCTTCTACCGAACACTAACGCGCATGATTTATAATGAGGATAATAAGTGGACGGTCCAAACTGCCACTGATCATGATTGGGTAGCAAATATTCTGTAGTTGTATCCGTTTCAGAATGTCCTCCTATTACGTATATAACATTGTTTATGGGTGCCACTGCTGGATTACATCTAGGTTTCAGAAGACTCGGCATATTAACCCAAGCAGCATCCCCGTGGAACCAACGCTCAACAGATGTGGGATTTGGTAGACCTCCTACTACGTATAATTTATTGTTAGCGGGTATCCCGCTAGCATACAGTCTGGGGCTATTCATCGGAGGAATTGGAATCCAATTGTTTGATATATAATTTACCGCTATAGCATTGTTATGTATTTCATTGTTCATCCATCCACCGATGAGATATACTACTTCTCCAACATGTGTACTTGTACACATATGGAATATATCTATAATTTGATCCATGTTCATAGGATACTCTATGAATGGATACCTGTATGATTTACGTGGTTGTTTATCACAATGAAATATTTTGGTACAGTCTAGTATCCATTTTACATTATTTATACCTCTGGGTGAAAGATAATTTGACCTGATTACATTTTTGATAAGGAGTAGCAAATTTCCTAATCTATTTCTTCTCTTCATATACCACTTAATGACAAAATCAACTACATAATCCTCGTCTGGAACATTTAACTCGTCGCTTTCTAGAATAAGTTTCATAGATAGATAATCAAAATTGTCTATGATGTCCTCTTCCAGTTCCAAAAAGTGTTTGGCAATAAAGTCTTTAGTATGACATAAGAGATTGGATAGTCCGTATTCTATACCCATCATGTAACACTCGACACAATATTCCTTTCTAAAATCTCGTAGTATAAAGTTTATACAAGTGTAGATGATAAATTCTACAGACGTTAATATAGACGCGCGTAATAAATTGATGACGTTATGTCTATCTATGTATACCTTTCCAGTATACGAGTAAATAACTATAGAAGTTAAACTGTGAATGTCAAGGTCTAGACAAACCCTCGTAACTTGATCTTTATTTTTCGTGTATTTTTGACGTAAATGTGTGCGAAAATACGGAGATAACTTTTTCAATATCGTAGAATTGACTATTATATTGCCTCCTATAGCATCAATAATTGTTTTGAATTTCTTAGTCATAGACAATGCTAATATATTCTTACAGTACACAGTATTGACAAATATCGGCATTTATGTTTCTTTAAAAGTCAACATCTAGAGAAAAATGATTGTCTTCTTGAGACATAACTCCCATTTTTTGGTATTCACCCACACGTTTTTCGAAAAAATTAGTTTTACCTTCTAATGATATATTTTCCATGAAATCGAATGGATTGGTAACATTATAAATTTTTTTAAATCCCAATTCAGAAATCAATCTATCTGCGACAAATTCTATATATGTTTTCATCATTTCACAATTCATTCCTATAAGTTTAACTGGAAGAGCCACAGTAAGAAATTCTTGTTCAATAGAGACCGCGTCTGTTATAATAGATCTTACTGTTTCTTCACTCGGTGGATACAATAAATGTTTAAACATCAAACATGCGAAATCGCAGTGTAGACCCTCGTCTCTACTAATTAATTCGTTGGAAAACGTGAGTCCGGGCATTAGGCCACGCTTTTTAAGCCAAAATATGGACGCAAATGATCCAGAAAAGAAAATTCCTTCTACTGCCGCAAAGGCAATAAGTCTCTCTCCATAACCGGCGCTGTCATGTATCCACTTTTGAGCCCAATCGGCCTTCTTTTTTACACAAGGCATTGTCTCTATAGCATTAAAGAGATAGTTTTTTTCATTACTATCTTTAACATATGTATCAATCAAAAGACTATACATTTCCGAATGAATGTTTTCAATGGCCATTTGAAATCCGTAGAAGCATCTAGCCTCGGTAATCTGTACTTCTGTACAAAATCGTTCTGCTAAATTTTCATTCACTATTCCGTCACTGGCTGCAAAAAACGCCAATACATGTTTTATAAAATATTTTTCGTCTGGTGTTAGTTTATTCCAATCATTGATATCTTTAGATATATCCACTTCTTCCACTGTCCAAAATGATGCCTCTGCCTTTTTATACATATTCCAGATGTCATGATATTGAATTGGAAAAATAACAAATCTATTTGGATTTTTTGCAAGGATTGGTTCCATAACTAAATTAACAATAGTAGTAAATTTTTTTTCAGTTATCGTCTATATGACTGTATTTGGATCTTTTATACATCGCTATCGCCGCAATCACTAAAGTAAAGGTAAAGGTTCCCCACACATATGTGCTAGTCGTTTCCAACTCTAGGGTGCGGTGCTCATCTCCGTTTCAAAGCCGAAGAGCCAGCGCTTGTCCGAGGACCTCTCCGTGGTCATGTGGCCGGCATGACTAGACACCAAAGGCGCACGGAACGCTGTTACCTTCCCACCGTAGTGGTCCCTATTTTTCTACTTGCATTTTTACATGCTTTCGAACTGCTAGGTTGGTAGAAGCTGGGACGAGTAACAGGAGCTCACTCTGTTACGCAGCACTCGGGATTTGAACCGCCAAACTGCCGACCTTCAGATCGACAAGCTCAGCGTCTTAACCCACTGAGCCACTGCGTCCCTTTTTCCGCAATCACTACAATGATTATAATTATTATTGATAGCATTGTTATTAGCACTATCATAATTAAATTATCGACATTCATGGGTGCGGAATAATCGTTATTATCATTATCATTATCATTATCATTATCATTATCATTATCATTATCATTATCATTATCATTATCATTATCATTATCATTATCATTATCATTATCATTTTGTAATTATGACATCATACTAGATAAATCGTTTGCGAGATTGTTGTGGGAAGCGGGCATGGAGGATGAATTATCGTTATTATTATTTAAAGCCTCCCATTCGGATTCACAAATATGGCGCGCGTTCAACATTTTATGGAAACTATAATTTTGTGAAAACAGGTAACAAGAAAACTCGTCATCGTTCAAATTTTTAACGATAGTAGACCGATTAAACGTCGAGCTAATTTCTAACGCTAGCGACTCTGTTGGATATGGATTTCCAGATATATCTTTTCAGCTCCCCTACGTATATATAATCATCTGTGGGAAATGGAAGGTATTTCCATCTATCTAGTGTTCCTAATATCATATGTAGTGGTGTAATAGAACCATTAAGCGCGAAAGATTTTATTTCACATCGTATTTTAACTTCGCAATAATTTCTGGTTAGATAACGCACTCTGCCAGTCAAGTCAATAATATTAGCCTTTACAGATATATTCATAGTAGTTGTAACGATGACTCCATCTTTTAGATGCGATACTCCTTTATATGAGCCAGAATCTTCGTACCTCAAACTCGATATATTCAAACAAGTTAATGAGATATTGACGCGTTTTATGAACGATGATATGTATCCAGAAGTTCTATCCTCCGTGGCTAACGCTATAACCTTATCATTATAGTACCAAAGAGTGTGATTAATGTGTGGCACATCAGCGCGTGTACATATTTGTACATTATTGTCTACGTCGTATTCGACACATCCACATACAGCCAACAAATATAAAATGATAAATGCTCTAATGATGTTCGTACCCATCTTGATGCGGCTTAATAAATGTTTCGATTTCAATTTATTGTAAAAAAATAATCGGTTTTATACTGTTCGAGATTCTCATTGATTATATTCTCATCTATCATCTCCACACAGTCAAATCCGTGGTTAGCATACACCTCATCAACCGGTAATAGACTATCGGACTCTTCTATCGTTATAACTCGAGAATATTTAATTTGGTCATTCTTAATCAAGTCAATTATCTTATTTTTAACAAATGTGAGTATTTTACTCATTTTTTATAAAAACTTTTAGAAATATACAGACTCTATCGCGTGTCTATATCTTCTTTTTATATCCAATGTATTTATATCTGATTTTTCTTTATTTATCATATATAATGGTCCAAATTCTATACGGGTCTCTTCATCCAGATCATTAAGGTTCTTATAATCGTAACATCCTTCTCCTTCCTCTTCTATATCTTCCTTCTTAAACTTATTCTTATTCTTAGCGTCACAGAATCGACCACAGCAGGATCCCATGACGAGCGTCATATTAAACTAATTCATTTTCAATAATATACTGATTAGTAACGACCATTAAAATAAATATTCTTCATAACCGGTAAGAATAGTGAAAAGACTAAATCTTCACATTGTAACTATGTCAGTAGTGTTTACATACATGAGATGAGAAGATATTCTCTATTTTGGTGGAGGATTATATGATATAATTCGTGGATAATCATTCTTAAGACACATTTCTTCATTCGTAAATCTTTTCACGTTAAATGAGTGTCCATATTTTGCAATTTCTTCATAGGATGGCGGTGTACGTGGACGGCACTGTTCCTGTTCTTGTTGTGGTCTCCGACTTTCGTGTTTGCGTTTAGATCCCTCCATTATCGCGATTGCGTAGATGAGGTACTATTTTATACCTTGTAATTAAATTTTTTTATTAATTAAACGTATAAAAACGTTCCGTATCTGTATTTAAGAGCCAGATTTCGTCTAATAGAACAAATAGCTACAGTAAAAATAACTAGAATAATCGCTACACCCACTAGAAACCACGGATCGTAATATGGCAATCGGTTTTCGATAATAGGTGGAACGTATATTTTATTTAAGGACTTAACAATTGTCTGTAAACCACAATTTGCTTCCGCCGATCCTGTATTAACTATCTGTAAAAGCATATGTTGGCCGGGCGGAGCCGAACATTCTCCGATATTCAATTTTTGTATATCTATAATGTTATTAACCTCCGCATACGCATTACAGTTCTTTTCTAGCTTGGATACGACACTAGGTACATCATCTAGATCTATTCCTATTTCCTCAGCGATAGCTCTTCTATCCTTTTCCGGAAGCAATGAAATCACTTCAATAAATGATTCAACCATGAGTGTGAAACTAAGTCTAGAATTACTCATGCATTTGTTAGTTATTCGGAGCGCGCAATTTTTAAACTGTCCTATAACCTCTCCTATATGAATAGCACAAGTGACATTAGTAGGGGAATGTTGAGCTAATTTTTGTAAATAACTATCTATAAAAAGATTATACAAAGTTTTAAACTCTTTAGTTTCCGCCATTTATCCAGTCTGAGAAAATGTCCCTCATAATAAATTTTTCCAAGAAACTAATTGGGTGAAGAATGGAAACCTTTAATCTATATTTATCACAGTCTGTTTTGGTACACATGATGAATTCTTCTAATGCTGTACTAAATTCGATATCTTTTTCGATTTCTGGATATGTTTTTAATAAAGTATGAACAAAGAAATGGAAATCGTAATACCAGTTATGTTCAACTTTGAAATTGTTTTTTATTTTCTTGTTAATGATTCCAGCCACTTGGGAAAAGTCAAAGTCGTTTAATGCCGATTTAATACGTTCATTAAAAACAAACTTTTTATCCTTTAGATGAATTATTATTGGTTCATTGGAATCAAAAAGTAAGATATTATCGGGTTTAAGATCTGCGTGTAAAAAGTTGTCGCAACAGGGTAGTTCGTAGATTTTAATGTATAACAGAGACATCTGTAAAAAGATAAACTTTATGTATTGTACCAAAGATTTAAATCCTAATTTAATAGCTAACTCGGTATCTACTTTATCTGCCGAATACAGTGCTAGGGGAAAAATTATAATATTTCCTCTTTCGTATTCGTAGTTAGTTCTCTTTTCATGTTCGAAAAAGTGAAACATGCGGTTAAAATAGTTTATAACATTAATATTACTGTTAATAACTGCCGGATAAAAGTGGGATAGTAATTTCACGAATTTGATACTGTCCTTTCTCTCGTTAAACGCCTTTAGAAAAACTTTAGAAGAATATCTCAATGAGAGTTCCTGACCGTCCATAGTTTGTATCAATAATAGCAACATATTAAGAACCCGTTTATACAGTGTATGTAAAAATGTTAATTTATAGTTTAATCCCATGGCCCATGCACACACGATTAATTTTTTTTCGTCTCCCTTTAGATTGTTGTATAGAAATTTTGGTACCGTGAACTCCGCCGTAGTTTCCATGGGACTATATAATTTTGTGGCCTCGAATACAAATTTTACTACATAGTTATCTATCTTAAAGACTATACCATATCCTCCTGTAGATATGTGATAAAAATCGTCGTTTATAGGATAAAATCGTTTATCTTTTTGTTGGAAAAATGATGAATTAATGTAACCATTCTCTTCTATCTTTAGTAGTGTTTCCCTATTAAAATTCTTAAAATAATTTAACAATCTAACTGACGGAGCCCAATTTTGGTGTAAATCTAATTGTGACATTATGTTGTTAAAATATAAACAGTCTCCTAATATAACAGTATCAGATAATCTATGTGGAGACATCCATTGATATTCAGGGGATGAATCATTGGCAACACCCATTTATTGTACAAAAAGCCCCAATTTACAAATGAAAGTCCAGGTTTGATAGAGACAAACTATTAACTATCTTGTCTCTGTTTTTAACACCTCCACAGTTTTTAATTTCTTTGGTAATGAAATTATTCACTATATCAGTATCTTCTTTATCTACCAGAGATTTTACTAACTTGATAACCTTGGCTGTCTCATTCAATAGGGTAGTGATATTTGTATGAGTGATATTGATATCTTTTTGAATTGTTTCTTTTAGAAGTGATTCTTTGATGGTGTTAGCATACGAATTACAATAATGCAGAAACTCAGTTAACATACAGGAATTATAGTAAACCAATTCCAATTGTTGTCTGTATTGTATTAGAGTATCGATATGAGCAATGGTGTCCTTGCGTTTCTCTGATAGAATGCGAGCAGCGATTTTGGCGTTATCATTTGATGATATGTCTGGAATTACGAATCCTGTTTCTACTAACTTTTTGGTAGGACAAAGTGAAACAATCAAGAAGATAGCTTCTCCTCCTATTTGTGGAAGAAATTGAACTCCTCTAGATGATCTACTGACGATAGTATCTCCTTGACAGATATTGGACCGAATTACAGAAGTACCTGGAATGTAAAGCCCTGAAACCCCCTCATTTTTTAAGCAGATTGTTGCCGTAAATCCTGCACTATGCCCAAGATAGAGAGCTCCTTTGGTGAATCCATCTCTATGTTTCAGTTTAACCAAGAAACAGTCAGCTGGTCTAAAATTTCCATCTCTATCTAATACAGCATCCAACTTGATGTCAGGAACTATGACCGGTTTAATGTTATATGTAACATTGAGTAAATCCTTAAGTACATAATCATCACTGTCATCAGTTATGTACGATCCAAACAATGTTTCTACCGGCATAGTGGATACGAAGATACTATCCATCAGAATGTTTCCCTGATTAGTATTTTCTATATAGCTATTCTTCTTTAAACTATTTTCCAAATCAGTAACTATGTTCATTTTTTTAGGAGTAGGACGCCTAGCCAGTATGGAAGAGGATTTTCTAGATCCTCTCTTCAATATCTTTGATCTCAATGGAATGCAAAACCCCATGGTGTAACAACCAACGATAAAAATAATATTGTTTTTCACTTTTTATAATTTTACCATTTGACTCATGACTTCATTGATATCTTTATACGAGCTACTAATATATAATTCTTTATAACTGAACTGAGATATATACACTGGATCTATGGTTTCCATAATTGAGTAAATAAATGCTCTGCAATAACTAATGGCGAATGTATAAAACAACAAAATTATACTAGAGTTGTTAAAGTTAATATTTTCTATTAGTTGTTCCAATAAATTATTTGTTGTGGCTGCGTTCAAGTCATAAATCATTTTGATACTATCCAATAAACAGTCTTTAAGTTCTGGAATATTATCATCCCATTGTAAAGCCCCTAATTCGACTATCGAATACCCTGCTCTGGTAGCCGTTTCAATATCGACGGACGTCAATACTGTAATAAAGGTGGTAGTATTGTCATCATCGTGATAAACAACAGGAATATGGTCGTTAGTAGGTACGGCGACTTTACACAACGCGATATATAACTTTCCTTTTGTACCATTTTTAACGTAGTTGGGACGTCCTGCAGGGTATTGTTTTGAAGAAATGATATCGAGAACAGATTTGATACGATATTTGTTGGATTCCTGATTATTCACTATAATATAATCTAGACAGATAGATGATTCGATAAATAGAGAAGATATATCGTTGGTAGGATAATACATCCCCATTCCAGTATTCTCGGATACTCTATTGATGACACTAGTTAAGAACATGTCTTCAATTCTAGAAAACGAAAACATCCTACACGGACTCATTAAAACTTCTAGCGCTCCTGATTGTGTCTCAAATGACTCATACAATGATTTCAATGATGTCATAGATTCTTTGACCCACGATTTAATATTGCGTTTAGCATCTGATTTTTTTATTAAATCGAATGGTCGGCTCTCTGGTTTGCTACCCCAATGATAACAATAGTCTTGTAAAGATAAACCGCAAGAAAATTTATACGCATCCATCCAAATAACTCTCGCACCATCAGATGATATCAGTATATTATTATAGATTTTCCATCCACAATTATTGGGCCAGTATACTGTTAGCAACGGTATATCGAATAGATTACTCATGTAACCTACTAGAATAATAGTTCGTGTACTAGTCATAATATCTTTAATCCAATCTAAGAAATTTAAAATTAGATCTTTTACACTGTTAAAGTTAACAAAGGTATTACCCGGATACGTGGATATCATATATGGCATTGGTCCATTATCAGTAATAGCTCCATAAACTGATACAGCGATGGTTTTTATATGTGTTTGATCTAACGAGGAAGAAATTCGCGCCCACAATTCATCTCTAGATATGTATTTAATATCAAACGGTAACACATCAATTTCGGGACGCGTATATGTTTCTAAATTCTTAATCCAAATATAATGATGACCTATATGCCCTATTATCATACTGTCAACTATAGTACACTTAGAGAACTTACGATACATCTGTTTCCTATAATCGTTAAATTTTACAAATCTATAACACGCTAAACCTTTTGACGACAACCATTCATTAATTTCTGATATGGAATCTGTATTCTCGATACCGTATCGTTCTAAAGCCAGTGCTATATCTCCCTGTTCGTGAGAACGCTTTCGTATAATATCGATCAACGGATAATCTGAGGTTTTTGGAGAATAATATGACTCATGATCTATTTCGTCCATAAACAATCTAGACATAGGGATTGGAGGCGATGATCTTAATTTTGTGCAATGAGTCGTTAATCCTATAACTTCTAATCTTGTAATATTCATCATCGACATAATACTATCTATGTTATCATCGTATATTAGTATACCATGACCTTCTTCATTTCGTGCCAAAATGATATACAGTCTTAAATAGTTACGCAATATCTCAATAGTTTCATAATTGTTAGCTGTTTTCATCAAGATTTGTACCCTGTTTAACATGATGGCGTTCTATACGTCTCTATTTTCTATTTTTTTTAATTTTTTAAATTTTTAACGATTTACTGTGGCTAGATACCCAATCTCTCTCGAATATTTTTTTAGCCTCGCTTACAAGCTGTTTATCTATACTATTAAAACTAACGAATCCGTGATTTTGGTAATGGGTTCCGTCGAAATTTGCCGAAGTGATATGAACATATTCGTCGTCGACTATCAACAATTTTGTATTATTCTGAATAGTGAAAACCTTCACAGATAGATCATTTTGAACACACAATGCATCTAGACTTCTGGCGGTTGCCATAGAATATACGTCGTTCTTATCCCAATTACCAACTAGAAGTCTGATCTTAACTCCTCTATTAATGGCTGCTTCTATAATGGAGTTGTAAATGTCGGGCCAATAGTAGCTATTACCGTCGACACGTGTAGTGGGAACTATGGCCAAATGTTCAATATCTATACTAGTTTTAGCTGACCTGAGTTTATCAATAACTACATCGGTATCTAGATCTCTAGAATATCCCAATAGGTGTTCCGGAGAATCAGTAAAGAACACTCCACCTATAGGATTCTTAATATGATACGCAGTGCTAACTGGCAGACAACAAGCCGAAGAGTATAAATTCAACCATGAATTTTTTACGCTATTAAAGGCTTTAAAAGTATCAAATCTTCTACGAAGATCTGTGGCCAGTGGTGGATAATCAGAATATACACCTAACGTTTTAATTGTATGTATAGATCCTCCAGTAAATGACGCGTTTCCTACATAACATCTTTCATCATCTGATACCCAAAAACACCCGAGTAGTAGTCCTACGTTATTTTTTTTATCAATATTAACGGTTATAAAATTTATATCCGGGCAGTGACTTTGTAGCTCTCCCAGATTTCTTTTCCCTCGTTCATCTAGCAAAACTATTATTTTAATCCCTTTTTCAGATGCCTCTTTTAGTTTATCAAAAATAAGCGCTCCCCTAGTCGTACTCAGAGGATTACAACAAAAAGATGCTATGTATATATATTTCTTAGCTAGAGTGATAATTTCGTTAAAACATTCAAATGTTGTCAAATGATCGGATCTAAAATCCATATTTTCTGGTAGTGTTTCTATCAGTCTACATTTTGCTCCCGCAGGTGCCGATGTAAATGGCCACATTTAGTTAACAAAAAAATTTACATATCCTGTTCCATCAACGATTCTAGAACGTCATCGGCTATATCGCTAAAATCTTCATCAAAGTCGACATCACAACCTAGCTCAGTCAATATATTAATAAGTTCCGTGATATCATCTTCATCGATTTCTATATCCATATCGGATGTAGATGTAGATGTAGATGTAGATAATTGACTGATTCCCAACCCTTCAGAATATACTCTGTGTTTCATGGTAATATCGGTAGCGTATTTAAGTTGGTAGATTTTTAATTATGTATCAATATAGCAACAGTAGTTCTTGCTCCTCCTTAATTCTAGCATCTTCTTCATTATTTTCTTCTACATACATAAGCATGTCCAATATGTTAGACAACACACCGACGATGGCGGCCGCCACAGACACGAATATGACTAGACCGATGACCATTTAAAAAACACTCTCTAGCTTTCACTTAAACTATATCGATCATTCTTTTAGCACATGTATAATATAAAAACATTATTCTATTTCGAATTTAGGCTTCCAAAAATTTTTCATCCGTAAACCGATAATAATATATATAGACTTGTTAATAGTCGGAATAAATAGATTAATGCTTAAACTATCATCATCTCCACGATTAGAGATACAATATTTACATTCTTTTTGCTGTTTCGAAACTTTATCAATACACGTTAATACAAACCCAGGAAGGAGATATTGAAACTGAGGCTGTTGAAAATGAAACGGCGAATACAATAGTTCAGATAATGTAAAATCATGATTCCGTATTCTGATGATATTAGAACTGCTAATGGATGTCGATGGTATGTATCTAGGAGTATCTATTTTAACAAAGCATCTATTTGCTAATATACAATTATCCTTTTGATTAATTGTTATTTTATTCATATTCTTAAAAGGTTTCATATTTATCAATTCTTCTACATTAAAAATTTCCATTTTTAATTTATGTAGCCCCGCAATACTCCTCATTACGTTTCATTTTTTGTCTATAATATCCATTTTGTTCATCTCGGTACATAGATTATCCAATTGAGAAGCGCATTTAGTAGTTTTGTACATTTTAAGTTTATTGACGAATCGTCGAAAACTAGTTATATTTAACATTTTATTATTTGATACCCTGATATTAATACCCCTGCCGTTACTATTATTTATAACTGATGTAACCCACGTAACATTAGAATTAATTATCGATAGTAATGTATCGACGCTTCCAAAATTGTCTATTATAAACTCACCGATAATTTTTTTATTGCATGTTTTCATATTCATTAGGATTATCAAATCTTTAATCTTATTACGATTGTATGCGTTAATATTACAAGACGTCATTCTAAAAGACGGAGGATCTCCATCAAATGCCAGACAATCACGTACAAAGTACATGGAAATAGGTTTTGTTCTATTGCGCATCATAGATTCATATAGAACACCCGTAGAAATACTAATTTGTTTTACTCTATAAAATACTAATGCATCTATTTCATCGTTTTGTATAACGTCTTTCCAAGTGTCAAATTCCAAATTTTTTTCATTGATAGTACCAAATTCTTCTATCTCTTTAACTATTTGCATAGATAGGTAATTACAGTGATGCCTACATGCTGTTTTTTGAAACTGAATAGATGCATCTAGAAGCGATGCTACGCTAGTCACGATCACCACTTTCATATTTAGAATATATGTATGTAAAAATATAGTAGAATTTCATTTTGTTTTTTTCTATGCTATAAATGAATTCTCATTTTGCATCTGCTCATACTCCGTTTTATATCAATACCAAAGAAGGAAGATATCTGGTTCTAAAAGCCGTTAAAGTATGCGATGTTAGAACTGTAGAATGCGAAGGAAGTAAAGCTTCCTGCGTACTCAAAGTAGATAAACCCTCATCGCCCGCGTGTGAGAGAAGACCTTCGTCCCCGTCCAGATGCGAGAGAATGAATAACCCAGGAAAACAAGTTCCGTTTATGAGGACGGACATGCTACAAAATATGTTCGCGGCTAATCGCGATAATGTAGCTTCTAGACTTTTGTCCTAAAATACTATTATATCTTTTTCGATATTAATAAATCCGTGTCGCCCAGGTTTTTTATCTCTTTCAGTATGTGAATAGATAGGTATTTTATCTCTATTCATCATCGAATTTAAGAGATCCGATAAACATTGTTTGTATTCTCCAGATGTCAGCATCTGATACAACAATATATGTGCACATAAACCTCTGGCACTTATTTCATGTACCTTCCCCTTATCACTAAGGAGAATAGTATTTGAGAAATATGTATACATGATATTATCATGAATTAGATATACAGAATTTGTAACACTCTCGAAATCACACGATGTGTCAGCGTTAAGATCTAATATATCACTCGATAACACATTTTCATCTAGATACACTAGACATTTTTTAAAGCTAAAATAGTCTTTAGTAGTAACAGTAACTATGCGATTATTTTCATCGATGATACATTTCATCGGCATATTATTACGCTTACCATCAAAGACTATACCATGTGTATATCTAACGTATTCTAGCATAGTTGCCATACGCGCATTAAACTTTTCAGGATCTTTGGATAGATCTTCCAATCTATCTATTTGAGAAAACATTTTTATCATGTTCAATAGTTGAAACGTCGGATCCACTATATAGATATTATCTATAAAGATTTTAGGAACTACGTTCATGGTATCCTGGCGAATATTAAAACTATCAATGATATGATTATCGTTTTCATCTTTTATCACCATATAGTTTCTAAGATATGGGATTTTACTTAATATAATATTATTTCCCGTAATAAATTTTATTAGAAATGCCAAATCTATAAGAAAAGTCCTAGAATTAGTCTGAAGAATATCTATATCGCCGTACCGTATATTTGGATTAATTAGATATAGAGAATATGATCCGTAACATATACAACTTTTATTATGGCGTCTAAGATATTCTTCCATCAACTTATTAACATTTTTGACTAGGGAAGATACATTATGGCGTCCCATCACTTTTGCCTTGTCTATTACTGCGACGTTCATAGAATTTAGCATATCTCTTGCCAATTCTTCCATTGATGTTACATTATAAGAAATTTTAGATGAAATTACATTTGGAGCTTTAATAGTAAGAACTCCTAATATGTCCGTGTATGTGGTCACTAATACAGATTGTAGTTCTATAATCGTAAATAATTTACCTATATTATATGTTTGAGTCTGTTTAGAAAAGTAGCTAAGTATACGATCTTTTATTTCTGATGCAGATGTATCAACATCGGAAAAAAATCTTTTTTTATTCTTTTTTACTAAAGATACAAATATGTCTTTGTTAAAAACAGTTATTTTCTGAATATTTCTAGTTTGTAATTTTAACATATGATATTCGTTCACACTAGGTAATCTACCTAAATAGGTTTCTATAATCTTTAATGTAATATTAGGAAGAGTATCATGATCAGGATTCCTATTCATTTTGAGGATTTAAAACTCTGATTATTGTCTAATATGGTCTCAACGCAAACTTTTTCACAGAGCGATAGAGTTTTTGATAACTCGTTTTTCTTAAGAAATATAAAACTACTGTCTCCAGAGCTCGCTCTATCTTTTATTTTATCCAATTCGATACAAACTCCTGATACTGGTTCAGAAAGTAATTCATTAATTTTCAGTCCTTTATAGAAGATATTTAATATAGATAATACAAAATTTTCAGTTCTTGATATCGATCTGATTGATCCTAGAACTAGATATATTAATAACGTGCTCATTAGGCAGTTTATGGCAGCTTGATAATTAGATATAGTATATTCCAGTTCATATTTATTAGATACAGCATTGCCCAGATTTTGATATTCTATGAATTCCTCTGAAAATAAATCCAAAATAACTAGACATTCTATTTTTTGTGGATTAGTGTACTCTCTTCCCTCTATCATGTTCACTACTGGTGTCCACGATGATAAATATCTAGAGGGAATATAATATAGTCCATAGGATGCCAATCTAGCAATGTCGAATAACTGTAATTTTATTCTTCGCTCTTCATTATGAATTGATTCTTGAGGTATAAACCTAACACAAATTATATTATTAGACTTTTCGTATGTAATGTCTTTCATGTTATAAGTTTTTAATCCTGGAATAGAATCTATTTTAATGAGGCTTTTAAACGCAGAGTTCTCCAACGAGTCAAAACATAATACTCTGTTGGTTTTCTTATATACAATATTACGATTTTCTTCTTTGAATGGAATAGGTTTTTGAATTAGTTTATAATTACAACATAATAGATAAGGAAGTGTGCAAATAGTACGCGGAAAAAACATAATAGCTCCCCTGTTTTCATCCATGGTTTTAAGTAAATGATCACTGGCTTCTTTAGTCAATGGATATTCGAACATTAACCGTTTCATCATCATTGGACAGAATCCATATTTCTTAATGTAAAGAGTGATCAAATCATTATGTTTATTGTACCATCTTGTTGTAAATGTGTATTCGGTTATCGGATCTGCTCCTTTTTCTATTAAAGTATCGATGTCGATCTCGTCTAAGAATTCAACTATATCGACATATTTCATTTGTATACACATAACCATTACTAACGTAGAATGTATAGGAAGAGATGTAACGGAAACAGGGTTTGTTGATTCGCAAACTATTCTAATACATAATTCTTCTGTTAATACGTCTTGCACGTAATCTATTATAGATGCCAAGATATCTATATAATTATTTTGTAAGATGATGTTAACTATGTGATCTATATAAGTAGTGTAATAATTCATGTATTTCGATATATGTTCCAACTCTGTCTTTGTGATGTCTAGTTTCGTAATATCTATAGCATCCTCAAAAAATATATTCGCATATATTCCCAAGTCTTCAGTTCTATCTTCTAAAAATTCTTCAACGTATGGAATATAATAATCTATTTTACCTCTTCTGATATCATTAATGATATAGTTTTTGACACTATCTTCTGTCAATTGATTCTTATTCACTATATCTAAGAAACGGATAGCGTCCCTAGGACGAACTACTGCCATTAATATCTCTATTATAGCTTCTGGACATAATTCATCTATTATACCAGAATTAATGGGAACTATTCCGTATCTATCTAACATAGTTTTAAGAAAGTCAGAATCTAAGACCTGATGTTCATATATTGGTTCATACATGAAATGATCTCTATTGATGATAGTGACTATTTCGTTCTCTGAAAATTGGTAACTCATTCTATATATGCTTTCCTTGTCGATGAAGGATAGGATATACTCAATAGAATTTGTACCAACAAACTGTTCTCTTATGAATCGTATATCATCATCTGAAATAATAATGTAAGGCATACATTTAACAATAAGAGACTTGTCTCCTGTTATCAATATACTATTCTTGTGATAATTTATGTGTGAGGCAAATTTGTCCACGTTCTTTAATTTTGTTATAGTAGATATCAAATCCAATGGAGCTACAGTTCTTGGCTTAAACAGATATAGTTTTTCTGGAACGAATTCTACAACATTATTATAAAGGACTTTGGGTAGATAAGTGGGATGAAATCCTATTTTAATTAATGCAATAGCCTTGTCCTCGTGCAGATATCCAAACGCTTTTGTGATAGTATGGCATTCATTGTCTAGAAACGCTCTACGAATATCTGTGACAGATATCATCTTTAGAGAATACTAGTCGCGTTAATAGTACTAAAATTTGTATTTTTTAATCTATCTCAATAAAAAAAATAATATTTATGATTCAATGTATAACTCTACTAACTGTTATTGATAACTAGAATCAGAATCTAATGATGACGTAACCAAGAAGTTTATCTACAGCCAATTTAGCTGCATTATTTTTAGCATCTCGTTTAGATTTTCCATCGGCCTTATCGAATACTCTCCCGTCGATGTCTACACAGGCATAAAATATAGGAGAGTTACTAGGCCCCACTGATTCAATACGAAAAGACCAATCTCTCTTAGTTATTTGGCAGTACTCATTAATAATGGTGACAGGGTTAGCATTTTTCCAATCAATAATTTTTTTAGCCGGAATAACATCATCAAAAGACTTATGATCCTCTCTCATTGATTTTTCGCGGGATACATCATCTATTATGACGTCAGCCATAGCATCAGCATCCGGCTTATCCGCCTCCGTTGTCATAAACCAGCGAGGAGGAATATCGTCGGAGCTGTACACCATAGCACTACGTTGAAGATCGTACAGAGCTTTATTAACTTCTCGCTTCTCCATATTAAGTTGTCTAGTTAGTTGTACAGCAGTAGCTCCTTCGAGTCCAATGTTTTTAATAGCCTCGCACACAATCTCTGCGTCAGAACGCTCGTCAATATAGATCTTAGACATTTTTAGAGAGAACTACCGCAACTAGTAATAAAACTAATCTATTTTATCATTTTTATTCATCATCTTCTGGTGGTTCGTCGTTCCTATCGAATGTGGCTCTGATTAACCCGTCATCTATAGGTGATGCTGGTTCTGGAGATTCTGGAGGAGATGGATTATTATCTGGAAGAATCTCTGTTATTTCCTTGTTTTCATGTATCGATTGCGTTGTAACATTAAGATTGCGAAATGCTCTAAATTTGGGAGGCTTGAAGTGTTGTTTGCAATCTCTACACGCGTGTCTAACTAATGGAGGTTCATCAGCGGCTCTAGTTTGAATCATCATCGGTGTAGTATTCCTACTTTTACAGTTAGGACACGGTGTATTGTATTTCTCGTCGAGAACGTTAAAGTAATCATTGTAACTCACATCCTTTATTTTATCTATATTGTATTCTACTCCTTTCTTAATGCATTTTATACCGAATAAGAGATAGCGAAGGAATTCTTTTTCGGTACCGCTAGTACCCTTAATCATGTCACATAGTGTTTTATATTCCAAATTTGTGGCAATGGACGGTTTATTTCTATACGATAGTTTGTTTCTGGAATCCTTTGAGTATTCTATACCAATATTATTCTTTGATTCGAATTTAGTTTCTTCGATATTAGATTTTGTATTACCTATATTCTTGATGTAGTACTTTGATGATTTTTCCATGGCCCATTCTATTAAGTCTTCCAAGTTGGCATCATCCACATATTGTGATAGTAATTCTCGGATATCAGTAGCGGCTACCGCCATTAATGTTTGTTCATTGGATGAGTAACTACTAATGTATACATTTTCCATTTATAACACTTATGTATTAACTTTGTTCATTTATATTTTTTCATTATTATGTTGATATTAACAAAAGTGAATATATATGTTAATAATTATGTTGTGGTTATACGGCTACAATTTCATAATGAGTGGAAGAAGTCAGTGTCCGATGATCAATGACGATAGCTTTACTCTGAAAAGAAAGTATCAAATCGATAGTGCAGAGTCAACAATGAAAATGGATAAGAAGAGGACAAAGTTTCAGAATAGAGCCAAAATGGTAAAAGAAATAAATCAGACAATAAGAGCAGCACAAACTCATTACGAGACATTGAAACTAGGATACATAAAATTTAAGAAAATGATTAGGACTACTACTCTAGAAGATATAGCAACATCTATTCCAAATATTCAGAAAATTTATAAACTATTCTCGGACATTTCAGCCATTGGCAAAGCATCACAGAATCCGAGTAAGATGGCATATGCTCTACTGCTTTACATGTTCCCCAATTTGTTTGGAGATGACCATAGATTCATTCTTTATAGAATGCATCCAATGAGTAAAATCAAACACAAGATCTTCTCTCCTTTCAAACTTAATCTTATTAGAATATTAGTGGAAGAAAGATTCTATAATAATGAATGCAGATCTAATAAATGGAGAATAATTGGAACACAAGTTGATAAAATGTTGATAGCTGAATCTGATAAATATACAATAGATGCAAGGTATCGCCTAAGACCTATATATAGAATCAAGGGAGAATCTGAAGAAGATACCCTCTTCATCAAACAGATGGTAGAACAATGTGTGACATCCCAGGAATTGGTGGAAAAAGTGTTGAAGATACTGTTTAGAGATTTGTTCAAGAGTGGAGAATACAAAGCGTACAGATACGATGATGATGTAGAAAATGGATTCATTGGATTGGATAAACTAAAATTAAACATTGTTCATGATATAGTTGAACCATGTATGCCTGTTCGTAGGCCAGTGGCTAAGATACTGTGTAAAGAAATGGTAAATAAATACTTTGAGAATCCGCTACATATTATTGGTAAGAATCTTCAAGAGTGCATTGACTTTGTTAGTGAATAGGCATTTCATCTTTCTCCAATACTAATTCAAATTGTTAAATTAATAATGGATAGTATAAATAGTTATTAGTGATAAGATAAGATAAGATAAGATAAGATAAGATAAGATAAGATAAGATAAGATAAGATAGTAAAAATAATTATTAGAATAAGAGTGTAGTATCCATAGATAAGTATTTACTCTCTTCTATAAAAAATGGATTTTATTCGTAGAAAGTATCTTATATACACAGTAGAAAATAATATAGATTTTTTAAAGGATGATACATTAAGTAAAGTAAACAATTTTACCCTCAATCATGTACTAGCTCTCAAGTATCTAATTAGCAATTTTCCTCAACACGTTATTACTAAGGATGTATTAGCTAATACCAATTTTTTTGTTTTCATACATATGGTACGATGTTGTAAAGTGTACGAAGCGGTTTTACGATACGCATTTGATGCACCCACGTTGTACGTTAAAGCATTGACTAAGAATTATTTATCGTTTAGTAACGCAATACAATCGTACAAGGAAACAGTGCATAAACTAACACAAGATGAAAAATTTTTAGAGGTAGCCAAATACATGGAAGAATTAGGAGAACTTATAGGGGTAAATTATGACTTAGTTCTTAATCCATTATTTCACGGAGGGGAACCCATCAAAGATATGGAAATCATTTTTTTAAAACTGTTTAAGAAAACAGACTTCAAAGTTGTTAAAAAATTAAGTGTTATAAGATTACTTATTTGGGCTTACCTAAGCAAGAAAGATACAGGCATAGAGTTTGTGGATAATGATAGACAAGATATATATACTCTATTTCAACAAACTAGTAGAATAGTCCATAGCAATCTAACAGAAACGTTTAGAGATTATATCTTTCCCGGAGATAAGACTAGCTATTGGGTGTGGTTAAACGAAAGTATAGCTAATGATGTAGATATCGTTCTTAATAGACCCGCCATTACCATGTATGATAAAATTCTTAGTTATATATACTCTGAGATAAAACAGGGACGCGTTAATAAAAACATGCTTAAGTTAGTTTATATCTTTGAGCCTGAAAAAGATATCAGAGAACTTCTGCTAGAAATCATATATGATATTCCTGGAGATATCCTATCTATTATTGATGCAAAAAACGACGATTGGAAAAAATATTTTATTAGTTTTTACAAAGCTAATTTTATTAACGGTAATACATTTATTAGCGATAGAACGTTTAACGAGGACTTATTCAGAGTTGTTGTTCAAATAGATCCTGAATATTTCGATAATGAACGAATTATGTCTTTATTCTCTACGAGTGCTGCGGACATTAAACGATTTGATGAGTTAGATATTAATAACAGTTATATATCTAATATAATTTATGAGGTGAACGATATCACATTAGATACAATGGATGATATGAAGAAGTGTCAAATCTTTAACGAGGATACATCGTATTATGTTAAGGAATACAATACATACCTGTTTTTGAACGAGACGGATCCCATGGTCATAGAGAACGGAATACTAAAGAAACTGTCATCTATAAAATCCAAGAGTAGACGACTGAACTTGTTTAGCAAAAACATTTTAAAATATTATTTAGACGGACAATTGGCTCGTCTAGGTCTTGTGTTAGATGATTATAAAGGAGACTTGTTAGTTAAAATGATAAACCATCTCAAGTCTGTGGAGGATGTATCAGCATTCGTTAGATTTTCTACAGATAAAAACCCTAGTATTCTTCCATCACTAATCAAAACTATTTTAGCTAGTTATAATATTTCCATCATCGTCCTATTTCAAAAGTTTTTAAGAGATAATCTATATCATGTAGAAGAATTCTTGGATAAAAGCATCCATCTAACCAAGACGGATAAGAAATATATACTTCAATTGATAAGGCACGGCAGATCATAGAACAAACCAAATATATTATTAATAATTTGTATATACATAGATATAATTATCACATATTAAAAATTCACACATTTTTGATAAATGGGAACTGCTGCAACAATTCAGACTCCCACTAAATTAATGAATAAAGAGAATGCAGAAATGATTTTGGAAAAAATTGTTGATCATATAGTTATGTATATTAGTGACGAATCAAGAGATGAAAATAATCCTGAATATATTGATTTTCATAACAGATACGGAGACTATAGATCTCTCATTATAAAAAGTGATCACGAGTTTGTAAAGCTATGTAAAGATCATGCAGAGAAAAGTTCTCCAGAAACACAACAAATGATAATCAAACACATCTACGAACAATATCTTATTCCGGTATCTGAAGTACTATTAAAACCTATGATGTCCATGGGTGACATAATTACACATATAGGATGTAAAGACAATGAATGGATGCTAGAACAACTCTCTACCCTAAACTTTAACAATCTCCACGTGTGGAACTCATGTAGCATAGGTAATGTAACGCGTATATTTTATACATTTTTTAGTTATCTGATGAAAGATAAACTAGATATATAAATAATCCCATTCTAATACTTTAACATGATATTACCTGCATCTTATTAGAATATTAACCTAACTAAAAGACATAACATAAAAACTTATTACATAGTTGATAAAAAGCGGTAGGCTATAAATATTATGGCAGCAGCCGTTCCGCGTTTTGATGACGTGTACAAAAATGCACAGAGAAGAATTCTAGATCAAGAAACATTTTTTAGTAGAGGTCTAGGTAGACCGTTAATGAAGAACACATATTTGTTTGATAATTACGCGTATGGATGGATACCAGAAACGGCAATTTGGAGTAGTAGATACGCAAACCTAGATGCAAGTGACTATTATCCCATTTCGTTGGGATTACTTAAAAAGTTCGAGTTTCTCATGTCTCTATATAAAGGTCCTATTCCAGTATACGAAGAAAAAGTAAATACTGAATTCATAGCCAATGGATCGTTCTCTGGTAGATACGTATCATATCTTCGAAAGTTTTCTGCTCTTCCAACAAACGAGTTTATTAGTTTTTTGTTACTGACTTCCATTCCAATCTATAATATCTTGTTCTGGTTTAAAAATACTCAGTTTGATATTACTAAACACACATTATTCAGATACGTCTATACAGATAATGCCAAACACCTGGCGTTGGCTAGGTATATGTATCAAACAGGAGACTATAAGCCTTTGTTTAGTCGTCTCAAAGAGAATTATATATTTACCGGTCCCGTTCCAATAGGTATCAAAGATATAGATCACCCTAATCTTAGTAGAGCAAGAAGTCCATCCGATTATGAGACATTAGCTAATATTAGTACTATATTGTACTTTACCAAGTATGATCCGGTATTAATGTTTTTATTGTTTTACGTACCTGGGTATTCAATTACTACAAAAATTACTCCAGCAGTAGAGTATCTAATGGATAAACTGAAACTAACAAATAGCGATGTACAACTGTTGTGAATATTTTATGCTTCGTAAAATGTAGGTCTTGAACCAAACATTCTTTCAAAGAATGAGATACATAAAACTTTATTATCCAATAGATTGACTATTTCGGACGTCAATCGTTTAAAGTAAACTTCGTAAAATATTCTTTGATCACTGCCGAGTTTAAAACTTCTATCGATAATTGTTTCATATGTTTTAATATTTACAAGTTTTTTGGTCCATGGTACATTAGCCGGACAAATATATGCAAAATAATATCGTTCTCCAAGTTCTATAGTCTCTGGATTATTTTTATTATATTCAGTAACCAAATACATATTAGGGTTATCTGCGGATTTATAATTTAAGTGATGCATTCGACTCAACATAAATAATTCTAGAGGAGACGATCTACTATCAAATTCGGATCGTAAATCTGTTTCTAAAGAACGGAGAATATCTATACATACCTGATTAGAATTCATCCGTCCTTCAGACAACATCTCAGACAGTCTGGTCTTGTATATCTTAATCATATTCTTATGAAACTTGGAAACATCTCTTCTAGTTTCACTAGTACCTTTATTAATTCTCTCAGGTACAGATTTTGAATTCGACGATGCCGAGTATTTCATCGTTGTATATTTCTTCTTCGATTGCATAATCAGATTCTTATATACCGCCTCAAACTCTATTTTAAAATTATTAAACAATACTCTACTATTAATCAGTCGTTCTAACTCCTTTGCTATTTCTATGGACTTATCTACATCTTGACTGTCTATCTCTGTAAACACGGAGTCGGTATCTCCGTACACGCTACGAAAACGAAATCTGTAATCTATAGGCAATGATGTTTTCACAATCGGATTAATATCTCTATCGTCCATATAAAATGGATTACTTAATGGATTGGCAAACCGTAACATACCGTTAGATAACTCTGCTCCATTTAGTACCGATTCTAGATACAAGATCATTCTACGTCCTATGGATGTGCAACTCTTAGCCGAAGCGTATGAGTATAGAGCACTATTTCTAAATCCCATCAGACCATATACTGAGTTGGCTACGATCTTGTACGTATACTGCATGGAATCATAGATGGCCTTTTCAGTTGAACTGGTAGCCTGTTTTAGCATCTTTTTATATCTTGCTCTCTCTGCCAAAAATGTTCTTAATAGTCTAGGAATGGTTCCTTCTATTGATCTATCGAAAATTGCTATTTCAGAGATGAGGTTAGGTAGTCTAGGTTCACAATGAACCGTAATATATCTAGGAGGTGGATATTTCTGAAGCAAGAGCTGATTATTTATTTCTTCTTCCAATCTATTGGTACTAACAACGACACCGACTAATGTTTCCGGAGATAGATTTCCAAAGATACACACATTAGGATACAGACTGTTATAATCAAAGATTAATACATTATTACTAAACATTTTTTGTTTTGGAGCAAATACCTTACCGCCTTCATAAGGAAACTTTTGTTTTGTTTCTGATCTAACTAAGATAGTTTTAGTTTCCAACAATAGCTTTAACAGTGGACCCTTGATGACTGTACTCGCTCTATATTCGAATACCATGGATTGAGGAAGCACATATGTTGACGCACCCGCGTCTGTTTTTGTTTCTACTCCATAATACTCCCACAAATACTGACACAAGCAAGCATCATGAATACAGTATCTAGCCATATCTAAAGCTATGTTTAGATTATAATCCTTATACATCTGTGCTAGATCAACGTCATCCTTTCCGAAAGATAATTTATACGTATCATTTGTTAAAGTGGGACACGATAGTACAACTTTGAATCCATTTTCCCAAATATCTTTATGAATTACTTTACATATAATATCATCATCAACCGTCACATAATTACCTGTGGTTAAAACCTTTGCAAATGCAGCGGCTTTGCCTTTAGCGTCCGTAGTATCGTCGCCGATGAACGTCATTTCTCTAACTCCTCTATTTAATACTTTACCCATGCAACTGAACGCGTTCTTGGATATAGAATCCAATTTGTACGAATCCAATTTTTCAGATTTTTGAATGAATGAATACAGATCGAAAAATATAGTTCCATTATTGTTATTAACGTGAAACGTAGTATTGGCCATGCCACCTACCCCCTTGTGACTAGACTGATTTCTCTCATAAATACAGAGATGTACAGCTTCCTTTTTGTCTGGAGATCTAAAGATAATCTTCTCTCCGGTTAATAATTCTAGACGATTAGTAATATATCTCAGATCAAAGTTATGTCCGTTAAAGGTAACGATATAGTCGAACGTTAGTTCCAACAATTGTTTAGCTATTTGTAGCAAAACTATTTCAGAACACAGAACTAGTTCTCTCTCATAATCCATTTCCATCAGTGACTGTATCCTCAAACATCCTCTATCGACGGCTTCTTGTATTTCCTGTTCCGTTAACATCTCTTCATTAATGAGCGTAAACAATAATCGTTTACCACTTAAATCGATATAACAGTAACTTGTATGAGAGATTGGGTTAATAAATACAGAAGGAAACTTCTTATCGAAGTGACACTCTATATCTAGAAATAAGTACGATCTTGGGATATCGAATCTAGGTATTTCTTTAGCGAAACAGTTACGTGGATCGTCACAATGATAACATCCATTGTTAATCTTTGTCAAATATTGCTCGTCCAACGAGTAACATCCGTCTGGAGATATCCCGTTAGAAATATAAAACCAACTAATATTGAGAAATTCATCCATGGTGGCGTTTTGTATGTTGCGTTTCTTTGGCTCTTCTATCAACCACATATCTACGACGGAGCATTTTCTATCTTTAATATCTAGATTATAACTTATTGTCTCGTCAATGTCTATAGTTCTCATCTTTCCCATCGGCCTCGCATTAAATGGAGGAGGAGCCAATGACTGATATATTTCGTCTGTCACTACGTAATAAAAGTAATGAGGAAATCGTATAAATACTGTCTCGCCATTTCGACATCTGGATTTCAGATATAAAAATCTGTTTTCACCATGACTTTCGAACCAATTAATACACCGAACATCCATTTCTAGAATTTAGAAATATATTTTCATTTAAATGAATCCCAAACATTGGGGAAGAGCCGTTTGGACCATTATTTTTATAGTACTTTCGCAAGCGGGTTTAGACGGCAACATAGAAGCGTGTAAACGAAAACTATATACTATAGTCAGCACTCTTCCATGTCCTGCCTGCAGACGACACGCAACTATCGCTATAGAGGACAATAATATTATGTCTAGCAATGATCTGAATTATATTTATTATTTTTTCATCAGATTATTTAACAATTTGGCATCTGATCCCAAATACGCAATCGATGTGTCAAAGGTTAAACCTTTATAAACTTAACCCATTATAAAACTTATGATTAGTTACGACTGAAATAACAGCATGATTATTTTTTGGTATAATTCTACACGGCATAGTTTCTGTAACTATGAATTCTACCCCCGTTACATTCGTATAATCTTTAACAAACAGCAAGGGCTCGTCAAATACGTAAAACTCATTACTTACGATAGAAATAGATCCCCTATCACACTTAAAATAAAAAATATCCTTATCCTTTACCACCAAATAAAATTCTGATTGGTCTATGTGAATGTATTCACTTAACAGTTCCACAAATTTATTTATTAACTCCGAGGCACATATATCGTCGGTATTTTTTATGGCAAGCTTTACTCTTCCAGCATCCGTTTCTAAAAAAATATTAACGAGTTCCATTTATATCATCCAATATTATTGAAATGACGTTGATGGACAGATGATACAAATAAGAAGGTACGATACCTTTGTCTACCATCTCCTCCAATTCATGATCTATTTTGTCATTAACTTTAATGTGTGAAAACAGTACGCCACATGCTTCCATAACAGTGTGTAACACTTTTGATACGAAATGTCTGATGGTGGCATAATTGTCCAAGACTACCAATCTATAATAGATGGTGGCCACAATATATTCTATGATGGTATTGAAGAAGATAACAACCTTGGCATATTGATCATTCAATACGGACATGGTATCAACAGATAGCTTGAATGAAAGAGACTCAGTAATCGGAATAAGTGTTTTCTCGATGGAGTGTCCGTATACCAACATGTCTGATATTTTGATGTATTCCATCAAATTGTTTAGTTTTCTCTTTTTATCCTCATTAAACAGCATTTCTGTCAATGGACCCCAACATCTTTGACCGATTAAGTTTTGATTGATTCTTCCATGTAAGGCGTATCTAGTCAGATCGTATAATCTAGCCAACAATCCATCGTCGGTGTTTAGGTCACATCGTATACTTTTTAATTCTCTATAGAAGAGAGACACACACCTGGAACAATTGCAGACAGTAATTTCTTTATTATCTACAGATGTAAGATACTTGAAGACATTCCTATGATGATGCAGAATTTTTGATAACACTGTATTGATGGTATCTGTTACCATAATACCTTTTATGGCCGACAGTGTCAGAGCACAGGATTTCCAATCTTTTGCAATTTTCAGTACCATTATCTTTGTTTTGATATCTATATCAGACAGCATGGTGCGTCTGACAACACAGGGATTAAGACGGAAAGATGAAATGATTCTATCTACATCTTCAATGATACTTGCTATTTTTTCTGGCATTATCTATATGTGTGATAATATCCTCTAGAGAATCAGTATCCTTTTTGATGATAGTGGATCTCAATGACATGGGACCTAAACCTTCTTATTCTATCACCTGTTTGCATGGTGATTTGTCTGCTTTCTTTTAACATGATGTAATCTCTAAATTAATCGGCAAATTGTCTATATCTAAAATCATAATATGAGATGTTTACCTCTACAAATATCTGTTCGTCCAATGTTAGAGTATCTACCATCAGTCGTGTATTCCAAATTAAACATGGCAACGGATTTAATTTTATATTCCTCTATTAGGTCCTCGTCGACAATAACAGAGTGCAGATAATCATTTAATCCGTCGTACATGGTTGGAAGATGCTCATTAACAAAATCTTTAATTGTCTTGATGAAGGTGGGATTATATCTAACATCTTGATTAATAAAATTAATAAAATTTATAACATTTTTCCATAGGATACTTTGTAACTAGTTTTATACACATCTCTTCATCTGTAAGTTTAGACAGAATATCGTGAACAGGTGGTATATTATATTCATCAGATATGAAGAACAATGTTCAAATCTAGATTGTTTAATATATTATATAGATGAAGTGTAGATCCTACAGGAATATCTTTAACTAAGTCAATTATTTCATCAACCGTTAGATATATTTTAAAGTTAATCATATAGGCCTTGATTACATTCTCATTAATTAACCATTCCAAGTCACTATGTGTAAGAAGATTATATTCTATCATAAGCTTGACTACATTTAGTCCCGACACCATCAAAGAATTCTTATGATATAAGGAAACAGCTTTTAGGTACTCATCTACTCTACAAGAATTCTGTAGAGCCTTGATGATATCAGTGACGTTTATTATTTAGGAGGAAAGAACCTAACATTGAGAATATCGGAATTAATAGCTTCCAGATACAGTGATTTTGGCAATAGTCCGTGTAATCCATAATCCAGTAACACGAGCTGGTGCTTGCTATACACCTTTTCAATGTTTAATTTTTTTGAAATAAGCTTTGATAAAGCATTCCTCGCAAAATCCGGATACATGAACATGTCGCCGACATGAATGAGTATTTTTTTCAGTATTTTATATTTTTCTCAACAAGTTCTCAATACACCAATAGATGATAGAATATCACCCAATGCGTCCATGTTGTCTATTTCCAACAGGTCGCTATATCCACCAATAGAAGTTTTCCCAAAAAAGATTCTAGGAACAGTTCTACCACCAGTAATTTGTTCAAAATAGTCGCGCAATTCATTTTCGGGTTTAAATTCTTTAATATCGACAATTTCATACGCTCCTCTTTTGAAACTAAACTTATTTAGAATATCCAGTGCGTTTCTACAAAAAGGACATGTAAACTTGACAAAAATTGTCACTTTGTTATTGACCAACCTTTGTTGTACAAATTCCTCGGCCATTTTAATATTTAAGTGATATAAAACTATCTCGACTTATTTAACTCTTTAGTCGAGATATATGGACGCAGATAGCTATATGATAGCCAACTACAGAAGGCGAACGCTATAAAAAACATAATTACGACGAGCATATTTATAAATATTTTTATTCAGCATTACTTGATATAGTAATATTAGGCACAGTCAAACATTCAACCACTCTCGATACATTAACTCTCTCATTTTCTTTAACAAATTCTGCAATATCTTCGTAAAAAGATTCTTGAAACTTTTTAGAATATCTATCGACTCTAGATGAAATAGCGTTCGTCAACATACTATGTTTTGTATACATAAAGGCGCCCATTTTAACAGTTTCTAGTGACAAAATGCTAGCGATCCTAGGATCCTTTAGAATAACATAGATTGACGATTCGTCTCTCTTAGTAACTCTAGTAAAATAATCATACAATCTAGTACGCGAAATAATATTATCCTTGACTTGAGGAGATCTAAACAATCTAGTTTTGAGAACATCGATAAGTTCATCGGGAATGACATACATACTATCTTTAATAGAACTCTTTTCATCCAGTTGAATGGACTCGTCCTTAACCAACTGATTAATGAGATCTTCTATTTTATCATTTTCCAGATGATATGTATGTCCATTAAAGTTAAATTGTGTAGCGCTTCTTTTTAGTCTAGCAGCCAATACTTTAACATCACTAATATCGATATACAAAGGAGATGATTTATCGATGGCATTAAGAATTCGTTTTTCGACATCCGTCAAAACCAATTCCTTTTTGCCTGTATCATCCAGTTTGCCATTCTTTGTAAAGAAATTATTTTCTACTAGGCTATTAATAAGACTGATAAGGATTCCTCCATAATTGCACAATCCAAACTTTTTCACAAAACTAGACTTTACGAGATCTACAGGAATGCGTACTTCAGGTTTCTTAGCTTGTGATTTTTTCTTTTGTGGACATTTTCTAGTGACCAACTCATCTACCATTTCATTGATTTTAGCAGTGAAATAAGCTTTCAATGCACGGGCACTGATACTATTGAAAACGAGTTGATCTTCAAATTCCGCCATTTAAGTTCACCAAACAACTTTTAAATACAAATATATCAATAGTAGTAGAATAAGAACTATAAAAAAAATAATAATTAACCAATACCAACCCCAACAACCGGTATTATTAGTTGATGTGACAGTTTTCTCATCACTTAGAACAGATTTAACAATTTCTATAAAGTCTGTCAAATCATCTTCCGGAGAACCCATAAATACACCAAATATAGCGGCGTACAACTTATCCATTTATACATTGAATATTGGCTTTTCTTTATCACTATCTTCATCATATTCATCATCAATATCAACAAGTCCCAGATTACGAGCCAGATCGTCTTCTACATTTTCAGTCATTGATACACGTTCACTATCTCCAGAGAGTCCGATAACGTTAGCCACCACTTCTCTATCAATGATTAGTTTCTTGAGTGCGAATGTAATTTTTGTTTCAGTTCCGGATCTATAGAAAACTACAGGTGTGATAATTGCCTTGGCCAATTGTCTTTCTCTTTTACTGAGTGATTCTAGTTCACCTTCTATAGATCTGAGAATGGATGATTCTCCAGTCGAAACATATTCTACCATGGCTCCGTTTAATTTGTTGATGAAGATGGATTCATCCTTAAATGTTTTCTCTGTAATAGTTTCCACCGAAAGACTATGCAAAGAATTTGGAATGCGTTCCTTGTGCTTAATGTTTCCATAGACAGCTTCTAGAAGTTGATACAACATAGGACTAGCCGCGGTAATTTTTATTTTTAGAAAGTATCCATCGCTTCTATCTTGTTTAGATTTATTTTTATAAAGTTTAGTCTCTCCTTCCAACATAATAAAAGTGGAAGTCATTTGACTAGATAAACTATCAGTAAGTTTTATAGAGATAGATGAACAATTAGCGTATTGAGAAGCATTTAGTGTGACGTATTCGATACATTTTGCATTAGATTTACTAATCGATTTTGCATACTCTATAACACTCGCACAAGTCTGTAGAGAATCGCTAGATGCTGTAGGTCTTGGTGAAGTTTCAACTCTCTTTTTGATTACCTTACTCATGATTAAACCTAAATAATTGTACTTTGTAATATAATGATATATATTTTCACTTTATCTCATTTGAGAATAAAAATGTTTTTGTTTAACCGCTGCATGATGTACAGATTTCGGAATCACAAACCACCAGTGGTTTTATTTTATCCTTGTCCAATGTGAATTGAATGGGAGCGGATGCGGGTTTCGTACGTAGATAGTACATTCCCGTTTTTAGACCGAGACTCCATCCGTAAAAATGCATACTCGTTAGTTTGGAATAACTCGGATCTGCTATATGGATATTCATAGATTGACTTTGATCGATGAAGGCTCCCCTGTCTGCAGCCATTTTTATAATCGTCTTTTGTGGAATTTCCCAAATAGTTTTATAAACTCGCTTAATATCTTCTGGAAGGTTTGTATTCTGAATGGATCCACCATCTGCCATAATCCTATTCTTGATCTCATCATTCCATAATTTTCTCTCGGTTAAAACTCTAAGGAGATGCGGATTAACTACTTGAAATTCTCCAGACAATACTCTCCGAGTGTAAATATTACTGGTATACGGTTCCACAGACTCATTATTTCCCAAAATTTGAGCAGTTGATGCAGTCGGCATAGGTGCCACCAATAAACTATTTCTAAGACCGTATGTTCTGATTTTATCTTTTAGAGGTTCCCAATTCCAAAGATCCGACGGTACAACATTCCAAAGATCATATTGTAGAATACCGTTACTGGCGTACGATCCTACATATGTATCGTATGGTCCTTCCTTCTCAGCTAGTTCACAACTCGCCTCTAATGCACCGTAATAAATGGTTTCGAAGATCTTCTTATTTAGATCTTGCGCTTCCAGGCTATCAAATGGATAATTTAAGAGAATAAACGCGTCTGCTAATCCTTGAACACCAATACCGATAGGTCTATGTCTCTTATTAGAGATTTCAGCTTCTGGAATAGGATAATAATTAATATCTATAATTTTATTGAGATTTCTGACAATTACTTTGACCACATCCTTCAGTTTGAGAAAATCAAATCGCCCATCTATTACAAACATGTTCAATGCAACAGATGCCAGATTACAAACGGCTACCTCATTAGCATCCGCATATTGTATTATCTCAGTGCAAAGATTACTACACTTGATGGTTCCTAAATTTTGTTGATTACTCTTTTTGTTACACGCATCCTTATAAAGAATGAATGGAGTACCAGTTTCAATCTGAGATTCTATAATCGCTTTCCAGACGACTCGAGCCTTTATTATAGATTTGTATCTCTTTTCTCTTTCGTATAGTGTATACAATCGTTCGAACTCGTCTCCCCAAACATTGTCCAGTCCAGGACATTCATCCGGACACATCAACGACCACTCTCCGTCATCCTTCACTCGTTTCATAAAGAGATCAGGAATCCAAAGAGCTATAAATAGATCTCTGGTTCTATGTTCCTCGTTTCCTGTATTCTTTTTAAGATCGAGGAACGCCATAATATCAGAATGCCACGGTTCCAAGTATATGGCCATAACTCCAGGCCGTTTGTTTCCTCCCTGATCTATGTATCTAGCGGTGTTATTATAAACTCTCAACATTGGAATAATACCATTGGATGTACCATTGGTCCCTGAGATATAGCTTCCACTGGCACGAATATTACTAATTGATAGACCTATTCCCCCTGCCATTTTAGAGATTAATGCGCATCGTTTTAACGTATCATAGATGCCCTCTATACTATCATCCATCATGTTAAGTAGAAAACAGCTAGACATTTGGTGACGACTAGTTCCCGCATTAAATAAGGTAGGAGAAGCGTGAGTAAACCATTTTTCAGAAAGTAGATTGTACGTCTCAATAGCTGAGTCTATATCCCATTGATGAATTCCTACTGCGACACGCATTAACATGTGCTGAGGTCTTTCAACGATCTTGTTGTTTATTTTCAACAAGTAGGATTTTTCCAAAGTTTTAAAACCAAAATAGTTGTATGAAAAGTCTCGTTCGTAAATAATAACCGAGTTGAGTTTATCCTTATATTTGTTAACTACATCCATGGTAATACTTGAAATAATAGGAAAATGTTTCCCATTTTTAGGATTGACATAGTTGAATAAATCCTCCATCACTTCACTAAATAGTTTTTTTGTTTCTTTGTGTAGATTTGATACGGCTATTCTAGCGGCTAGAATGGCATAATCCGGATGTTGTGTAGTACAAGTGGCTGCTATTTCGGCTGCCAGAGTGTCCAATTCTACCGTTGTTACACCATTATATATTCCTTGGATAACCTTCATAGCTATTTTAATAGGATCTATATGATCAGTGTTTAAGCCATAACATAATTTTCTAATACGAGATGTGATTTTATCAAACATGACATTTTCCTTGTATCCATTTCGTTTAATGACAAACATTTTTGTTGGTGTAATAAAAAAATTATTTAACTTTTCATTAATAGGGATTTGACGTACGTAGCGTACAAAATTATCGTTCCTGGTATATAGATAAAGAGTCCTATATATTTGAAAATCGTTACGGATCGATTAAACTTTAATGATTGCATTGTGAATATATCATTAGGATTTAACTCCTTGACTATCATGGCGGCGCCAGAAATTACCATCAAAAGCATTAATACAGTTATGCCGATCGCAGTTAGAACGGTTATAGCATCCGCCATTTATATCTAAAAATTAGATCAAAGAATATGTGACAAAGTCCTAGTTGTATACTGAGAATTAACGAAACAATGTTTCTTACATATTTTTTTCTTATTAGTAACTGACTTAATAGTAGGAACTGGAAAGCTAGACTTGATTATTCTATAAGTATAGATACCCTTCCAAATAATATTCTCTTTGATAAAAGTTCCAGAAAATGTAGAATTTTTTAAAAAGTTATCTTTTGCTATTACCAAGATTGTGTTTAGACGCTTATTATTAATATGAGTGATAAAATCCACACCGCCTCTAGATATAGCTTTTATTTCCACATTAGATGGTAAATCCAATAGTGAAACTATCTTTTTAGGAATGTATGGACTCGCGTTTAGAGGAGTGAACGTCTTAGGCGTCGGAAAGGATGATTCGTCAAACGAATAAACAATTTCACAAATGGATGTTAATGTATTAGTAGGAAATTTTTTGACGCTAGTGGAATTGAAAATTCTAATGGATGATGTTCTACCTATTTCATCAGATAACATGTTAATTTCCGACACCAACGGTTTTAATATTTCGATGATATACGGTAGTCTCTCTTTCGGACTTATATAGCTTATTCCACAATACGAGTCATTATATACTCCAAAAAACAAAATAACTAGTATAAAATCTGTATCGAATGGGAAAAACGAAATTATCGACATAGGTATAGAATCCGGAACATTGAACGTATTAATACTTAATTCTTTTTCAGTGGTAAGAACCGATAGGTTATTGACATTGTATGGTTTTAAATATTCTATAACTTGAGACTTGATAGATATTAATGACGAATTGAAAATTATTTTTATCACCACGTGTGTTTCAGGATCGTCATCGATACCCGTCAACCAACCGAACGGAGTAAAATAAATATCATTAATATATGCTCTAGATATTAGTATTTTTATTAATCCTTTGATTATCATCTTCTCGTACGCGAATGATTCCATGATCAAGAGTGATTTGATAACATCCTCCGGAGTATTAATGGGCTTAGTAAACAGTCCATCGTTGCAATAATAAAAGTTATCCAAGTTAAAGGATATTATGCATTCGTTTAAAGATATCACCTCATCTGACGGAGACAATTTTTTGGTAGGTTTTAGAGACTTTGAAGCTACTTGTTTAACAAAGTTATTCATCGTCGTCTACTATTCTATTTAATTTTGTAGTTAATTTATCACATATCACATTAATTGACTTTTTGGTCCACTTTTCCATACGTTTATATTCTTTTAATCCTGCGTTATCCGTTTCCGTTATATCCAGGGATATATCTTGCAAGTTAAATAGAATGCTCTTAAATAATGTCATTTTTTTATCCGCTAAAAATTTAAAGAATGTATAAACCTTTTTCAGAGATTTGAAACTCTTAGGTGGTGTCCTAGTACACAATATCATAAACAAACTAATAAACATTCCACATTCAGATTCCAACAGTTGATTAACTTCCACATTAATACAGCCTATTTTCGCTCCAAATGTACATTCGAAAAATCTGAATAAAACATCAATGTCGCAATTTGTATTATCCAATACAGAATGTCTGTGATTCGTGTTAAAACCATCGGAGAAGGAATAGAAATAAAAATTATTATAGTGGTGGAATTCAGTTGGAATATTGCCTCCGGAGTCATAAAAGGATACTAAACATTGTTTTTTATCATAAATTACACATTTCCAATGAGACAAATAACAAAATCCAAACATTACAAATCTAGAGGTAGAACTTTTAATTTTGTCTTTAAGTATATACGATAAGATATGTTTATTCATAAACGCGTCAAATTTTTCATGAATCGCTAAGGAGTTTAAGAATCTCATGTCAAATTGTCCTATATAATCCACTTCGGATCCATAAGCAAACTGAGAGACTAAGTTCTTAATACTTCGATTGCTCATCCAGGCTCCTCTCTCAGGCTCTATTTTCATCTTGACGACCTTTGGATTTTCACCAGTATGTATTCCTTTACGTGATAAATCATCGATTTTCAAATCCATTTGTGAGAAGTCTATCGCCTTAGATACTTTTTCCCGTAGTCGAGGTTTAAAGAAATACGCTAACGGTATACTAGTAGGTAACTCAAAGACATCATATATAGAATGATAACGCGTCTTTAACTCGTCGGTTAACTCTTTCTTTTGATCGAGTTCGTCGCTACTATGGGGTCTGCTCAGGTGTCCCGACTCTACTAGTTCCAACATCATACCGATAGGAATACAAGACACTTTGCCAGCTGTTGTAGATTTATCATATTTCTCCACTACATATCCGTTACAATTTGTTAAGAATTTAGATACATCTATATTGCTACATAATCCAGCTAGTGAATATATATGACATAATAAATTGGTAAATCCTAGTTCTGGTATTTTACTAATTACTAAATCTGTATATCTTTCCATTTATCATGGAAAAGAATTTACCAGATATCTTCTTTTTTCCAAACTGTGTTAATGTATTCTCTTACAAATATTCACAAGATGAATTCAGTAATATGAGTAAAACGGAACGTGATAGTTTCTCATTGGCGGTGTTTCCAGTTATAAAACATAGATGGCATAACGCACACGTTGTAAAACATAAAGGAATATACAAAGTTAGTACAGAAGCACGTGGAAAAAAAGTATCTCCTCCATCACTAGGAAAACCCACACACATAAACCTAACCGCGAAGCAATATATATACAGTGAACACACAATAAGCTTTGAATGTTATAGTTTTCTAAAATGTATAACAAATGCAGAAATCAATTCGTTCGATGAGTATATATTAAGAGGACTATTAGAAGCTGGTAATAGTTTACAGATATTTTCCAATTCCGTAGGTAAACGAACAGATACTATAGGTGTACTAGGGAATAAGTATCCATTTAGCAAAATTCCATTGGCCTCATTAACTCCTAAAGCACAACGAGAGATATTTTCAGCGTGGATTTCTCATAGACCTGTAGTTTTAACTGGAGGAACCGGAGTGGGTAAGACGTCACAGGTACCCAAGTTATTGCTTTGGTTTAATTATTTATTTGGTGGATTCTCTACTCTAGATAAAATCAGTGACTTTCACGAAAGACCAGTCATTCTATCTCTTCCTAGGATAGCTTTAGTTAGATTGCATAGCAATACCATTTTAAAATCATTGGGATTTAAGGTACTAGATGGATCTCCTATTTCTTTACGGTACGGATCTATACCGGAAGAATTAATAAACAAACAACCAAAAAAATATGGAATTGTATTTTCTACCCATAAGTTATCTCTAACAAAACTATTTAGTTATGGTACTCTTATTATAGACGAAGTTCATGAGCATGATCAAATAGGAGATATTATTATAGCAGTAGCGAGAAAGCATCATACGAAAATAGATTCTATGTTTTTAATGACTGCCACGTTAGAGGATGACAGGGAACGGCTAAAAGTATTTTTACCTAATCCCGCATTTATACATATTCCTGGAGATACACTGTTTAAAATTAGCGAGGTATTTATTCATAATAAGATAAATCCATCTTCCAGAATGGCATACATAGAAGAAGAAAAGAGAAATTTAGTTACTGCTATACAGATGTATACTCCTCCTGATGGATCATCCGGTATAGTCTTTGTGGCATCCGTTGCACAGTGTCACGAATATAAATCATATTTAGAAAAAAGATTACCGTATGATATGTATATTATTCATGGTAAGGTCTTAGATATAGACGAAATATTAGAAAAAGTGTATTCATCACCTAATGTATCGATAATTATTTCTACTCCTTATTTGGAATCCAGCGTTACTATACGCAATGTTTCACACATTTATGATATGGGTAGAGTTTTTGTCCCCGCTCCTTTTGGAGGATCGCAACAATTTATTTCTAAATCTATGAGAGATCAACGAAAAGGAAGAGTAGGAAGAGTTAATCCTGGTACATACGTCTATTTCTATGATCTGTCTTATATGAAGTCTATACAGCGAATAGATTCAGAATTTCTACATAATTATATATTGTACGCTAATAAGTTTAATCTAACACTCCCCGAAGATTTGTTTATAATCCCTACAAATTTGGATATTCTATGGCGTACAAAGGAATATATAGACTCGTTCGATATTAGTACAGAAACATGGAATAAATTATTATCCAATTATTATATGAAGATGATAGAGTATGCTAAACTTTATGTATTAAGTCCTATTCTCGCTGAGGAGTTGGATAACTTTGAGAGGACGGGAGAATTAACTAGTATTGTACGAGAAGCCATTTTATCTCTAAATTTACGAATTAAGATTTTAAATTTTAAACATAAAGATGATGATACGTATATACACTTTTGTAAAATATTATTCGGTGTATATAACGGAACAAACGCTACTATATATTATCATAGACCTCTAACGGGATATATGAATATGATTTCAGATACTATATTTGTTCCTGTAGATAATAACTAAAAATCAAACTCTAATGACCACATCTTTTTTTAGAGATGAAAAAATTTCCACATCTCCTTTTGTAGACACGACTAAACATTTTGCAGAAAAAAGTTTATTAGTGTTTAGATAATCGTATACTTCATCAGTGTAGATAGTAAATGTGAACAGATAAAATGTATTCTTGCTCAATAGATTGGTAAATTCCATAGAATATATTAATCCTTTCTTCTTGAGATCCCACATCATTTCAACCAGAGACGTTTTATCCAATGATTTACCTCGTACTATACCACATACAAAACTAGATTTTGCAGTGACGTCGTACCTGGTATTCCTACCAAACAAAATTTTACTTTTAGTTCTTTTAGAAAATTCTAAGGTAGAATCTCTATTTGCCAATATGTCATCTATGGAATTACCACTAGCAAAAAATGATAGAAATATATATTGATACATCGCAGCTGGTTTTGATCTACTATACTTTAAAAACGAATCAGATTCCATAATTGCCTGTATATCATCAGCTGAAAAACTATGTTTTACACGTATTCCTTCGGCATTTCTTTTTAATGATATATCTTGTTTAGACAATGATAAAGTTATCATGTCCATGAGAGACGCGTCTCCGTATCGTATAAATATTTCATTAGATGTTAGACGCTTCATTAGGGGTATACTTCTATAAGGTTTCTTAATTAGTCCATCATTTGTTGCGTCAAGAACTACTATCGGATGTTGTTGGGTATCTCTAGTGTTACACATGGCCTTACTAAAGTTTGGGTAAATAACTATGATATCTCTATTAATTATAGATGCATATATTTCATTCGTCAAGGATATTAGTATCGACTTGCTATCGTCATTAATACGTGTAATGTAATCATATAAATCATGCGATAGCCAAGGAAAATTCAAATAGATGTTCATCATATAATCATCGCTATAATTCATATTAATACGTTGGCATTGACTAATTTGTAATATAGCCTCGCCACGAAGAAAGCTCTCGTATTCAGTTTCATCGATAAAGGATACCGTTAAATATAACTGGTTGCCGATAGTCTCATAGTCTATTAAGTGGTAAGTTTCGTACAAATACAGAATCCCTAAAATATTATCTAATGTTGGATTAATCTTTACCATAACTGTATAAAATGGAGACGGAGTCATAACTATTTTACCGTTTGTACTTACTGGAATAGATGAAGGAATAATCTCCGGACATGCTGGTAAAGACCCAAATGTCTGGTTGAAGAAATCCAATGTTCCGGGTCCTAATCTCTTGACAAAAATTACGATATTCGATCCCGATATCCTTTGCATTCTATTTACCAGCATATCACGAACTATATTAAGATTATCTATCATGTCTATTCTCCCACCGTTATATAAATCGCCTCCGCTAAGAAACGTTAGTATATCCATACAATGGAATACTTCATTTCTAAAATAGTATTCGTTTTCTAATTCTTTAATGTGAAATCGTATACTAGAAAGGGAAAAATTATCTTTGAGTTTTCCGTTAGAAAAGAACCACGAAACTAATGTTCTGATTGCGTCTGACTCCGTCGCTGAATTAATGGATTTACACCAAAAACTCATATAACTTCTAGATGTAGAAGCATTAGCTAAAAAAATAGTAGAATCAAAGGATATAAGTAGATGTTCCAACAAGTGAGCAATTCCCAAGATTTCATCTATATCATTCTCGAATCCGAAATTAGAAATTCCCAAGTAGATATCCTTTTTCATCCGATCATTGATAAAAATACGAACTTTATTCGGTAAGACGATCATTTACTAAGGAGTAAAATAGGAAGTAATGTTCGTATGTCGTTATCATCGTATAAATTAAAGGTGTGTTTTTTACCATTAAGTGACATTATAATTTTACCAATATTGGAATTATAATATAGGTGTATTTGCGCACTTGCGACGGTTGATGCATCGGTAAATATAGCTGTATCTAATGTTCTAGTCGGTATTTCATCATTTCGCTGTCTAATAATAGCGTTTTCTCTATCTGTTTCCATTACAGCTGCCTGAAGTTTATTGGTCGGATAATATGTAAAATAATAAGAAATACATACGAATAACAAAAATAAAATAAGATATAATAAAGATGTCATTTAGAGATCTAATTTTGTTCAACTTGTCCAAATTCCTACTTACAGAAGATGAGGAATCGTTGGAGATAGTGTCTTCCTTATGTAGAGGATTTGAAATATCTTATGATGACTTGATAACTTACTTTCCAGATAGGAAATACCATAAATATATTTATAAAGTATTTGAACATGTAGATTTATCGGAGGAATTAAGTATGGAATTCCATGATACAACTCTGCGAGATTTAGTCTATCTTAGATTGTACAAGTATTCCAAGTGTATACGGCCGTGTTATAAATTAGGAGATAATCTAAAAGGCATAGTTGTTATAAAGGACAGAAATATATATATTAGAGAAGCAAATGATGACTTGATAGAATATCTCCTCAAGGAATACACTCCTCAGATTTATACATATTCTAATGAGCACGTTCCCATAGCTGGTTCAAAATTAATTCTTTGCGGATTTTCTCAAGTTACATTTATGGCGTATACAACGTCTCATATAACAACAAATAAAAAGGTAGATGTTCTCGTTTCCAAAAAATGTATAGATGAACTAGTCGATCCAATAAATTATCAAATACTTCAAAATTTATTTGATAAAGGAAGCGGAACAATAAACAAAATACTCAGGAAGATATTTTATTCGGTAACCGGTGGCCAAACTCCATAATTTGCTTTTTCTATTTCGGATTTTAGAATTTCCAAATTCACTAGCGATTTATCTGTTTTGGTGAAATCCAAGGATTTATTAATGTCCACAAATGCCATTTGTTTTGTCTGTGGATTGTATTTGAAAATGGAAACGATGTAGTTAGATAGATGCGCTGCGAAGTTTCCTATTAGGGTTCCGCGCTTCACGTCACCCAGCATACTTGAATCACCATCCTTTAAAAAAAATGATAAGATATCAACATGGAGTATATCATACTCTGATTTTAATTCTTCTACTGCCTCACTGACATTTTCACAAATACTACAATACGGTTTACCGAAAATAATCAGTACGTTCTTCATTTATGGGTATCAAAAACTTAAAATCGTTACTGCTGGAAAATAAATCACTGACGATATTAGATGATAATTTATACAAAGTATACAATGGAATATTTGTGGATACAATGAGTATTTATATAGCCGTCGCCAATTGTGTCAGAAACTTAGAAGAGTTAACTACGGTATTCATAAAATACGTAAACGGATGGGTAAAAAAGGGAGGGCATGTAACCCTTTTTATCGATAGAGGAAGTATAAAAATTAAACAAGACGTTAGAGACAAGAGACGTAAATATTCTAAATTAACCAAGGACAGAAAAATGTTAGAATTAGAAAAGTGTACATCCGAAATACAAAATGTTACCGGATTTATGGAAGAAGAAATAAAGGCAGAAATGCAATTAAAAATCGATAAACTCACATTTCAAATATATTTATCTGATTCTGATAACATAAAAATATCATTGAATGAGATACTAACACATTTCAACAATAATGAGAATGTTACATTATTTTATTGTGATGAACGAGATGCAGAATTCGTTATGTGTCTCGAGGCTAAAACACATTTCTTTACCACAGGAGAATGGCCGTTGATAATAAGTACCGATCAGGATACTATGCTATTCGCATCTGTTGATAATCATCCTAAGATGATAAAAAACTTAACTCAACTGTTTAAATTTGTTCCATCTGCAGAGGATAACTATTTAGCAAAATTAACGGCGTTAGTGAATGGATGTGATTTCTTTCCTGGACTCTATGGGGCATCTATAACACCCACCAACTTAAACAAAATACAATTGTTTAGTGATTTTACAATCGATAATATAGTCACTAGTTTGGCAATTAAAAATTATTATAGAAAGACTAACTCTACCGTAGACGTGCGTAATATTGTTACGTTTATAAACGATTACGCTAATTTAGACGATGTCTACTCGTATATTCCTCCTTGTCAATGCACTGTTCAAGAATTTATATTTTCCGCATTAGATGAAAAATGGAACGATTTTAAATCATCTTATTTAGAGACCGTTCCGTTACCCTGTCAATTAATGTACGCGTTAGAACCACGTAAGGAGATTGATGTTTCAGAAGTTAAAACTTTATCATCTTATATAGATTTCGAAAATACTAAATCAGATATCGATGTTATAAAATCTATATCCTCGATCTTCGGATATTCTAACGAAAACTGTAACACGATAGTGTTCGGCATCTATAAGAATAATTTACTACTGAGTATAAATAGTTCATTTTACTTTAACGATAGTCTGTTAATAACCAATACTAAAAGTGATAATATAATAAATATAGGTTACTAGATTAAAAATGGTGTTCCAACTAGTGTGCTCTACATGCGGTAAAGATATTTCTCACGAACGATATAAATTGATTATACGAAAAAAATCATTAAAGGATGTACTCGTCAGTGTAAAGAACGAATGTTGTAGGTTAAAATTATCTACACAAATAGAACCTCAACGTAACTTAACAGTGCAACCTCTATTGGATATAAACTAATATGGATCCGGTTAATTTTATCAAGACATATGCACCTAGAGGTTCTATTATTTTTATTAATTATACCATGTCATTAACAAGTCATTTGAATCCATCGATAGAAAAACATGTGGGTATTTATTATGGTACGTTATTATCGGAACACTTGGTAGTTGAATCAACATATAGAAAAGGAGTTCGAATAGTCCCATTGGATAGTTTTTTTGAAGGATATCTTAGTGCAAAAGTATACATGTTAGAGAATATTCAAGTTATGAAAATAGCAGCTGATACGTCATTAACTTTACTGGGTATTCCATATGGATTCGGTAATAATAGAATGTATTGTTTTAAATTGGTAGCTGAATGTTATAAAAATGCCGGTATTGATACATCGTCTAAACGAATATTGGGCAAAGATATTTTTCTGAGCCAAAACTTCACAGATGATAATAGATGGATAAAGATATATGATTCTAATAATTTAACATTTTGGCAAATTGATTACCTTAAAGGGTGAGTTAATATGCATAACTACTCCTCCGTTGTTTTTTCCCTCGTTCTTTTTCTTAACGTTGTTTGCCATCACTCTCATAATGTAAAGATATTCTAAAATGGTAAACTTTTGCATATCGGACGCAGAAATTGGTATAAATGTTGTAATTGTATTATTTCCCGTCAATGGACTAGTCACAGCTCCATCAGTTTTATATCCTTTAGAGTATTTCTCACTAGTGTCTAGCATTCTAGAACATTCCATGATCTGTTTATCGTTGATATTGGCCGGAAAGATAGATTTTTTATTTTTTATTATATTACTATTGGCAATTGTAGATATAACTTCTGGTAAATATTTTTCTACCTTTTCAATCTCTTCTATTTTCAAGCCGGCTATATATTCTGCTATATTGTTGCTAGTATCAATACCTTTTCTGGCTAAGAAGTCATATGTGGTATTCACTATATCAGTTTTAACTGGTAGTTCCATTAGCCTTTCCACTTCTGCAGAATAATCAGAAATTGGTTCTTTACCAGAAAATCCAGCTACTATAATAGGCTTACCGATGATCATTGGCAAAATCCTATATTGTACCAAATTAATGAGAGCATATTTCATTTCCAATAATTCTGCTAGTTCTTGAGACATTGATTTATTTGATGAATCTAGTTGGTTCTCTAGATACTCTACCATTTCTGCCGCATACAATAACTTGTTAGATAAAATCAGGGTTATCAAAGTGTTTAGCGTGGCTAGAATAGTGGGCTTACATGTATTAAAGAATGCGGTAGTATGAGTAAACCGTTTTAACGAATTATATAGTCTCCAGAAATCTGTGGCGTTGCATACATGAGCTGAATGACATCGAAGATTGTCCAATATTTTTAATAGCTGCTCTTTGTCAATTATTTCTATATTTGACTCGCAACAATTGTAGATACCATTAATCACTGATTCCTTTTTCGATGCCGGACAATAGCACAATTGTTTAGCTTTGGACTCTATGTATTCAGAATTAATAGATATATCTCTCAATACAGATTGCACTATACATTTTGAAACTATGTCAAAAATTGTAGAACGACGCTGTTCTGCAGCCATTTAACTTTAAATAATTTACAAAAATTTAAAATGAGCATCCGTATAAAAATCGATAAACTGCGCCAAATTGTGGCATATTTTTCAGAGTTCAGTGAAGAAGTGTCTATAAATGTAGACTCGACGGATGAGTTAATGTATATTTTTGCCGCCTTGGGCGGATCTGTAAACATTTGGGCCATTATACCTCTCAGTGCATCAGTGTTCTACCGCGGAGCCGAAAATATTGTGTTTAATCTTCCGGTGTCCAAGGTAAAATCGTGTTTGTGTAGTTTTCACAATGATGCCATCATAGATATAGAACCTGATCTGGAAAATAATCTAGTAAAACTTTCTAGTTATCATGTAGTAAGTGTCGATTGTAACAAGGAACTGATGCCTATTAGGACAGATACTACTATTTGTCTAAGTATAGATCAAAAGAAATCTTACGTGTTTAATTTTCACAAGTATGAAGAAAAATGTTGTGGTAGAACCGTCATTCATCTAGAATGGTTGTTGGGCTTTATCAAGTGTATTAGTCAGCATCAGCATTTGGCTATTATGTTTAAAGATGACAATATTATTATGAAGACTCCTGGTAATACTGATGCGTTTTCCAGGGAATATTCTATGACTGAATGTTCTCAAGAACTACAAAAGTTTTCTTTCAAAATAGCTATCTCGTCTCTCAACAAACTACGAGGATTCAAAAAGAGAGTCAATGTTTTTGAAACTAGAATCGTAATGGATAATGACGATAACATTCTAGGAATGTTGTTTTCGGATAGAGTTCAATCCTTTAAGATCAACATCTTTATGGCGTTTTTAGATTAATACTTTCAATGAGATAAATATGGGTGGCGGAGTAAGTGTTGAGCTCCCTAAACGGTATCCGCCTCCGGGAGTACCCACTGATGAGATGTTATTAAATGTTGATAAAATGCATGACGTGATAGCTCCCGCTAAGCTTTTAGAATATGTGCATATAGGACCACTAGCAAAAGATAAAGAGGATAAAGTAAAGAAAAGATATCCAGAGTTTAGATTAGTCAACACAGGACCCGGTGGTCTTTCGGCATTATTAAGACAATCGTATAATGGAACCGCACCCAATTGCTGTCGCACTTTTAATCGTACTCATTATTGGAAGAAGGATGGAAAGATATCAGATAAGTATGAAGAGGGTGCAGTATTAGAATCGTGTTGGCCAGACGTTCACGACACCGGAAAATGCGATGTTGATTTATTCGACTGGTGTCAGGGGGATACGTTTGATAGAAACATATGCCATCAGTGGATCGGTTCAGCATTTAATAGGAGTGATAGAACTGTAGAGGGTCAACAATCGTTAATAAATCTGTATAATAAGATGCAAACATTATGTAGTAAAGATGCTAGTGTACCAATATGCGAATCATTTTTGCATCATTTACGCGCACACAATACAGAAGATAGCAAAGAGATGATCGATTATATTCTAAGACAACAGTCTGCGGACTTTAAACAGAAATATATGAGATGTAGTTATCCCACTAGAGATAAGTTAGAAGAGTCATTAAAATATGCGGAACCTCGAGAATGTTGGGATCCAGAGTGTTCGAATGCCAATGTTAATTTCTTACTAACACGTAATTATAATAATTTAGGACTTTGCAATATTGTACGATGTAATACCAGCGTGAACAACTTACAGATGGATAAAACTTCCTCATTAAGATTGTCATGTGGATTAAGCAATAGTGATAGATTTTCTACTGTTCCCGTCAATAGAGCAAAAGTAGTTCAACATAATATTAAACACTCGTTCGACCTAAAATTGCATTTGATCAGTTTATTATCTCTCTTGGTAATATGGATACTAATTGTAGCTATTTAAATGGGTGCCGCGGCAAGCATACAGACGACGGTGAATACACTCAGCGAACGTATCTCGTCTAAATTAGAACAAGAAGCGAATGCTAGTGCTCAAACAAAATGTGATATAGAAATCGGAAATTTTTATATCCGACAAAACCATGGATGTAACCTCACTGTTAAAAATATGTGCTCCGCGGATGCGGATGCTCAGTTGGATGCTGTGTTATCAGCCGCTACAGAAACATATAGTGGATTAACACCGGAACAAAAAGCATACGTACCAGCTATGTTTACTGCTGCGTTAAACATTCAGACGAGTGTAAACACTGTTGTTAGAGATTTTGAAAATTATGTGAAACAGACTTGTAATTCTAGCGCGGTCGTCGATAACAAATTAAAGATACAAAACGTAATTATAGATGAATGTTACGGAGCCCCAGGATCTCCAACAAATTTGGAATTTATTAATACAGGATCTAGCAAAGGAAATTGTGCCATTAAGGCGTTGATGCAATTGACGACTAAGGCCACTACTCAAATAGCACCTAGACAAGTTGCTGGTACAGGAGTTCAGTTTTATATGATTGTTATCGGTGTTATAATATTGGCAGCGTTGTTTATGTACTATGCCAAGCGTATGCTGTTCACGTCCACCAATGATAAAATCAAACTTATTTTAGCCAATAAGGAAAACGTCCATTGGACTACTTACATGGACACATTCTTTAGAACTTCTCCAATGGTTATTGCTACCACGGATATGCAAAACTGAAAATATATTGATAATATTTTAATAGATTAACATGGAAGTTATCGCTGATCGTCTAGACGATATAGTGAAACAAAATATAGCGGATGAAAAATTTGTAGATTTTGTTATACACGGTCTAGAGCATCAATGTCCTGCTATACTTCGACCATTAATTAGGTTGTTTATTGATATACTATTATTTGTTATAGTAATTTATATTTTTACGGTACGTCTAGTAAGTAGAAATTATCAAATGTTGTTGGCGTTGGTGGTGCTAGTCATTACATTAACTATTTTTTTATTACTTTATACTATAATAGTACTAGACTGACTTCTAACAAACATCTCACCTGCCATAAATAAATGCTTGATATTAAAGTCTTCTATTTCTAACACTATTCCATCTGTGGAAAATAATACTCTGACATTATCGCTAATTGACACATCGGTGAGTGATATGCCTATAAAGTAATAATCTTCTTTGGGTACATATACCAGTGTACCAGGTTCTAACAACCTATTTACTGGTGCTCCTGTAGCATACTTTTTCTTTACCTTGAGAATATCCATCGTTTGCTTGGTCAATAGCGACAGGTGATTTTTTATCAACCATTCGAAAAAGTAATTGGAGTGTTCATATCCTCTACGGGCTATTGTCTCATGGCCGTGTATGAAATTTAAGTAACACGACTGTGGTAGATTTGTTCTATAGAGCCGGTTGCCGCAAATAGATAGAACTACCAATATGTCTGTACAAATGTTAAACATTAATTGATTAACAGAAAAAACAATGTTCGTTCTGGGAATAGAAACCAAATCAAAACAAAATTCGTTAGAATATATGCCACGTTTATACATCGAATATAAAATAACTACAGTTTGAAAAATAACAGTATCATTTAAACATTTAACTTGCGGGGTTAATCTCACAACTTTACTGTTTTTGAACTGTTCAAAATATAGCATAGATCCGTGAGAAATACGTTTAGCCGCCTTTAATAGAGGAAATCCCACCGCCTTTCTGGATCTCACCAACGACGATAGTTCTGACCAGCAACTCATTTCTTCATCATCCACCTGTTTTAACATATAATAGGCAGGAGATAGATATCCGTCATTGCAATATTCCTTCTCGTAGGCACACAATCTAATATTGATAAAATCTCCATTCTCTTCTCTGCATTTATTATCTTGTCTTGGTCTATTATTACCATCGTTGTTGAATCTATTTCGGTCATTAAATCTTTCATTTCTTCCTGGTATATTTCTATCACCTCGTTTGGTTGGATTTTTGTCTATATTATCGTTTGTAACATCGGTACGGGTATTCATTTATCACAAAAAAAACTTCTCTAAATGAGTCTACTGCTAGAAAACCTCATCGAAGAAGATACCATATTTTTTGCAGGAAGTATATCTGAGTATGATGATTTACAAATGGTTATTGCCGGAGCAAAATCCAAATTTCCAAGATCTATGCTTTCTATTTTTAATATAGTACCTAGAACGATGTCAAAATATGAGTTGGAGTTGATTCATAACGAGAATATCACAGGGGCAATGTTTACCACAATGTATAATATAAGAAACAATTTGGGTTTAGGCGATGATAAACTAACTATTGAAGCCATTGAAAACTATTTCTTGGATCCTAACAATGAGGTTATGCCTCTTATTATTAATAATACGGATATGACTGCCGTCATTCCTAAAAAAAGTGGTAGGAGAAAGAATAAGAACATGGTTATCTTCCGTCAAGGATCATCACCTATCTTGTGTATTTTCGAAACTCGTAAAAAGATTAATATTTATAAAGAAAATATGGAATCCGCGTCGACTGAGTATACACCTATCGGAGACAACAAGGCTTTGATATCTAAATATGCGGGAATTAATGTCCTGAATGTGTATTCTCCTTCCACATCCATGAGATTGAATGCCATTTACGGATTCACCAATAAAAATAAACTAGAGAAACTTAGTACTAATAAGGAACTAGAATCGTATAGTTCTAGCCCTCTTCAAGAACCCATTAGGTTAAATGATTTTCTGGGACTATTGGAATGTGTTAAAAAGAATATTCCTCTAACAGATATTCCGACAAAGGATTGATTACTATAAATGGAGAATGTTCCTAATGTATACTTTAATCCTGTGTTTATAGAGCCCACGTTTAAACATTCTTTATTAAGTGTTTATAAACACAGATTAATAGTTTTATTTGAAGTATTCGTTGTATTCATTCTAATATATGTATTTTTTAGATCTGAATTAAATATGTTCTTCATGCCTAAACGAAAAATACCCGATCCTATTGATAGATTACGGCGTGCTAATCTAGCGTGTGAAGACGATAAATTAATGATCTATGGATTACCATGGATGACAACTCAAACATCTGCATTATCAATAAATAGTAAACCGATAGTGTATAAAGATTGTGCAAAGCTTTTGCGATCAATAAATGGATCACAACCAGTATCTCTTAACGATGTTCTTCGCAGATGATGATTCATTTTTTAAGTATTTGGCTAGTCAAGATGATGAATCTTCATTATCTGATATATTGCAAATCACTCAATATCTAGACTTTCTGTTATTATTATTGATCCAATCAAAAAATAAATTAGAAGCTGTTGGTCATTGTTATGAATCTCTTTCAGAGGAATACAGACAATTGACAAAATTCACAGACTCTCAAGATTTTAAAAAACTGTTTAACAAGGTCCCTATTGTTACAGATGGAAGGGTCAAACTTAATAAAGGATATTTGTTCGACTTTGTGATTAGTTTGATGCGATTCAAAAAAGAATCAGCTCTAGCTACCACCGCAATAGATCCTGTTAGATACATAGATCCTCGTCGCGATATCGCATTTTCTAACGTGATGGATATATTAAAGTTGAATAAAGTGAACAATAATTAATTCTTTATTGTCATCATGAACGGCGGACATATTCAGTTGATAATCGGCCCCATGTTTTCAGGTAAAAGTACAGAATTAATTAGACGAGTTACACGTTATCAAATAGCTCAATATAAATGCGTGACTATAAAATATTCTAACGATAATAGATACGGAACGGGACTATGGACACATGATAAGAATAATTTTGAAGCATTGGAAGCAACTAAACTATGTGATGTCTTGGAAGCAATTACAGATTTCTCCGTGATAGGTATTGATGAAGGACAGTTCTTTCCAGACATTGTTGAATTCTGTGAGCGTATGGCAAACGAAGGAAAAATAGTTATAGTAGCCGCACTCGATGGTACATTTCAACGTAAACCGTTTAATAATATCTTGGATCTTATTCCATTATCTGAAATGGTGGTAAAACTAACTGCAGTGTGTATGAAATGCTTTAAGGAGGCTTCCTTTTCTAAACGATTAGGTGCAGAAACCGAGATAGAAATAATAGGAGGTAATGATATGTATCAATCAGTGTGTAGAAAGTGTTACATCGACTCATAATATTATATTTTTTATCTAAAAAACTAAAAATAAACATTGATTAAATTTTAATATAATACTTAAAAATGGATGTTGTGTCGTTAGATAAACCGTTTATGTATTTTGAGGAAATTGATAATGAGTTAGATTACGAACCAGAAAGTGCAAATGAGGTCGCAAAAAAACTGCCGTATCAAGGACAGTTAAAACTATTACTAGGAGAATTATTTTTTCTTAGTAAGTTACAGCGACACGGTATATTAGATGGTGCCACCGTAGTGTATATAGGATCTGCTCCTGGTACACATATACGTTATTTGAGAGATCATTTCTATAATTTAGGAGTGATCATCAAATGGATGCTAATTGACGGCCGCCATCATGATCCTATTCTAAATGGATTGCGTGATGTGACTCTAGTGACTCGGTTCGTTGATGAGGAATATCTACGATCCATCAAAAAACATCTGCATCCTTCTAAGATTATTTTAATTTCTGATGTGAGATCCAAACGAGGAGGAAATGAACCTAGTACTGAGGATTTACTAAGTAATTACGCTCTACAAAATGTCATGATTAGTATTTTAAACCCCGTGGCATCTAGTCTTAAATGGAGATGCCCGTTTCCAGATCAATGGATCAAGGACTTTTATATCCCACACGGTAATAAAATGTTACAACCTTTTGCTCCTTCATATTCAGCTGAAATGAGATTATTAAGTATTTATACCGGTGAGAACATGAGACTGACTCGAGTTACCAAATCAGATGCTGTAAATTATGAAAAAAAGATGTATTACCTTAATAAGATAGTCCGCAACAAAGTAGTTGTTAACTTTGATTATCCTAATCAGGAATATGACTATTTTCACATGTACTTTATGCTGAGGACCGTATACTGCAATAAAACATTTCCTACTACTAAAGCAAAGGTACTATTTCTACAACAATCTATATTTCGTTTCTTAAATATTCCAACGACATCAACTGAAAAAGTTAGTCATGAACCAATACAACGTAAAGTATCTAGCAAAGATTCTGTGTCTAAAAACAGAAATAGCAAGAGATCCATACGCGGTAATAAATAGAAACGTGCTACTAAGATATACTACCGATATACAGTATAATGATTTAGTTACTTTAATAACCGTTAGACATAAAATTGATTCTATGAAAACTGTGTTTCAGGTATTTAACGAATCATCCATAAATTATACTCCGGTCGATGATGATTACGGAGAACCAATCATTATAACATCGTATCTTCAAAAAGGTCATAACAAGTTTCCTGTAAATTTTCTATACATAGATGTAGTAATATCTGACTTATTTCCTAGCTTTGTTAGACTAGATACTACAGAAACTAATATAGTTAATAGTGTACTACAAACAGGCGATGGTAAAAAGACTCTTCGTCTTCCCAAAATGTTAGAGACGGAAATAGTTGTCAAGATTCTCTATCGTCCTAATATACCATTAAAAATTGTTAGATTTTTCCGCAATAACATGGTAACTGGAGTAGAGATAGCCGATAGATCTGTTATTTCAGTCGCTGATTAATCAATTAGTAGAGATGAGATAAGAACATTATAAATAATCAATAATAATATATCTTATATCTCGTTTAGAAAAATGCTAATATTAAAATAGCTAACGCTAGTAATCCAATCGGAAGCCATTTGATATCTATAATAGGGTATCTAATTTCCTGATTCAGATAGCGGACAGCTATATTCTCTGTAGCTACTCGTTTGGAATCACAAACATTATTTACATCTAATTTACTATTTGTAATGGAAACGTTTCCCAATGAAATGGTACAATCAGATACATTACATCTTGATATATTTTTTTTTAAAGAGGCTGGTAACAACGCATCGCTTCGTTTACATGGCTCGTACCAACAATAATAGGGTAATCTTGTATCTATTCCTATCCGTACTATGCTTTTATCAGGATAAATACATTTACATCGTATATCGTCTTTGTTAGCATCACAGAATGCATAAATTTGTTCGTCCGTCATGATAAAAATTTAAAGTGTAAATATAACTATTATTTTTATAGTTGTAATAAAAAGGGAAATTTGATTGTATACCTTCGGTTCTTTAAAAGAAACTGACTTGATAAAAATGGCTGTAATCTCTAAGGTTACGTATAGTCTATATGATCAAAAAGATATTAATGCTACAGATATTATCATTAGTCATGTTAAAAATGACGACGATATCGGTACCGTTAAAGATGGTAGACTAGGTGCTATGGATGGGGCATTATGTAAGACTTGTGGGAAAACGGAATTGGAATGTTTCGGTCACTGGGGTAAAGTAAGTATCTATAAAACTAATATAGTTAAGCCTGAATTTATTTCAGAAATTATTCGTTTACTGAATCATATATGTATTCACTGCGGATTATTGCGTTCACGAGAACCGTATTCCGACGATATTAACCTAAAAGAGTTATCGGGACACGCTCTTAGGAGATTAAAGGATAAAATATTATCCAAGAAAAAGTCATGTTGGAACAGCGAATGTATGCAACCGTATCAAAAAATTACTTTTTCAAAGAAAAAGGTTTGTTTCGTCAACAAGTTGGATGATATTAACGTTCCTAATTCTCTCATCTATCAAAAGTTAATTTCTATTCATGAAAAGTTTTGGCCATTATTAGAAATTCATCAATATCCAGCTAACTTATTTTATACAGACTACTTTCCTATCCCTCCGTTGATTATTAGACCGGCTATTAGTTTTTGGATAGATAGTATACCCAAAGAGACCAATGAATTAACTTACTTATTAGGTATGATAGTTAAGAATTGTAACTTGAATGCTGATGAACAGGTTATCCAGAAGGCGGTAATAGAATACGATGATATTAAAATTATTTCTAATAACACTACCAGTATCAATTTATCATATATCACATCCGGCAAAAATAATATGATTAGAAGTTATATCGTCGCCCGGCGAAAAGATCAGACCGCTAGATCTGTAATTGGTCCCAGTACATCCATCACCGTTAATGAGGTAGGAATGCCAGCATATATTAGAAATACACTTACAGAAAAGATATTTGTTAATGCCTTTACAGTGGATAAAGTTAAACAACTATTAGCGTCAAACCAAGTTAAATTTTACTTTAATAAACGATTAAACCAATTAACAAGAATACGCCAAGGAAAGTTTATCAAAAATAAAATACATTTATTGCCTGGTGATTGGGTAGAAGTAGCTGTTCAAGAATATACAAGTATTATTTTTGGAAGACAGCCGTCTTTACATAGATACAACGTCATCGCTTCATCTATCAGAGCTACCGAAGGAGATACTATCAAAATATCTCCCGGAATTGCCAACTCTCAAAATGCTGATTTCGATGGAGATGAAGAATGGATGATATTGGAGCAAAATCCTAAAGCCGTAGTTGAACAGAGTATTCTTATGTATCCGACGACGTTACTCAAACACGATATTCATGGAGCCCCCGTTTATGGATCTATTCAAGATGAAATCGTAGCAGCGTATTCATTGTTTAGGATACAAGATCTTTGTTTAGATGAAGTATTGAACATCTTGGGGAAATATGGAAGAGAGTTCGATCCTAAAGGTAAATGTAAATTCAGCGGTAAAGATATCTATACTTACTTAATAGGTGAAAAGATTAATTATCCGGATCTCTTAAAGGATGGTGAAATTATTGCAAACGACGTAGATAGTAATTTTGTTGTGGCTATGAGGCATCTGTCATTGGCTGGACTCTTATCCGATCATAAGTCGAACGTGGAAGGTATCAACTTTATTATCAAGTCATCTTATGTTTTTAAGAGATATCTATCTATTTACGGTTTTGGGGTGACATTCAAAGATCTGAGACCAAATTCGACGTTCACTAATAAATTGGAGGCCATCAACGTAGAAAAAATAGAACTTATCAAAGAAGCATACGCCAAATATCTCAAAGATGTAAGAGACGGGAAAATAGTTCCATTATCTAAAGCTTTAGAGGCGGACTACGTTGAATCCATGTTATCCAACTTAACAAATCTTAATATCAGAGAGATAGAAGAACATATGAGACAAACGCTGATAGATGATCCAGATAATAACCTCCTGAAAATGGCCAAAGCGGGTTATAAAGTAAATCCCACAGAACTAATGTATATTTTAGGTACTTATGGACAACAGAGGATAGATGGCGAACCAGCAGAGACTCGAGTATTGGGTAGAGTCTTACCTTACTATCTTCCAGACTCTAAGGATCCAGAAGGAAGAGGTTATATTCTTAATTCTTTAACAAAAGGATTAACTGGTTCTCAATATTACTTTTCGATGCTGGTTGCAAGATCTCAATCTACTGATATCGTCTGTGAAACATCACGTACCGGAACACTGGCTAGAAAAATCATTAAAAAGATGGAGGATATGGTGGTCGACGGATACGGACAAGTAGTTATAGGTAATACGCTCATCAAGTACGCCGCCAATTATACCAAAATTCTAGGCTCAGTATGTAAACCTGTAGATCTTATCTATCCAGATGAGTCCATGACTTGGTATTTGGAAATTAGTGCTCTGTGGAATAAAATAAAACAGGGATTCGTTTACTCTCAGAAACAGAAACTTGCAAAGAAGACATTGGCGCCGTTTAATTTCCTAGTATTTGTCAAACCCACCACTGAGGATAATGCTATTAAGGTTAAGGATCTGTACGATATGATTCATAACGTCATTGATGATGTGAGAGAGAAATACTTCTTTACGGTATCTAATATAGATTTTATGGAGTATATATTCTTGACGCATCTTAATCCTTCTAGAATTAGAATTACAAAAGAAACGGCTATCACTATCTTTGAAAAGTTCTATGAAAAACTCAATTATACTCTAGGTGGTGGAACTCCTATTGGAATTATTTCTGCACAGGTATTGTCTGAGAAGTTTACACAACAAGCCCTGTCCAGTTTTCACACTACTGAAAAAAGTGGTGCTGTCAAACAAAAACTTGGTTTCAACGAGTTTAATAACTTGACTAATTTGAGTAAGAATAAGACCGAAATTATCACTCTGGTATCCGATGATATCTCTAAACTTCAATCTGTTAAGATTAATTTCGAATTTGTATGTTTGGGAGAATTAAATCCAGACATCACTCTTCGAAAAGAAACAGATAGATATGTAGTAGACATAATAGTCAATAGATTATACATCAAGAGAGCAGAAATAACCGAATTAGTCGTCGAATATATGTTTGAACGATTTATCTCCTTTAGCGTCATTGTAAAGGAATGGGGTATGGAGACATTCATTGAGGACGAGGATAATATTAGATTTACTGTCTATCTAAATTTCGTTGAACCAGAGGAATTGAATCTTAGTAAGTTTATGATGGTTCTTCCGGGTGCCGCCAACAAGGGCAAGATTAGTAAATTCAAGATTCCTATCTCTGATTATACAGGTTATGACGATTTCAATCAAACAAAAAAGCTCAATAAGATGACTGTAGAACTCATGAATCTAAAAGAATTGGGTTCTTTCGATTTGGAGAACGTCAACGTGTATCCTGGAGTATGGAATACATACGATATCTTCGGTATCGAGGCCGCTCGTGGATACTTGTGCGAAGCCATGTTAAACACCTATGGAGAAGGTTTCGATTATCTGTATCAGCCTTGTGATCTTCTTGCTAGTTTACTATGTGCTAGTTACGAACCAGAATCAGTTAATAAATTCAAGTTCGGTGCAGCTAGTACTCTTAAGAGAGCTACGTTCGGAGACAATAAAGCATTGTTAAACGCGGCTCTTCATAAAAAGTCAGAACCTATTAACGATAATAGTAGCTGCCACTTTTTTAGCAAGGTCCCTAATATAGGAACTGGATATTACAAATACTTTATCGACTTGGGTCTTCTCATGAGAATGGAAAGGAAACTATCTGATAAGATATCTTCTCAAAAGATCAAGGAGATGGAAGAAACAGAAGACTTTTAATTCTTATCAATAACATATTTTTCTATGATCTGTCTTTTAAACGATGGATTTTCCACAAATGCGCCTCTCAAGTCCCTCATAGAATGATACACGTATAAAAAATATAGCATAGGCGATGACTCCTTATTTTTAGACATTAGATATGCCAAAATCATAGCCCCGCTTCTATTTACTCCCGCAGCACAATGAACCAACACGGGCTCGTTTCGTTGATCACATTTAGATAAGAAGGCGGTCACGTCGTCAAAATATTTACTAATATCGGTAGTTGTATCATCTACCAACGGTATATGAATAATATTAATATTAGAGTTAGGTAATGTATATTTATCCATCGTCAAATTTAAAACATATTTGAACTTAACTTCAGATGATGGTGCATCCATAGCATTTTTATAATTTCCCAAATACACATTATTAGTTACTCTTGTCATTATAGTGGGAGATTTGGCTCTGTGCATATCTCCAGTTGAACGTAGTAGTAAGTATTTATACAAACTTTTCTTATCCATTTATAACGTACAAATGGATAAAACTACTTTATCAGTAAACGCGTGTAATTTAGAATACGTTAGAGAAAAGGCTATAGTAGGCGTACAAGCAGCCAAGACATCAACACTTATATTCTTTGTTATTATATTGGCAATTAGTGCGCTATTACTCTGGTTTCAGACGTCTGATAATCCAGTCTTTAATGAATTAACGAGATATATGCGAATTAAAAATACGGTTAACGATTGGAAATCATTAACGGATAGCAAAACAAAATTAGAAAGTGATAGAGGTAGACTTCTAGCCGCTGGTAAGGATGATATATTCGAATTCAAATGTGTGGATTTCGGTGCCTATTTTATAGCTATGCGATTGGATAAGAAAACATATCTGCCGCAAGCTATTAGGCGAGGTACTGGAGACGCGTGGATGGTTAAAAAGGCGGCAAAGGTCGATCCATCTGCTCAACAATTTTGTCAGTATTTGATAAAACACAAGTCTAATAATGTTATTACTTGTGGTAATGAGATGTTAAATGAATTAGGTTATAGCGGTTATTTTATGTCACCGCATTGGTGTTCCGATCTTAGTAATATGGAATAGTGTTAGATAAATGCGGTAACAAATGTTCCTGTAAGGAACCATAACAGCTTAGATTTAACGTTAAAGATGAGCATAAACATAATAAACAAAATTACAATCAAACCTATAACATTAATATCAAACAATCCAAAAAATGAAATCAGTGGAGTAGTAAATGCGTACATAACTCCTGGATAACGTTTAGCAGCTGCCGTTCCTATTCTAGACCAAAAATTTGGTTTCATGTTTTCGAAGCGGTGTTCTGCAACAAGACGAGGATCGTGTTCTACATATTTGGCAGAGTTATCCATTATTTGCCTGTTAATCTTCATTTCGTTTTCGATTCTGGCTATTTCAAAATAAAATCCCGATGATAGACCTCCAGACTTTATAATTTCATCTACAATGTTCAGCGCCGTAGTAACTCTAATAATATAGGCTGACAAGCTAACATCATACCCTCCTGTATATGTGAATATGGCATGATCTTTGTCCATTACTAGCTCGGTTTTAACTTTATTGCCCGTAATAATTTCTCTCATCTGTAGGATATCTATTTTCTTGTCATGCATTGCCTTCAAGACTGGACGAAGAAACGTAATATCCTCAATAACGTTATCATTTTCTACAATAACTACATATTCTACCTTTTTATTTTCTAACTCGGTAAAAAATTTAGAATCCCATAGGGCTAAATGTCTAGCGATATTTCTTTTCGTTTCCTCTGTACACATGGTGTTACAAAACCCTGAAAAGAAGTGAGTATACTTGTCATCATTTCTAATGTTTCCTCCAGTCCACTGTATAAACACATAATCCTTGTAATGATCTGGATCATCCTTGACTATCACAACATCTCTTTTTTCTGGCATAACTTCGTTGTCCTTCACATCATCGAACTTCTGATCATTAATATGCTCATGAACATTAGGAAATGTTTCTGATGGAGGTCTATCAATAACTGGCACAACAATAACAGGAGTTTTATTCGCCGCCGCCATTTAGTTATTGAAATTAATCATATACAACTCTCTAATACGAGTTATATTTTCGTCTATCCATTGTTTCACATTGACATATTTCGACAAAAAGATATAAAATGCGTATTCCAATGCTTCTCTGTTTAATGAATTACTAAAATATACAAACACGTCGCTGTCTGGCAATAAATGATATCTTAGAATATTGTAACAATTTATTTTGTATTGCACATGTTCGTGATCTATGAGTTCTTCTTCGAATGGCATAGGATCTCCGAATCTGAAAACGTATAAATAGGAGTTAGAATAATAATATTTGAGAGTATTGGTAATGTACAAACTCTTTAGCGGTATAATTAGTTTTTTTCTCTCGATTTCTATTTTTAGATGTGATGGAAAAATGACTAATTTTGTAGCATTAGTATCATGAACTCTAATCAAAATCTTAATATCTTCGTCACACGTTAGCTCTTTGAACTGTTTAAGAGATGTATCAGTTGGTTCCACGGATGGAGTAGGTGCAACAATTTTTTGTTCGACACATGTATGTACTGGAGCCATTGTCTTAACTATAATGGTGCTTGTATCGAAAAACTTTAATGCAGATAGCGGAAGCTCTTCGCCGCGACTTTCTACGTCGTAATTGGGTTCTAATGCCGATCTCTGAATGGATACTAGTTTTCTAAGTTCTAATGTGATTCTCTGAAAATGTAAATCCAATTCCTCCGGCATTATAGAGGTGTATACATCGGTAAATAAAACTATAGTATCCAACGATCCCTTCTCGCAAATCCTAGTCTTAACCAAGAAATCGTATATAACTACGGAGATGGCGTATTTAAGAGTGTATTCTTCTACCGTTTTGTTCTTGGATTTCATATAAGAAACTATAAAGTCCGCACTACTGTTAAGAATGATTACTAACGCAACTATATAGTTTAAATTAAGCATCTTGGAAACATAAAATAACTCTGTAGACGATACTTGACTTTCGAATAAGTTTGCAGACAAACGAAGAAAGAACAGACCTCTCTTAATTTCAGAAGAAAACTTTTTTTCGTATTCCTGACGTCTAGAGTTTATATCAATAAGAAAGTTAAGAATTAGTTGGTTAATGTTGTATTTCATTACCCAAGTTTGAGATTTCATAATATTATCAAAAGACATGATAATATTAAAGATAAAGCGCTGACTATGAACGAAATAGCTATATGGTTCGCTCAAGAATATAGTCTTGTTAAACGTGGAAACGATAACTGTATTTTTAATCACGTAAGCGGCATCTAAATTAAATATAGGTATATTTATTCCACACACTCTACAATATGCCACACCATCTTCATAATAAATAAATTCATTAGCAAAGTTATTAATTTTAGTGAAATAGTTAGCGTCAACTTTCATAGCTTCCTTCAATCTAATTTGATGCTCACACGGTGCGAATTCCACTCTAACATCTCTTTTCCATGCCTCAGGTTCATCGATCTCTATAATATCTAGTTTCTTGCGTTTAATAAACACGGGTTCGTCTTTCGCAATGAGGTCTGTATAGTAACTATGTAAATGATAACTAGATAGAAAGATGTAGCTATATAGATGACGATCCTTTAAGAGAGGTATGATGACTTTACCCCAATCAGATAGACTGTTGTTATGGTCTTCGGAAAAAGAATTTTTATAAATTTTTCCAGTATTTTCCAAATATACGTACTTGACATCTAAAAAATCCTTAATGATAATAGGAATGGATAATCCGTCTATTTTATAAAGAAATACATATCGCACATTATACTTTTTTTTGGAAATGGGAATACCGATGTGTCTACATAAATATGCAAAGTCTAAATATTTTTTAGAGAATCTTAATTGGTCCAAATTCTTTTCCAAGTATGGTAATAGATTTTTCATATTGAACGGTATCTTCTTGATCTCTGGTTCTAATTCCGCATTAAATGATGAAACTAAGTCGCTATTTTTATAACTAACGATTACATCACCTCTAACATCATCATTTACCAGGATACTGATCTTCTTTTGTCGTAAATACATGTCTAATGTGTTAAAAAAAAGATCATACAAGTTATACGTCATTTCATCTGTAGTATTCTTGTCATTGAATGATAAACTCGTGCTAATCTCTTCTTTAACAGTCTGTTCAAATTTATATCCTATATACGAAAAAATAGCAACCAGTGTTTGATCATCCGCGTCAATATTCTGTTCTATCGTAGTGTATAACAATCTTATATCTTCTTCCGTGATAGTTGATACGTTATAAAGGTTGATAACGAAAATATTTTTATTTCGTGAGATAAAGTCATCGTAGGATTTTGGACTTATATTCGCGTCTAGTAGATATGCTTTTATTTTTGGAATGATCTCAATTAGAATAGTCTCTTTAGAGTCCATTTAAAGTTACAAACAACTAGGAAATTGGTTTATAATGTATAATTTTTTTAGTTTTTATAGATTCTTTATTCTATACTTAAAAAATGAAAATAAATACAAAGGTTCTTGAGGGTTGTGTTAAATTGAAAGCGAGAAATAATCATAAATTATTTCATTATCGCGATATCCGTTAAGTTTGTATCGTAATGGCGTGGTCAATTACGAATAAAGCGGATACTAGTAGTTTCACAAAGATGGCTGAAATCAGAGCTCATCTAAGAAATAGCGCTGAAAATAAAGATAAAAACGATGATATTTTCCCGGAAGATGTAATAATTCCATCTACTAAGCCCAAAACCAAACGAGCCACTACTCCTCGTAAACCAGCGGCTACTAAAATATCAACCAAAAAGGATAAAGAAAAGGAGGAAGTGGAAGAAGAAGTAGTTATAGAGGAATATCATCAAACAACTGAAGAAAATTCTCCACCTCCGTCATCATCTCCTGGAGTCGGAGACATTGTAGAAAGCGTGGCCGCTGTAGAGCTCGATGATAGCGACGGGGATGATGAACCTATGGTACAAGTTGAAGCTGGTAAAGTAAATCATAGTGCTAGAAGCGATCTCTCTGACCTAAAGGTGGCTACCGACAATATTGTTAAAGATCTTAAGAAAATTATTACTAGAATCTCTGCAGTATCGACTGTTCTAGAGGATGTTCAAGCAGCTGGTATCTCTAGACAATTTACTTCTATGACTAAAGCTATTACAACACTATCTGATCTAGTCACCGAGGGAAAATCTAAAGTTGTTCGTAAAAAAGTTAAAACTTGTAAGAAGTAAATGCGTGCACTTTTTTATAAAGATGGTAAACTGTTTACCGATAATAATTTTTTAAATCCTGTATCAAACGATAATCCAGCGTATGAGGTTTTGCAACATGTTAAAATTCCTACTCATTTAACAGATGTAGTAGTATATGAACAAACGTGGGAGGAGGCGTTAACTAGATTAATTTTTGTGGGAAGTGATTCAAAAGGACGTAGACAATACTTTTACGGAAAAATGCATGTACAGAATCGCAACGCTAAAAGAGATCGTATTTTTGTTAGAGTATATAACGTTATGAAACGAATTAATTGTTTTATAAACAAAAATATAAAGAAATCATCCACAGATTCCAATTATCAGTTGGCAGTTTTTATGTTAATGGAAACTATGTTTTTTATTAGATTTGGTAAAATGAAATATCTTAAGGAGAATGAAACAGTGGGGTTATTAACACTAAAAAATAAACACATAGAAATAAGTCCCGATGAAATAGTTATCAAGTTTGTAGGAAAGGACAAAGTTTCACATGAATTTGTTGTTCATAAGTCTAACAGACTATATAAACCGCTATTGAAACTGACGGATGATTCTAGTCCCGAAGAATTTCTGTTCAACAAACTAAGTGAACGAAAGGTATACGAATGTATCAAACAGTTTGGTATTAGAATCAAGGATCTCCGAACGTATGGAGTCAATTATACGTTTTTATATAATTTTTGGACAAATGTAAAGTCCATATCTCCTCTTCCATTACCAAAAAAGTTAATAGCGTTAACTATCAAACAAACTGCTGAAGTGGTAGGTCATACTCCATCAATTTCAAAAAGAGCTTATATGGCAACGACTATTTTAGAAATGGTAAAGGATAAAATTTTTTTAGATGTAGTATCTAAAACTACGTTCGATGAATTCCTATCTATAGTCGTAGATCACGTTAAATCATCTACTGATGGATGATATAGATCCTTACACAAATAATTACAAGACCGATAAATGGAAATGGATAAGCGTATGAAATCTCTCGCAATGACCGCTTTCTTCGGAGAGCTAAACACATTAGATATTATGGCATTGATAATGTCTATATTTAAACGCCATCCAAACAATACCATTTTTTCAGTGGATAAGGATGGTCAGTTTATGATTGATTTCGAATACGATACTTATAAGGCTTCTCAATATTTGGATCTGACCCTCACTCAGATATCTGGAGATGAATGCAAGACTCACGCATCGAGTATAGCCGAACAATTGGCGTGTGTGGACATTATTAAAGAGGATATTAGCGAATATATCAAAACTACACCCCGTCTTAAACGATTTATAAAAAAATACCGCAATAGATCAGATACTCGTATCAGTCGAGATACAGAAAAGCTTAAAATAGCTCTAGCTAAAGGCATAGATTACGAATATATAAAAGACGCTTGTTAATAAGTAAATGAAAAAAAACTAGTCGTTTATAATAAAACACGATATGGATGCCAACGTAATATCATCTTCTACTATCGCGACATATATAGACGCTTTAGCAAAGAATGCTTCGGAATTAGAACAGGGTTCTACCGCATACGAAATAAATAATGAATTGGAACTAGTATTTATTAAGCCGCCATTGATTACTTTGACAAATGTAGTAAATATCTCCACGATTCAGGAATCGTTTATTCGATTTACCGTTACTAATAAGGAAGGTGTCAAAATTAGAACTAAGATTCCATTATCTAAGGTACATGGTCTAGATGTAAAAAATGTACAGTTAGTAGATGCTATAGATAACATAGTTTGGGAAAAGAAATCATTAGTGACGGAAAATCGTCTTCACAAAGAATGCTTGTTGAGACTATCGACAGAGGAACGTCATATATTTTTGGATTACAAGAAATATGGATCCTCTATCCGACTAGAATTAGTCAATCTTATTCAAGCAAAAACAAAAAACTTTACGATAGACTTTAAGCTAAAATATTTTCTAGGATCCGGTGCGCAGTCTAAAAGTTCTTTATTGCACGCTATTAATCATCCAAAGTCAAGGCCTAATACATCTCTGGAAATAGAATTCACACCTAGAAACAATGAAACAGTTCCATATGATGAACTAATAAAGGAATTGACGACTCTCTCGCGTCATATATTTATGGCTTCTCCAGAGAATGTAATTCTTTCTCCACCTATTAACGCACCTATAAATACTTTTATGTTGCCTAAACAAGATATAGTAGGTCTGGATCTGGAAAATCTATATGCCGTAACTAAGACTGACGGCATTCCTATAACTATCAGAGTTACATCAAAAGGGTTGTATTGTTATTTTACACATCTTGGTTATATTATTAGATATCCAGTTAAGAGAATAATAGATTCTGAAGTAGTAGTCTTTGGTGAGGCAGTTAAGGATAAGAACTGGACTGTATATCTCATTAAGCTAATAGAGCCCGTAAATGCAATCAGTGATAGACTAGAAGAAAGTAAGTATGTCGAATCTAAACTAGTGGATATTTGTGATCGGATAGTATTCAAGTCAAAGAAATACGAAGGTCCTTTTACTACAACTAGTGAAGTCGTCGATATGTTATCTACATATTTACCAAAGCAACCAGAAGGTGTTATTCTGTTCTATTCAAAGGGACCTAAATCTAACATTGATTTTAAAATCAAAAAGGAGAATACTATAGACCAAACTGCAAATGTAGTATTTAGGTACATGTCCAGTGAACCAATTATCTTTGGAGAATCGTCTATCTTTATAGAGTATAAGAAATTTACCAACGATAAAGGCTTTCCTAAAGAATATGGTTCTGGTAAGATTGTGTTATACAACGGCGTTAATTATCTAAATAATATCTATTGTTTGGAATATATTAATACACATAATGAAGTGGGTATTAAGTCCGTGGTTGTACCTATTAAGTTTATAGCAGAATTCTTAGTCAATGGAGAAATACTTAAACCTAGAATCGATAAAACCATGAAATATATTAACTCAGAAGACTATTATGGAAATCAACATAATGTCATAGTCGAACATTTAAGAGATCAAAGCATCAAAATAGGAGATGTCTTTAACGAGGACAAACTATCTGATGTAGGACATCAATATGCCAATAATGATAAATTTAGATTAAATCCAGAAGTTAGTTATTTTACGAATAAAAGAACTAGAGGACCGTTGGGAATTTTATCGAACTACGTCAAGACTCTTCTTATTTCTATGTATTGTTCCAAAACATTTTTAGACGATTCCAACAAACGAAAGGTATTGGCGATTGATTTTGGAAACGGTGCTGACCTGGAAAAATACTTTTATGGAGAGATTGCGTTATTGGTAGCGACGGATCCGGATGCTGATGCTATAGCTAGAGGAAATGAAAGATACAACAAATTAAATTCTGGAATTAAAACCAAGTACTACAAATTTGACTACATTCAGGAAACTATTCGATCCGATACATTTGTATCTAGTGTCAGAGAAGTATTTTATTTTGGAAAGTTTAATATCATCGACTGGCAGTTTGCTATCCATTATTCTTTCCATCCGAGACATTATGCTACCGTCATGAATAACTTATCCGAACTAACTGCTTCTGGAGGCAAGGTATTAATCACTACCATGGACGGAGACAAATTATCAAAATTAACCGATAAAAAGACTTTTATAATTCATAAGAATCTACCTAGTAGTGAAAACTATATGTCTGTAGAAAAAATAGCTGATGATAGAATAGTGGTATATAATCCATCAACAATGTCTACTCCAATGACTGAATACATTATCAAAAAGAACGATATAGTCAGAGTGTTTAACGAATACGGATTTGTTCTTGTAGATAATGTTGATTTCGCTACAATTATAGAACGAAGTAAAAAGTTTATTAATGGCGCATCTACAATGGAAGATAGACCGTCTACAAGAAACTTTTTCGAACTAAATAGAGGAGCCATTAAATGTGAAGGTTTAGATGTCGAAGACTTACTTAGTTACTATGTTGTTTATGTCTTTTCTAAGCGGTAAATAATAATATGGTATGGGTTCTGATATCCCCGTTCTAAATGCATTAAATAATTCCAATAGAGCGATTTTTGTTCCTATAGGACCTTCCAACTGTGGATACTCTGTATTGTTAATAGATATATTAATACTTTTGTCGGGTAACAGAGGTTCTACGTCTTCTAAAAATAAAAGTTTGATAACATCTGGCCTGTTCATAAATAAAAACTTGGCGATTCTATATATACTCTTATTATCAAATCTAGCCATTGTCTTATAGATGTGAGCTACTGTAGGTGTACCATTTGATTTTCTTTCTAATACTATATATTTCTCTCGAAGAAGTTCTTGCACATCATCTGGGAATAAAATACTACTGTTGAGTAAATCAGTTATTTTTTTTATATCGATATTGATGGACATTTTTATAGTTAAGGATAATAAGTATCCCAAAGTAGATAACGACGATAACGAAGTATTTATACTTTTAGGAAATCACAATGACTTTATCAGATCAAAATTAACAAAATTAAAGGAGCATGTATTTTTTTCTGAATATATTGTGACTCCAGATACATATGGATCTTTATGCGTAGAATTAAATGGATCTAGTTTTCAGCACGGTGGTAGATACATAGAGGTGGAGGAATTTATAGATGCTGGAAGACAAGTTAGATGGTGTTCTACATCCAATCATATATCTGAAGATATACCCGAAGATATACACACTGATAAATTTATCATTTATGATATTTATACGTTTGATTCGTTCAAGAATAAACGATTGGTATTTGTACAGGTACCTACATCATTAGGAGATGATAGCTATTTGACTAACCCGTTATTGTCACCGTATTATCGTAATTCAGTAGCCAGACAAATGGTCAATGATATGATTTTTAATCAAGATTCATTTTTAAAATATTTATTAGAACATCTGATTAGAAGCCACTATAGAGTTTCTAAACATATAACAATAGTTAGATACAAGGATACCGAAGAATTAAATCTAACGAGAATATGTTATAATAGAGATAAGTTTAAGGCGTTTGCATTCGCTTGGTTTAACGGCGTTTTGGAAAATGAAAAGGTACTAGATACGTATAAAAAGGTATCTGATTTGATATAATGAATTCAGTGACTGTATCACACGCACCATATACTATTACTTATCACGATGATTGGGAACCAGTCATGAATCAATTAGTAGAGTTTTATAACGAAGTAGCCAGTTGGCTGCTACGAGACGAGACGTCGCCTATTCCTGATAAGTTCTTTATACAGTTGAAACAACCGCTTAGAAATAAGCGAGTATGTGTGTGTGGTATAGATCCGTATCCGAAAGATGGAACTGGTGTACCGTTCGAGTCACCAAATTTTACAAAAAAATCAATTAAGGAGATAGCATCTTCTATATCTAGATTAACAGGAGTAATTGATTATAAAGGTTATAACCTTAATATAATAGACGGGGTTATACCCTGGAATTATTACTTAAGTTGTAAATTAGGAGAAACAAAAAGTCACGCGATTTACTGGGATAAGATTTCTAAGTTACTGCTGCATCATATAACTAAACACGTTAGTGTTCTTTATTGTTTGGGTAAAACAGATTTCTCGAATATACGGGCCAAGTTAGAATCTCCAGTAACTACCATAGTGGGATATCATCCAGCAGCTAGAGACCGCCAATTCGAGAAAGATAGATCATTTGAAATTATCAACGTTTTACTGGAATTAGACAACAAGGCACCTATAAATTGGGCTCAAGGGTTTATTTATTAATGCTTTAGTGAAATTTTAACTTGTGTTCTAAATGGATGCGGCTATTAGAGGTAATGATGTTATCTTTGTTCTTAAGACTATAGGTGTCCCGTCAGCATGCAGACAAAATGAAGATCCAAGATTTGTAGAAGCATTTAAATGCGACGAGTTAGAAAGATATATTGAGAATAATCCAGAATGTACACTATTCGAAAGTCTTAGGGATGAGGAAGCATATTCTATAGTCAGAATTTTCATGGATGTAGATTTAGACGCGTGTCTAGACGAAATAGATTATTTAACGGCTATTCAAGATTTTATTATCGAGGTGTCAAACTGTGTAGCTAGATTCGCGTTTACAGAATGCGGTGCCATTCATGAAAATGTAATAAAATCCATGAGATCTAATTTTTCATTAACTAAGTCTACAAATAGAGATAAAACAAGTTTTCATATCATCTTTTTAGATACGTATACCACTATGGATACCTTGATAGCCATGAAACGAACACTATTAGAATTAAGTAGATCATCTGAAAATCCACTAACAAGATCTATAGACACTGCCGTATATAGGAGAAAAACAACTCTTCGGGTTGTAGGTACTAGGAAAAATCCAAATTGCGACACTATTCATGTAATGCAACCACCGCATGATAATATAGAAGATTACCTATTCACTTACGTGGATATGAACAACAATAGTTATTACTTTTCTCTACAACGACGATTGGAGGATTTAGTTCCTGATAAGTTATGGGAACCAGGGTTTATTTCATTCGAAGACGCTATAAAAAGAGTTTCAAAAATATTCATTAATTCTATAATAAACTTTAATGATCTCGATGAAAATAATTTTACAACGGTACCACTGGTCATAGATTACGTAACACCTTGTGCATTATGTAAAAAACGATCGCATAAACATCCGCATCAACTATCGTTGGAAAATGGTGCTATTAGAATTTACAAAACTGGTAATCCACATAGTTGTAAAGTTAAAATTGTTCCGTTGGATGGTAATAAACTGTTTAATATTGCACAAAGAATTTTAGATACTAACTCTGTTTTATTAACCGAACGAGGAGACCATATAGTTTGGATTAATAATTCATGGAAATTTAACAGCGAAGAACCCTTGATAACAAAACTAATTCTGTCAATAAGACATCAACTACCTAAGGAATATTCAAGCGAATTACTCTGTCCGAGGAAACGAAAGACTGTAGAAGCTAACATACGAGACATGTTAGTAGATTCAGTAGAGACCGATACCTATCCGGATAAACTTCCGTTTAAAAATGGTGTATTGGACCTGGTAGACGGAATGTTTTACTCTGGAGATGATGCTAAAAAATATACGTGTACTGTATCAACCGGATTTAAATTTGACGATACAAAGTTCGTCGAAGACAGTCCAGAAATGGAAGAGTTAATGAATATCATTAACGATATCCAACCATTAACGGATGAAAATAAGAAAAATAGAGAGTTGTACGAAAAAACTTTATCTAGTTGTTTATGCGGTGCTACCAAAGGATGTTTAACATTCTTTTTTGGAGAAACGGCAACTGGAAAGTCGACAACCAAACGTTTGTTAAAGTCTGCTATCGGTGACCTGTTTGTTGAGACGGGTCAAACAATTTTAACAGATGTATTGGATAAAGGACCTAATCCATTTATCGCTAACATGCATTTGAAAAGATCTGTGTTCTGTAGCGAACTACCTGATTTTGCATGTAGTGGGTCAAAGAAAATCAGATCTGATAATATTAAAAAGTTGACAGAACCTTGTGTCATTGGAAGACCGTGTTTCTCCAATAAAATTAATAATAGAAACCATGCTACAATCATTATCGATACTAATTACAAACCTGTCTTTGATAGGATAGATAACGCATTAATGAGAAGAATCGCCGTTGTGCGATTCAGAACACACTTTTCTCAACCTTCTGGTAGAGAGGCTGCTGAAAATAATGACGCGTATGATAAAGTCAAACTATTAGACGAGGGGTTAGATGGTAAAATACAAAATAATAGATATAGATTCGCATTTCTATACTTGTTGGTGAAATGGTACAGAAAATATCATGTTCCTATTATGAAACTATATCCTACACCGGAAGAGATTCCTGACTTTGCATTCTATCTCAAAATAGGTACTCTGTTAGTATCTAGCTCTGTAAAGCATATTCCATTAATGACGGACCTCTCCAAAAAGGGATATATATTGTACGATAATGTGGTTACTCTTCCGTTGACTACTTTCCAACAGAAAATATCCAAGTATTTTAATTCTAGACTATTTGGACACGATATAGAGAGCTTCATCAATAGACATAAGAAATTTGCCAATGTTAGTGATGAATATCTGCAATATATATTCATAGAGGATATTTCATCTCCGTAAATATATGCTCATATATTTATAGAAGATATCACATATCTAAATGAATACCGGAATCATAGATTTATTTGATAATCATGTTGATAGTATACCAACTATATTACCTCATCAGTTAGCTACTCTAGATTATCTAGTTAGAACTATCATAGATGAGAACAGAAGCGTGTTATTGTTCCATATTATGGGATCAGGTAAAACAATAATCGCTTTGTTGTTCGCCTTGGTAGCTTCCAGATTTAAAAAGGTTTACATTCTAGTGCCGAACATCAACATTTTGAAAATTTTTAATTATAATATGGGTGTAGCTATGAACTTGTTTAATGACGAATTCATAGCTGAGAATATCTTTATTCATTCCACAACAAGTTTTTATTCTCTTAATTATAACGATAACATCATTAATTATAACGGATTATCTCGCTACAATAACTCTATTTTTATCGTTGATGAGGCACATAATATCTTTGGGAATAATACTGGAGAACTTATGACCGTGATAAAAAATAAAAACAAGATTCCTTTTCTACTATTGTCTGGATCTCCCATTACTAACACACCTAATACTCTGGGTCATATTATAGATTTAATGTCCGAAGAGACGATAGATTTTGGTGAGATTATTAGTCGTGGTAAGAAAGTAATTCAGACACTTCTTAACGAACGCGGTGTGAATGTACTCAAGGATTTGCTTAAAGGAAGAATATCATATTACGAAATGCCTGATAAAGATTTACCAACGATAAGATATCACGGACGTAAGTTTCTAGATACTAGAGTAGTATATTGCCACATGTCTAAACTTCAAGAGAGAGATTATATGATTACTAGACGACAGCTATGTTATCATGAAATGTTTGATAAAAATATGTATAACGTGTCAATGGCAGTATTGGGACAACTTAATCTGATGAATAATTTAGATACTTTATTTCAGGAACAGGATAAGGAATTGTACCCAAATCTGAAAATAAATAATGGTGTGTTATACGGAGAAGAATTGTTAACGTTAAACATTAGTTCCAAATTTAAATACTTTATCAATCGGATACAGACACTCAACGGAAAACATTTTATATACTTTTCTAATTCTACATATGGTGGATTAGTAATTAAATATATCATGCTCAGTAATGGATATTCTGAATATAATGGTTCTCAGGGAACTAATCCACATATGATAAACGGCAAACCAAAAACATTTGCTATCGTTACTAGTAAAATGAAATCGTCTTTAGAGGATCTATTAGATGTGTATAATTCTCCTGAAAACGATGATGGTAGTCAATTGATGTTTTTGTTTTCGTCAAACATTATGTCCGAATCCTATACTCTGAAAGAGGTAAGGCATATTTGGTTTATGACTATCCCGGATACTTTTTCTCAATACAACCAAATTCTTGGACGATCTATTAGAAAATTCTCTTACGCCGATATTTCTGAACCCGTTAATGTATATCTTTTAGCAGCCGTATATTCCGATTTCAATGACGAAGTGACGTCATTAAACGATTACACACAGGATGAATTGATTAATGTTTTACCTTTTGACATCAAAAAGCTGTTGTATCTAAAATTTAAGACTAAAGAAACGAATAGAATATACTCTATTCTTCAAGAGATGTCTGAAACGTATTCTCTTCCACCACATCCATCAATTGTAAAAGTTTTATTGGGAGAATTGGTCAGACAATTTTTTTATAATAATTCTCGTATTAAGTATAACGATGCCAAGTTACTTAAAATGGTTACATCAGTTATAAAAAATAAAGAAGACGCTAGGAATTACATAGATGATATTGTAAACGGTCACTTCTTTGTATCGAATAAAGTATTTGATAAATCTCTTTTATACAAATACGAAAACGATATTATTACAGTACCGTTTAGACTTTCCTACGAACCGTTTGTTTGGGGAGTTAACTTTCGTAAGGAATATAACGTGGTATCTTCTCCATAAAACTGATGAGATATATAAAGAAATAAATGTCGAGCTTTGTTACCAATGAATACCTTCCAGTTACATTGGAACCACATGAGCTGACGTTAGACATAAAAACTAATATTAGGAATGCCGTATATAAGACGTATCTCCATAGAGAAATTAGTGGTAAAATGGCCAAGAAAATAGAAATTCGTAAAGACGTGGAATTACCTCTCGGCGAAATAGTTAATAATTCTGTAGTTATAAACGTTCCGTGTGTAATAACCTACGCGTATTATCACATTGGGGATATAGTCAGAGGAACATTAAACATCGAAGATGAATCAAATGTAACTATTCAATGTGGAGATTTAATCTGTAAACTAAGTAGAGATTCGGGTACTGTATCATTTAGCGATTCAAAGTACTGCTTTTTTCGAAATGGTAATGCGTATGATAACGGCAGCGAAGTCTCCGCCGTTCTAATGGAGGCTCAACAAGGTACCGAATCTAGTTTTGTTTTTCTCGCGAATATCGTCGACTCATAAGAAAGAGAATAGCGGTGAGTATAAATACGAATACTATGGCAATAATTGCGAATGTTTTATTCCCTTCAATATATTTTTGATAATATGAAAAACATGTCTCTCTCAAATCGGACAACCATCTCATAAAATAGTTCTCGCGCACTGGAGAGGTAGTTGCTGCTCGTATAATCTCCCCAGAATAATATACTTCTGTGTCATCGTTCAATTTATACGGATTTCTATAGTTCTCTGTTATATAATGCGGTTTGCCCTCATGATTAGACGACGACAATAGTGTTCTGAATTTAGATAGTTGATCAGAATGAATGTTTATTGGCGTTGGAAAAATTATCCATACAGCGTCTGCAGAGTGGTTGATAGTTGTTCCTAGATATGTAAAATAATCCAACTTACTAGGCAGCAAATTGTCTAGATAAAATACTGAATCAAACGGTGCAGACGTATTGGCGGATCTAATGGAATCCAATTGATTGACTATCTTTTGAAAATATACATTTTTATGATCCGATACTTGTAAGAATATAGAAATAATGATAAGTCCATCATCGTGTTTTTTTGCCTCTTCATAAGAACTATATTTTTTCTTATTCCAATGAACAAGATTAATCTCTCCAGAGTATTTGTACACATCTATCAAGTGATTGGATCCATAATCGTCTTCCTTTCCCCAATATATATGTAGTGATGATAACACATATTCATTGGGAAGAAACCCTCCACTTATATATCCTCCTTTAAAATTAATCCTTACTAGTTTTCCAGTATTCTGGATAGTGGTTGGTTTCGACTCATTATAATGTATGTCTAACGGCTTCAATAGCGCGTTAGAAATTGCTTTTTTAGTTTCTATATTAATAGGAGATAGTTGTTGCGGCATAGTAAAAATGAAATGATAACTGTATAGAAATAGCTCTTAGTATGGGAATTACAATGGATGAGGAAGTGATATTTGAAACTCCTAGAGAATTAATATCTATTAAACGAATAAAAGATATTCCAAGATCAAAAGACACGCACGTGTTTGCTGCGTGTATAACAAGTGACGGATATCCGCTAATAGGAGCTAGAAGAACGTCATTCGCATTCCAGGCGATATTATCTCAACAAAATTCAGATTCTATCTTTAGAGTATCCACTAAACTATTACGGTTTATGTATTACAATGAACTAAGAGAAATCTTTAGACGGTTGAGAAAAGGTTCTATCAACAATATCGATCCTCACTTCGAAGAGTTAATATTATTGGGTGGTAAAGTAGATAAAAAGGAATCTATTAAAGATTGTTTAAGAAGAGAATTAAAAGAGGAAAGTGATGAACGTATAACAGTAAAAGAATTCGGAAATGTAATTCTAAAACTTACAACACGGGATAAATTATTTAATAAAGTGTATATAGGTTATTGCATGGCGTGTTTTATTAATCAATCATTAGAGGATTTATCACATACTAGTATTTACAATGTAGAAATTAGAAAGATTAAATCATTAAATGATTGTATTAACGACGATAAATACGAATATCTGTCTTATATTTATAATATGCTAGTTAATAGTAAATGAACTTTTACAGATCTAGTATAATTAGTCAGATTATTAAGTATAATAGACGACTAGCTAAGTCTATTATTTGCAAGGATGACTCTCAAATTATTACACTAACTGCATTCGTTAACCAATGCCTATGGTGTCATAAACGAGTATCCGTGTCCGCTATTTTATTAACTACTGATAACAAAATATTAGTATGTAACAGACGAGATAGTTTTCTCTATTCTGAAATAATTAGAACTAGAAACATGTCTAGAAAGAAACGATTATTTCTGAATTATTCCAATTATTTGAACAAACAGGAAAGAAGTATACTATCGTCATTTTTTTCTCTAGATCCAGCTACTGCTGATAATGATAGAATAGACGCTATTTATCCGGGCGGTATACCCAAAAGGGGTGAGAACGTTCCAGAGTGTCTATCCAGGGAAATCAAAGAAGAAGTTAATATAGACAATTCTTTTGTATTCATAGACACTCGTTTTTTTATTCATGGTATCATAGAAGATACCATTATTAACAAATTTTTTGAGGTAATTTTCTTTGTCGGAAGAATATCTCTAACGAGTGATCAAATTATTGATACCTTTAAAAGTAATCATGAAATCAAGGATCTAATATTTTTAGATCCGAATTCAGGTAATGGACTCCAATACGAAATTGCAAAATATGCTCTAGATACTGCAAAACTTAAATGTTACGGCCATAGAGGATGTTATTATGAATCATTAAAAAAATTAACTGAGGATGATTGATTAGAAAATATAAATTAATTTACCATCGTGTATTTTTATAACGGGATTGTCTGGCATATCATGTAGATAGTTACCATCTACATCGTATACTCGACCATCTACGCCTTTAAATCCTCTATTTATTGACATTAATCTATTAGAATTGGAATACCAAATATTAGTACCCTCAATTAGTTTATTGGTAATATTTTTTTTAGACGATAGATCGATGGCTCTTGAAACCAAGGTTTTCCAACCGGACTCATTGTCGATCGGTGAGAAGTCTTTTTCATTAGCATGAATCCATTCTAATGATGTATGTTTAAACACTCTAAACAATTGGACAAATTCTTTTGATTTGCTTTGAATGATTTCAAATAGGTCTTCGTCTACAGTAGGCATACCATTAGATAATCTAGCCATTATAAAGTGCACGTTTACATATCTACGTTCTGGAGGAGTAAGAACGTGACTATTAAGACGAATGGCTCTTCCTACTATCTGACGAAGAGATGCCTCGTTCCAAGTCATATCTAGAATGAAGATATCATTAATTGAGAAGAAACTAATACCCTCGCCTCCACTAGAAGAGAATACGCATGTTTTAATGCATTCTCCGTTAGTGTTTGATTCTTGGTTAAACTCAGCCACCGCCTTGATTCTAGTATCTTTCGTTCTAGATGAGAACTCTATATTAGAGATACCAAAGACTTTGAAATATAGTAATAAGATTTCTATTCCTGACTGATTAACAAATGGTTCAAAGACTAGACATTTACCATGTGATGCTAATATTCCCAAACATACATCTATGAATTTGACGCTTTTCTCTTTTAATTCAGTAAATAGAGAGATATCAGCCGCACTAGCGTCCCCTCCCAATAGTTCTCCCTTTTTAAAGGTATCTAATGCGGATTTAGAAAACTCTCTATCTCTTAATGAGCTTTTAAAGTCATTATATAGGGTTGCTATCTCTTGCGCGTATTCGCCCGGATCACGATTTTGTCTTTCAGGAAAGCTATCGAACGTAAACGTAGTAGCCATACGTCTCAGAATTCTAAATGATGATATACCTGTTTTTATTTCAGCGAGTTTAGCCTTTTGATAAATCTCTTCTTGCTTTTTCGACATATTAATGTATCGCATTAATACTGTTTTCTTAGCGAATGATGCAGACCCTTTTACGTCATCAAAAATAGAAAACTCGTTATTAACTATGTACGAACATAGGCCTCCTAGTTTGGAGACTAATTCTTTCTCATTAACTAGACGTTTATTCTCAAATAGCGATTGGTGTTGTAAGGATCCTGGTCGTAGTAAGTTAACCAACATGGTGAATTCTTGCACACTATTGACGATAGGTGTAGCCGATAAACAAATCATCTTATGGTTTTTTAACGCAATGGTCTTAGATAAAAAATTATATACTGAACGAGTAGGACGGATCTTACCATCTTCTTTGATTAATGATTTAGAAATGAAGTTATGACATTCATCAATGATAACGCATATTCTACTCTTGGAATTAATAGTTTTGATATTAGTAAAAAATTTATTTCTAAAATTTTGATCATCGTAATTAATAAAAATACAATCCTTCGTTATCTCTGGAGCGTATCTGAGTATAGTGTTCATCCAAGGATCTTCTATCAAAGCCTTTTTCACCAATAAGATAATAGCCCAATTCGTATAAATATCCTTAAGATGTTTGAGAATATATACAGTAGTCATTGTTTTACCGACACCTGTTTCATGGAACAATAAAAGAGAATGCATACTGTCTAATCCTAAGAAAACTCTTGCTACAAAATGTTGATAATCCTTGAGGCGTACTACGTCTGTTCCCATCATTTCAACAGGCATATTAGTAGTTCTGCGCAAGGCATAATCGATATAGGCCGCGTGTGATTTACTCATTTATGAGTGATAAGTAATAACTATGTTTTAAAAATCACAACAGTAGTTTAACTAGTCTTCTCTGATGTTTGTTTTCGATACTTTTCGAATCAGAAGTCATACTAGAATAAAGCAACGAGTGAACGTAATAGAGAGCTTCGTATACTCTATTCGAAAACTCTAAGAACTTATTAATGAATTCCGTATCCACTGGATCGTTTAGAATACTAAATTGAACACTGTTCACATCCTTCCAAGAAGAAGACTTAGTGACGGACTTAACATGCGACATAAATAAATCCAAATTTTTTTTACAAACATCACTAGCCACCATAATGGCGCTATCTTTTAACCAGCTATCACTTACGCATTTCAGCAATCTAACATTTTTAAAGAGACTACAATATATTCTCATGGTATCGATTACACCTCTACCGAATAGAGTAGGAAGTTTAATAATACAATATTTTTCGTTTACAAAATCAAATAATGGTCGAAACACGTCGAAGGTTAACATCTTATAATCGCTAATGTATAGATTGTTTTCAGTGAGATGATTATTAGATTTAATAGCATCTCGTTCACGTTTGAACAGTTTATTGCGTGCGCTGAGATCGGCAACTACTGCGTCCGCTTTAGTACTCCTCCCATAATACTTTACGCTATTAATCTTTAAAATTTCATAGACTTTATCTAGATCGCTTTCTGGTAACATGATATCATGTGTAAAAAGTTTTAACATGTCGGTTGGAATTCTATTTAGATCATTAACTCTAGAAATCTGAAGAAAGTAATTAGCTCCGTATTCCAGACTAGGTAGTGGGCTTTTACCTAGAGACAGATTAAGTTCTGGCAATGTTTCATAAAATGGAAGAAGGACATGCGTTCCCTCTCGGATATTTTTTACAATTTCATCCATTTACAACTCTATAGTTTGTTTTCATTATTATTAGTTATTATCTCCCATTATCTTGGTAATACTTACCCCTTGATCATAAGATACCTTATACAGGTCATTACATACAACTACCAATTGTTTTTGTACATAATAGATTGGATGGTTGACATCCATGGTGGAATAAACTACTCGAACAGATAGTTTATCTTTCCCCCTAGATACATTGGCCGTAATAGTTGTCGGCCTAAAGAATATCTTTGGTGTAAAGTTAAAAGTTAGGGTTCTTGTTCCATTATTGCTTTTTGTCAGTAGTTCATTATAAATTCTCGAGATGGGTCCGTTCTCTGAATATAGAACATCATTTCCAAATCTAACTTCTAGTCTAGAAATAATATCGGTCTTATTCTTAAAATCTATTCCCTTGATGAAGGGATCGTTAATGAACAAATCCTTGGCCTTTGATTCGGCTGATCTATTATCTCCGTTATAGACGTTACGTTGACTAGTCCAAAGACTTACAGGAATAGATGTATCGATGATGTTGATACTATGTGATATGTGAGCAAAGACTGTTCTCTTGGTGGCGTCGCTATATGTTCCAGTAATGGCGGAAAACTTTTTAGAAATGTTATATATAAAAGAATTTTTTCGGGTTCCAAACATTAACAGATTAGTATGAAGATAAACACTCATATTATCAGGAACATTATCAATTTTTACATACACATCAGCATCTTGAATAGAAACGATACCATCTTCTGGAACCTCAACAATCTCGGCAGACTCCGGATAACCAGTCGGTGGGCCATCACTAACAATAACTAGATCATCCAACAATCTACTCACATATGCATCTATATAATCTTTTTCATCTTGTGAGTACCCTGGATACGAAATAAATTTATTATCCGTATTTCCATAATAAGGTTTAGTATAAACAGAGAGCGATGTTGCCGCATGAACTTCAGTTACAGTCGCAGTTGGTTGGTTTATTTGACCTATTACTCTCCTAGGTTTCTCTATAAACGATGGTTTAATTTGTACATTCTTAACCATATATCCAATAAAGCTCAATTCAGGAACATAAACAAATTCTTTGTTGAACGTTTCAAAGTCAAACGAAGAGTCACGAATAACGATATCGGATACTGGATTGAAGGTCACCGTTACGGTAATTTTTGAATCGGATAGTTTAAGACTGCTGAATGTATCTTCCACATCAAACGGAGTTTTAATATAAACGTATACTGTAGATGGTTCTTTAATAGTGTCATTAGGAGTTAGGCCAATAGAAATATCATTAAGTTCACTAGAATATCCAGAATGTTTCAAAGCAATTGTATTATTGATACAATTATTATATAATTCTTCGCCCTCAATTTCCCAAATAACACCGTTACACGAAGAGACAGATACATGATTAATACATTTATATCCAACATATGGTACGTAACCGAATCTTCCCATACCTTTAACTTCTGGAAGTTCCAAACTCAGAACCAAATGATTAAGCGCAGTAATATACTGATCCCTAATTTCGAAGCTAGCGATAGCCTGATTGTCGGGACCATCGTTTGTCATAACTCCGGATAGAGAAATATATTGCGGCATATATAAAGTTGGAATTTGACTATCGACTGCGAAGACATTAGACCGTTTAATAGAGTCATCCCCACCGATCAAAGAATTAATGATAGTATTATTCATTTTCTATTTAAAATGAAAAAGCTTACAATAAACTCCGTAGAGAAATATCTATAATTTGTGAGTTTTCCTTAAAGTAACAACTTCCGTAAACGCCGTCTTTATCTCTTAGTAAGTTTATTGTATTTATGACCTTTTCCTTATCTTCATAGAATACTAAAGGCAACAAAGAAATTTTTGGTTCTTCTCTAAGAGCTACGTGAGACTTAACCATAGACGCCAACGAATCCCTACATATTTTAGAACAGAAATACCCAACTTCGCCACCCTTGAATGTCTCAATACTAATAGGTCTAAAAACCAAATCTTGATTACAAAACCAACACTTATCAATTACACTATTTGTCTTAATAGACACATCTGCCATAGATTTATAATACTTTGGTAGTATACAAGCGAGTGCTTCTTCTTTAGCGGGCTTAAAGACTGCTTTAGGTGCTGAAATAACCACATCTGGAAGGCTTACTCGCTTAGCCATTTAATTACGGAACTATTTTTTTATACTTCTAATGAGCAAGTAGAAAACCTCTCATCTACAAAAACATACTCGTGTCCATAATCCTCTACCATAGTAACACGTTTTTTAGATCGCATATGTGCTAAAAAGTTTTCCCATACTAACTGATTACTATTATTTTTCGTATAATTTTTAACTGTTTGAGGTTTTAGATTTTTAGTTACAGAAGTGATATCGAATATTTTATCCAAAAAGAATGAGTAATTAATTGTCTTAGAAGGAGTGTTTTCTTGGCAAAAGAATACCAAGTGCTTAAATATTTCTACTACTTCATTAATCTTTTCGGTACTCAGATTCAGTTTCTCATCTTTTACTTGATTGATTATTTCAAAGACTAACTTATAATCCTTTTTATTTATCCTCTCGTTAGCCTTAAGAAAACTAGATACAAAATTTGCATCTACATCATCCGTGGATATTTGATTTTTTTCCATGATATCCAAGAGTTCCGAGATAATTTCTCCAGAACATTGATGAGACAATAATCTCCGCAATACATTTCTCAAATGAATAAGTTTATTAGACACGTGGAAGTTTGACTTTTTTTGTACCTTTGTACATTTTTGAAATACAGACTCGCAAAAAATACAATATTCATATCCTTGTTCAGATACTATACCGTTGTGTCTACAACCGCTACATAATCGTAGATTCATGTTAACACTCTACGTATCTCGTCGTCTAATATTTTATATAAAAACATTTTATTTCTAGACGTTGCCAGAAAATCCTGTAATACTTTTAGTTTTTGGGGTTGTGAATAAAGTATCGCCCTAATATTATTACCGTCTTCCGCCAATATAGTAGTTAGATTATCAGCACATGAAGAAAAACACCTCTTAGGTGGATTCAGTACAATGTTATATTTTTCGTACCAACTCATTTAAATATCATAATCTAAAATAGTTCTGTAATATGTCTAGCGCTAATATATTGATCATAATCCTGTGCATAAATTAAAATACAACAATGTCTCGAAATCATCGACATGGCTTCTTCCATAGTTAGAAGATCGTCGTCAAAGTTAGCAACGTGATTCATCAACATTTGCTGTTTTGAGGCAGCAAATACTGAACCGTCGCCATTCAACCATTCATAAAAACCATCGTCTGAATCCATTGATAATTTCTTGTACTGGTTTTTGAGAGCTCGCATCAATCTAGCATTTCTAGCTCCCGGATTGAAAACAGAAAGAGGATCGTACATCCAGGGTCCATTTTCTGTAAATAGAATCGTATAATGTCCCTTCAAGAAGATATCAGACGATCCACAATCAAAAAATTGGTCTCCGAGTTTGTAACAGACTGCGGACTTTAACCTATACATGATACCGTTTAGCATGATTTCTGGTGATACGTCAATCGGAGTATCATCTATTAGAGATCTAAAGCCGGTGTAACATTCTCCACCAAACATATTCTTATTCTGACGTCGTTCTACATAAAAAATCATTGCTCCATTAACGATAACAGGGGAATGAACAGCACTACCCATCACATTAGTTCCCAATGGATAAATGTGTGTAACTCCAGAACATCTTCCATAGCCTATGTTAGGAGGAGCGAACACCACTCTTCCACTATTGCCATCGAATGCCATAGAATAAATATCCTTGGAATTGATAGAAATTGGACTGTCGGATGTTGTGATCATCTTCATAGGATTAACAACGATGTATGGTGCCGCCTGAAGTTTCATATTGTAACTGATGCCGTTCATAGGTCTAGCCACAGAAACCAACGTAGGTCTAAATCCAACTATAGACAAAATAGAAGCCAATATCTGTTCCTCATCTGTCATAACTTGAGAGCATCCAGTATGAATAATCTTCATTAGATGGGGATCTACCGCATCATCATCGTTACAATAAAAAATTCCCATTCTAATGTTCATAATTGCTTTTCTAATCATGGTATGCATGTTTGCCCTCTGAATCTCTGTGGAAATTAGATCTGATACACCTGTAATCACTATCGGATTATCCTCCGTAAGACGATTAACCAACAACATATAATTATAAGACTTTACTCTTCTAAATTCATAAAGTTGCTGGATTAGACTATATGTGTCTCCATGTACATACGCGTTCTCGAGCGCAGGAAGTTTAATACCGAATAGTGCCATCAGAATAGGATGAATGTAGTAATTAGTTTCTGGTTTTCTATAAATAAAAGACAAATCTTGTGAGCTAGACATATCGGTAAAATGCATGGATTGGAATCGTGTAGTCGACAGAAGAATATGATGATTAGACGGAGAGTATATTTTATCTAACTCTTTGAGTTGGTCACCGATTCTAGGACTAGCTCGAGAATGAATAAGTACTAAAGGATGAGTACATTTCACAGAAACACTGGCGTTGTTCAATGTGCTCTTTACATGGGTAAGGAGTTGAAATAGCTCGTTTCTATTTGTTCTGACAATATTTAGTTTATTCATAATGTTAAGCATATCCTGAATAGTAAAGTTAGATGTGTCATACTTGTTAGTAGTTAGATATTTAGCAATTGCATTCCCATCATTTCTCAATCTCGTACTCCAATCATGTGTTGATGCTACTTCATCTATAAAAACCATACAATCCTTTTTGGTAGTCTGTTGAGCTTGATCATTTCCTGCACGTTTAGGTTTGGTACGTTGATTTCTAGCCCCTGCGGATATAAAGTCATCGTCTACAATTTGGGACAATGAATTGCATACACTACAAGACAAAGATTTATCAGAAGTGTGAATATGATCTTCATCTACCAAAGAAAGAGTTTGATTAGTATAACTAGATTTTAGTCCTGCGTTAGATGTTAAAAAAACATCGCTATTGACCACGGCTTCCATTATTTATATTCGTAGTTTTTACTCGAAAGCGTGATTTTAATATCCAATCTTATTACTTTTGGAATCGTTCAAAACCTTTGACTAGTTGTAGAATTTGATCTATTGCCCTACGCGTATACTCCCTTGCATCATATACGTTCGTCACCAGATCGTTTGTTTCGGCCTGAAGTTGGCGCATATCTTTTTCAACACTCGACATGAGATCCTTAAGGGCCATATCGTCTAGATTTTGTTGAGATGCTGCTCCTGGATTTGGATTTTGTTGTGCTGTTGTACATACTGTACCACCAGTAGGTGTAGGAGTACATACAGTGGCCACAATAGGAGGTTGAGGAGGTGTAACCGTTGGAGTAGTACAAGAAATACTTCCATCCGATTGTTGTGTACATGTAGTTGTTGGTAACGTCTGAGAAGGTTGGGTAGATGGCGGTGTCGTCGTCTTTTGATCTTTATTAAATTTAGAGATAATATCCTGAACAGCATTGCTCGGCGTCAACGCTGGAAGGAGTGAACTCGGTTGTGTATTATCATCTGCCGACAGCCAATCAAAAAGATTAGACATATCCGATGATGTATTAGTTTGTTGTTGTCGTGGTTTTGGTGTAGGAGCAGTACTACTAGGTAGAAGAATAGGAGCCGGTGTAGGTGTAGGAACCGGCTGTGGAGTTATATGAATAGTTGGTTGTAGCGGTTGGATAGGCTGTCTGCTGGCAGCCATCATATTATCTCTAGCTAGTTGTTCTCGCAACTGTCTTTGATAATACGACTCTTGAGACTTTAGTCCTATTTCAATCGCTTCATCCTTTTTCATATCCGGATCCTTTTCTTCAGAATAATAGATTGACGACTTTGGTGTAGAGGATTCTGCCAGCCCCTGTGAGAACTTGTTAAAGAAGTCCATTTAAGGCTTTAAAATTGAATTGCGATTATAAGATTAAATGGCAGACACAGACGATATTATCGACTATGAATCCGATGATCTCACCGAATACGAGGATGATGAAGAAGAGGAAGAAGATGGAGAGTCACTAGAAACTAGTGATATAGATCCCAAATCTTCTTATAAGATTGTAGAATCAGCATCCACTCATATAGAAGATGCGCATTCCAATCTTAAACATATAGGGAATCATATATCTGCTCTTAAACGACGCTATACTAGACGTATAAGTCTATTTGAAATAGCGGGTATAATAGCAGAAAGCTATAACTTGCTTCAACGAGGAAGATTACCTCTAGTTTCAGAATTTTCTGACGAAACGATGAAGCAAAATATGCTACATGTAATCATACAAGAGATAGAGGAGGGTTCTTGTCCTATAGTCATCGAAAAGAACGGAGAATTGTTGTCGGTAAACGATTTTGACAAAGATGGTCTAAAATTCCATCTAGACTATATTATCAAAATTTGGAAACTTCAAAAACGATATTAGAATTTATACGAATATCGTTCTCTAAATGTCACAATCAAGTCTCTCATATTCAGCAGGTTATTGTCGTACTTTATATCGTGTTCATTAACGATATTTTGCAAAATAGTAATGATTCTATCTTCCTTCGATAGATATTCTTCAGAGATTATTGTCTTATATTCTTTCTTGTTATCCGATATGAATTTGATAAGACTTTGAACATTATTAATACCCGTTTGTTTAATTTTTTCTACAGATATTTTAGTTTTGGCAGATTCTATTGTGTCTGTTAATAGACATCCAACATCGACATTCGACGTCAATTGTCTATAAATCAGAGTATAAATTTTAGAAATAACATTAGCAAATTGTTGTGCGTTGATGTCGTTATTCTGAAACAGTATGATTTTAGGTAGCATTTTCTTAACAAAGAGAACGTATTTATTGTTACTCAGTTGAACAGATGATATATCCAGATTACTAATGCATCTGATTCCATATACCAAACTTTCAGAAGAAATGGTGTACAATTGTTTGTATTCATTCAATGTCTCCTTTTCAGAAATTAGTTTAGAGTCGAATACTGCAATAATTTTCAAAAGATAGTTTTCATCAGATAAGATTTTATTTAGTGTAGATATGATAAAACTATTGTTTTGTTGGAGAACTTGATACGCCGCATTCTCTGTAGTCGACGCTCTCAAATGGGAAACAATCTCCATTATTTTTTTGGAATCGGATACTATATCTTCGGTATCTTGACGCAGTCTAGTATACATAGAGTTAAGAGAAATTAGAGTTTGTACATTAAGCAACATGTCTTTAAATGTGGCTACAAACTTTTCCTTTTCCACATCATCTAGTTTATTATATACCGATTTCACAACGGCACCAGATTTAAGGAACCAGAATGAAAAACTCTGATAACTACAATATTTCATCATAGTTACGATTTTATCATCTTCTATAGTTGGTGTGATAGCGCATACCTTTTTCTCCAAGACTGGAACCAACGTCATAAAAATGTTTAAATCAAAATCCATATCAACATCTGATGCGCTAAGACCAGTCTCGCGTTCAAGATTATCTTTACTAATGGTGACGAACTCATTGTATAGAACTCTAAGTTTGTCCATTATTTATTTACAGATTTAGTTGTTTAATTTATTTGTGCTCTTCCAGAGTTGGGATAGTATTTTTCTAACGTCGGTATTATATTATTAGGATCTACGTTCATATGTATCATAATATTAATCATCCACGTTTTGATAAATCTATCTTTAGCTTCTGAAATAACGTATTTAAACAAAGGAGAAAAATATTTAGCTACGGCATCAGACGTAATAACATTTTTTGTAAATGTAACGTATTTAGACGACAGATCTTCGTTAAAAAGTTTTCCATCTATGTAGAATCCATCGGTTGTTAACACCATTCCCGCGTCAGATTGAATAGGAGTTTGAATAGTTTGTTTTGGAAATAGATCCTTCAATAACTTATAGTTGGGTGGGAAAAAATCGATTTTATCACTAGACTCTTTCTTTTTTACTATCATTACCTCATGAACTATTTCTTGAATGAGTATATGTATTTTCTTTCCTATATCGGATGCGTTCATTGGAAAATATACCATGTCGTTAACTATAAGAATATTTTTATCCTCGTTTACAAACTGAATAATATCAGATGTAGTTCGTAAACGAACTATATCATCACCAGCACAACATCTAACTATATGATATCCACTAGTTTCCTTTAGCCGTTTATTATCTTGTTCCATATTAGCAGTCATTCCATCATTTAAGAAGGCGTCAAAGATAATAGGGAGAAATGACATTTTGGATTCTGTTACTACTTTACCAAAATTAAGGATATACGGACTTACTATCTTTTTCTCAACGTCGATTTGATGAACACACGATGAAAATGTGCTTCTATGAGATTGATCATGTAGAAAACAACAAGGGATACAATATTTCCGCATATCATGAAATATATTAAGAAATCCCACCTTATTATATTTCCCCAAAGGATCCATGCACGTAAACATTATGCCGTTATCATTAATAAAGACTTCTTTCTCATCGGATCTGTAAAAGTTGTTACTGATTTTTTTCATTCCAGGATCTAGATAATTAATAATGATGGGTTTTCTATTCTTATTCTTTGTATTTTGGCATATTCTAGACCAGTAAACAGTTTCCACTTTGGTAAAATCAGCAGACTTTTGAACGCTATTAAACATGGCATTAATGGCAATAACTAAAAATGTAAAATATTTTTCTATGTTAGGAATATGGTTTTTCACTTTAATAGATATATGGTTTTTGGCCAAAATGATAGATATTTTTTTATCCGAGGATAGTAAAATATTATTAGTCGCCGTCTCTATAAAAATGAAGCTAGTCTCGATATCCAATTTTATTCTAGAATTGATAGGAGTCGCCAAATGTACCTTATACGTTATATCTCCCTTGATGCGTTCCATTTGTGTATCTATATCTGACACAAGATCTGTAAATAGTTTTACGTTATTAATCATCACGGTATCGCCGTCGCTAGATAATGCTAATGTTCCATCCAAGTCCCAAATGGAGAGATTTAACTGTTCATCGTTTAGAATAAAATGATTACCGGTCATATTAATAAAGTGTTCATCGTATCTAGATAACAACGACTTATAATTAATGTCCAAGTCTTGAACTCGCTGAATGATCTTTTTTAACCCAGTTAGTTTTAGATTAGTACGAAATATATTGTTAAACTTTGATTCTACAGTAATGTCCAAATCTAGTTGTGGAAATACTTCCATCAACATTGTTTCAAACTTGATAATATTATTATCTACATCTTCATATGATCCAAATTCCGGAATAGATGTATCACACGCTCTGGCCACCCAGATAACCAAAAAGTCACACGCTCCAGGATATACATTGTATAAAAAGCTATCGTTTTTAAGTAGTGTTTTTTTCTGCGTATATACGAAGGGATTGAAAATAGTATTATCGACGTAACTATATTCCAAATTATTCTTATGCGAATAGATAATAATATCGTCTTTAATATCTAACAAATTTCCTAAATATCCCTTTAATTGAGTCATTCGAAGCGTCAATAGAATATGTCTCTTAACTATTTCCGGCTGTTGTATATTTAAATGACTTCGTAAGAAATAATATATGGGCGACTTCTCATCTATGTAATCATATGGAGTGAGATATAGGGCTCGTTCTACCTCCTGCCCCTTACCCACCTGTAATACCAATTGCGGACTCACTATATATCGCATATTTATATCGTGGGGTAAAGTGAAAATCTACTACCGATGATGTAAGTCTTACAATGTTCGAACCAGTACCAGATCTTAATTTGGAGGCCTCTGTAGAACTAGGGGAGGTAAATATAGATCAAACAACACCTATGATAAAGGAGAATAGCGGTTTTATATCCCGCAGTAGACGTCTATTCGCCCATAGATCTAAGGATGATGAGAGAAAACTAGCACTACGATTCTTTTTACAAAGACTTTATTTTTTAGATCATAGAGAGATTCATTATTTGTTCAGATGCGTTGACGCTGTAAAAAACGTCACTATTACCAAAAAAAATAACATTATCGTGGCGCCTTATATAGCACTTTTAACTATCGCATCAAAAGGATGCAAACTTACAGAAACAATGATTGAAGCATTCTTTCCAGAACTATATAATGAACATAGTAAGAAATTCAAATTCAACTCTCAAGTATCCATCATCCAAGAAAAACTCGGATATCAGTCTGGAAACTATCACGTTTATGATTTTGAACCGTATTACTCTACAGTAGCTTTGGCTATTCGAGATGAACATTCATCTGGCATTTTTAATATCCGTCAAGAGAGTTATCTGGTAAGTTCATTATCTGAAATAACATATAGATTTTATCTAATTAATCTAAAATCTGATCTTGTTCAATGGAGTGCTAGTACGGGCGCTGTAATTAATCAAATGGTAAATACTGTATTGATTACAGTGTATGAAAAGTTACAACTGGTCATAGAAAATGATTCACAATTTACATGTTCATTGGCTGTGGAATCAGAACTTCCAATAAAATTACTTAAAGATAGAAATGAATTATTTACAAAATTCATCAACGAGTTAAAAAAGACCAGTTCATTCAAGATAAGCAAACGCGATAAGGATACGTTACTAAAATATTTTACTTAGGAGTTAGAATTTATAGACGACTCATTTAGTTTATTACTATTAATAATAATATCATCATTATTATTATTATTATTATTATTATTACTATTACTATTACTATTACTATTACTATTACTATCATTATCATTATCATTATCAGTGTTAGCATTATTGGTATTCTTCTTGTCATCTTGTTCAGAAATATATAACAATGCTATACCTAATACTAAATACATTATCATGCTTGCAATGGCTCTAACAACAACGAACCAAAATGAATTTGGTCGTAGCTTTTGTTCACAAAAATACATAAAGAAATGTCTACATAAATCTATGGCGCCATTGGCTACTTGAAATAGCGCCAGTCCTCCTACAGATTTTAATATAGCTGTATAACATGACATTTATTCATCATCAAAAGAGACAGAGTCACCATCTGTCATATTTAGATTTTTTTTCATGTGTTCAAAGTATCCTCTACTCATTTCATTATAATAGTTTATCATACTTAGAATTTTAGGACGGATCAATGAGTAAGACTTGACTAGATCGTCAGTAGTAATTTGTGCATCGTCTATTCTGCATCCGCTTCGTCGAATAATGTATAGCATCGCTTTGAGATTCTCCATAGCTATCAAGTCTTTATACAATGACATGGAAATATCTGTGAATACTTTATACTTCTCCAACATCGATGCCTTAACATCATCGCCTACTTTAGCATTGAAAATACGTTCCATTGTGTAGATGGATGTAGCAAGATTTTTAAACAACAATGCCATCTTACATGATGATTGCCTCAAGTCTCCAATCTTTTGTTTAGAACGATTAGCTACAGAGTCCAATGCTTGGCTGACTAGCATATTATTATCTTTAGAAATTGTATTCTTCAATGAGGCGTTTATCATATCTGTGATTTCGTTAGTCATATTACAGTCTGACTGGGTTGTAATGTTATCCAACATATCACCTATGGATACGGTACACGTACCAGCATTTGTAATAATCCTATCTAAGATGTTGTATGGCATTGCGCAGAAAATATCTTCTCCTGTAATATCTCCACTCTCGATAAATCTACTCAGATTATTCTTAAATGCCTTATTCTCTGGAGAAAAGATATCAGTGTCCATCATTTCATTAATAGTATACGCAGAAAAGATACCACGAGTATCAATTCTATCCAAGATACTTATTGGTTCCGAGTCACAGATAATGGTTTCCTCTCCTTCGGGAGATCCTGCATAGAAATATCTAGGACAATAGTTTCTATACTGTCTGTAACTCTGATAATCTCTAAAGTCACTAACTGATACCATGAAATTGAGAAGATCAAACGCTGAAGTAATCAATTTTTCTGCCTCGTTTTTACTACAACTAGTTTTCATCAATGTAGTGACGATGTATTGTTTAGTTACTCTTGGTCTAATACTGATGATAGAGATATTATTGCTTCCCATAATGGATCTTCTAGTAGTCACCTTAAAGCCCATTGATGCGAATAGCAGATAGATAAAGTCTTGGTATGACTCCTTTCTAATATAGTACGGACTACCTTTGTCACCCAACTTTATACCCACATAAGCCATAACAACCTCTTTAATAGCCGTTTCATGAGGTTTATCAGCCATGAGCCTGAGTAGTTGGAAGAATCTCATGAATCCCGTCTCAGAAAGTCCTATATGCATGATAGAAGATTTATCTTTCCTGGGAAACTCTCGTATAGTCATAGATGAAATACTCTTCAAAGTTTCTGAAATAAGATTAGTAACAGTCTTACCTCCGACTACTCTGGGTAACAAACATACTCTAATAGGTGTTTTCTCTGCGGAGATAATATCAGAAAGGATAGAGCAATAAGTAGTATTATTGTGATTATAAAGACCGAATACATAACAGGTAGAATTTATAAACATCATGTCCTGAAGGTTTTTAGACTTGTATTCCTCGTAATCCATACCGTCCCAAAACATGGATTTGGTAACTTTGATAGCCGTAGATCTTTGTTCCTTCGCCAACAGGTTAAAGAAATTAATAAAGAATTTGTTGTTTCTATTTATGTCCACAAATTGCATATTTGGAAGTGCCACCGTTACGTTCACTGCAGCATTTTGAGGATTTCGAGTATGAAGTACGATGTTATTGTTTACTGGTATATCTGGAAAGAATTCTACCAGTCTAGGAATAAGAGATTGATATCGCATAGAAATACAAAAGTTAATAATCTCATCATTGAAGATTACTCGGTTACCATTGTAATAAATTGGTACTCTATCATAATCATCGACAAAGTACTGTTCATGCATGATGAGATGTTTATATGTTGGCATAGTAGTGAGATCGACGTTTGGTAATGGCAATGTATTAAGATTAACTCCATAATGTCTAGCAGCATCCGCGATGTCATAAGTGTTGTCAAAGTGGTGTTGATATTGTGCTGTTATATATTGTCTAACACCTATAAGATTATCAAAATCTTGTCTGCTTAATACACCGTTAACAATTTTTGCCTTGAATTCTTTTATTGGTGCATTAATAACATCCTTATAGAGGATGTTAAACAAATAAGTATTATCAAAGTTAAGATCTGGGTATTTCTTTTCTGCTAGAACATCCATTGAGTCGGAGCCATCTGGTTTAATATAACCACCGATAAATCTAGCTCTGTATTCTGTATCCGTCAATCTAATATTAAGAAGGTGTTGAGTGAAAGGTGGAAGATCGTAAAAGCTGTGAGTATTAATGATAGGGTTAGTTTCCGAACTAATGTTAATTGGGGTATTAATAATATCGATATTTCCAGCGTTAAGTGTAACATTAAACAGTTTTAATTCACGTGACGTGGTATCAATTAAATAATTAATGCCCAATTTGGATATAGCAGCCTGAAGCTCATCTTGTTTAGTTACGGATCCTAATGAGTTATTAAGAAATACATCGAACGGATGAACGAAGGTTGTTTTAAGTTGGTCACATACTTTGTAATCTAGACATAGATGCGGAAGAACGGTAGAAACTATACGAAATAGATATTCAGAGTCCTCTAATTGATCAAGAGTAACTATTGACTTAATAGGCATCATTTATTTAGTATTAAATGACGACCGTACCAGTGACAGATATACAAAACGACTTAATTACAGAGTTTTCAGAAGATAATTATCCATCTAACAAAAATTATGAAATAACTCTTCGTCAAATGTCTATTCTAACTCACGTTAATAACGTGGTAGATAGAGAACATAATGCTGCCGTAGTGTCATCTCCAGAGGAAATATCATCACAACTTAATGAAGATCTATTTCCAGACGATGATTCTCCGGCCACTATTATCGAAAGAGTACAACAACCACATACTACTATTATTGACGATACGCCACCTCCTACGTTTCGTAGAGAGTTATTGATATCGGAACAACGTCAACAACGAGAAAAAAGATTTAATATTACGGTATCAAAAAATGCCGAAGCGATAATGGAATCTAGATCGATGATAACTTCTATGCCAACACAAACACCATCCTTGGGAGTAGTTTATGATAAAGATAAAAGAATTCAGATGCTAGAGGATGAAGTGGTTAATCTTAGAAATCAACGATCTAATACAAAATCATCTGATAATTTGGATAATTTTACCAGAATACTATTTGGTAAGACTCCGTATAAATCAACAGAAGTTAATAAGCGTATAGCCATCGTTAATTATGCAAATTTGAATGGGTCCCCCTTATCAGTAGAGGACTTGGATGTTTGTTCAGAGGATGAAATAGATAGAATCTATAAAACGATTAAACAATATCACGAAAGTAGAAAACGAAAAATTATCGTCACTAACGTGATTATTATTGTCATAAACATTATTGAACAGGCATTGCTAAAACTCGGATTTGACGAAATCAAAGGACTGAGTACCGATATCACTTCAGAAATTATCGATGTGGAGATCGGAGATGACTGTGATGCTGTAGCATCAAAACTAGGAATCGGTAACAGTCCGGTTCTTAATATTGTATTGTTTATACTCAAGATATTCGTTAAACGAATTAAAATTATTTAATTTAATACATTCCCATATCCAGACAACAATCGTCTGGATTAATCTGTTCCTGTCGTCTCATACCGGACGACATATTAATCTTTTTATTAGTGGGCATCTTTTTAGATGGTTTCTTTTTCCCAGCATTAACTGATTCGATACCTAGAAGATCGTGATTGATCTCTCCGACCATTCCACGAACTTCTAATTGACCGTCTCTAACGGTACCATAAACTATTTTACCAGCATTAGTAACAGCTTGGACAATCTGACCATCCATTGCGTTGAATGATGTAGTTGCTGTTGTTCTACGTCTAGGAGCACCAGAAGTATTTTTAGAGCTCTTGGATGTTGATGTAGAAGAAGACGAGGATTTTGATTTTGGTTTACATGTAATACATTTTGAACTCTTTGATTTTGTATCACATGCGCCGGCAGTCACATCTGTTTGAGAATTAAGATTATTGTTGCCTCCTTTGACGGCTGCATCTCCACCGATCTGCGCTAGTAGATTTTTAAGCTGTGGTGTAATCTTATTAACTGTTTCGATATAATCATCGTAACTGCTTCTAACGGCTAAATTTTTTTTATCCGCCATTTAGAAGCTAAAAATATTTTTATTTATGCAGAAGATTTAACTAGATTATACAATGAACTAATATGATCCTTTTCCAGATTATTTACAAACTTGGTATTTCTTGTTTCTGGAGGAGGCGAATTTACATTCGGACTTGGATTTTGTGAGTTCTTGATCTTATTATACATCGCGTATAGGATGGCGACGGTAACTGCTACACAAATACCGATCAAAAGAAGAATACCAATCATTTATTGACAATAACTTCACTATTGATCAAGTATGCAATATATCATCTTTTCACTAAATAAGTAGTAATAATGATTCAACAATGTCGAGATATATGGACGATAATAACTTAGTTCACGGAAATATCGCTATGATTGGTATGAATGACTCCACTAACTCTGTGGGGTGCGCAGTGCTTTCCCCACATAGAATAAATTAGCATTCCGACTGTGATAATAATACCAAGTATAAACGCCATAATACTCAATACTTTCCATGTACGAGTGGGACTGGTAGACTTACTAAAGTCAATAAAGGCAAAGATACACGAAAGAATCAAAAGAATGATTCCAGCGATTAGCACGCCGGAAAAGTAATTTCCAATCATAAGCATCATGTCCATTTAACTAATAAAAATTTTAAATCGCCGAATGAACAAAGTGGAATATAAACCATATAAAAACAATAGTTTGTACTGCAAAAATAATATCTATTTTTGTTTTCGAAGATATGGTAAAATTAAATAGTAGTACACAGCATGTTATAACTAACAGCAGCAACGGCTCGTAATTACTTATCATTTACTAGACGAAAAGGTGGTGGGATATTTTCTTGCTCAAATAATACGAATATATTACCCATCCATTTTATGCGATGTTTATATACTCTAATCTTTAATAGATCTATAGACGACGGGTTTACCAACAATATAGATTTTATCGATTCATCTAATTTAAACCCTTCCTTAAACGTGAATGATCTATTATCTGGCATAACGATGACCCTACCTGATGAATCGGACAATGTACTGGGCCATGTAGAATAAATTATCAACGAATTATCGTCTACGAACATTTATATCATTTGTTTTAATTTTAGGACGCGAATAAATAGATATAAAATAGAAAATAACAGATATTACAACCAGTGTTATGGCCGCGCCCAACCAGGTAGGCAGTTTTATTTTATCTTTTACTACAGGTTCTCCTGGATGTACGTCACCAACTGCAGACGTAGTTCTAGTACAATTAGACGTAAGTTCCGCTTGGGAATTTTTTAACGCTAAAGAGTTAACGTTAATCGTACACCCAACGTATTTACATCTAGTTCTTTGAACATCTTGATTATAATATAACCATTTTCTATCTCTAGATTCGTCAGTGCACTCATGTAACCAACATACCCTAGGTCCTAAATATTTATCTCCGGAATTAGATTTTGGATAATTCGCACACCAACAATTTCTATTTCCTTTATGATCGTTACAAAAGACGTATAATGCCGTATCCCCAAAAGTAAAATAATCAGGACGAATAATTCTAATAAACTCAGAACAATATCTCGCATCCATATGTTTGGAGCAAATATCGGAATAAGTAGACATAGCCGGTTTCCGTTTTGCACGTAACCATTCTAAACAATTGGGGTTTCCAGGATCGTTTCTACAAAATCCAGTCATGAAATCGTCACAATGTTCTGTCTTGTAATTATTATTAAATATTTTTGGACAGTGTTTGGTATTTGTCTTAGAACAACATTTTGCCACGCTATCACTATCTCCCAGGAGATAATCCTTTTTTATAAAATGACATCGTTGCCCGGATGCTATATAATCAGTAGCGTGTTTTAAATCCTTAATATATTCAGGAGTTACCTCGTTCTGATAATAGATTAATGTTCCAGGACGAAATTTGAAAGAACTACATGGTTCTCCATGAATTAATACATATTGTTTAGCAAATTCAGGAACTATAAAACTACTACAATGATCTATCGACATACCATCTATCAAACAAAATTTGGGTTTAATTTCTCCTGGAGACGTTTCATAATAATACATATAACTTTCTTCGGCAAACTTAACAACTCTATTATATTCAGGATAATTAAAACCTAATTCCATATATTTGTCTCGTATATCTGCTATTCCTGGTGCTATTTTGATTCTATTAAGAGTAACGGCTGCCCCCATTCTTAATAATCGTCAGTATTTAAACTGTTAAATGTTGGTATATCAACATCTACCTTATTTCCCGCAGTATAAGGTTTGTTGCAGGTATACTGTTCAGGAATGGTTACATTTATACTTCTTCTATAGTCCTGTCTTTCGATGTTCATCACATATGCAAAGAACAGAATAAACAAAATAATGTAAGAAATAATATTAAATATCTGTGAATTCGTAAATACATTGATTGCCATAATAATTACAGCAGCTACAATACACACAATAGACATTCCCACAGTGTTGCCATTACCTCCACGATACATTTGAGTTACTAAGCAATAGGTAATAACTAAGCTAGTAAGAGGCAATAGAAAAGATGAGATAAATATCATCAATATAGAGATTAGAGGAGGGCTATATAGAGCCAAGACGAACAAAATCAAACCGAGTAACGTTCTAACATCATTATTTTTGAAGATTCCCAAATAATCATTCATTCCTCCATAATCGTTTTGCATCATACCTCCATCTTTAGGCATAAACGATTGCTGCTGTTCCTCTGTAAATAAATCTTTATCAAGCACTCCAGCACCTGCAGAGAAGTCGTCAAGGATATTGTAATATCTTAAATAACTCATTTATATATTAAAAAATGTCACTATTAAAGATGGAGTATAATCTTTATGCTGAACTAAAAAAAATGACTTGTGGTCAATCCCTAAGTCTTTTTAACGAAGACGGGGATTTCGTAGAAGTTGAACCGGGATCATCCTTTAAGTTTCTGATACCTAAGGGATTTTACTCCTCTCCTTCCGTAAAGACGAGTTTAGTATTCGAGACATTAACAACGACCGATAATAAAATTACTAGTATCAATCCAACAAATGCGCCAAAGTTATATCCTCTTCAACGCAAAGTCGTATCTGAAGTAGTTTCTAATATGAGGAAAATGATCGAATTAAAACGTCCTCTATACATCACTCTTCACTTGGCGTGCGGATTTGGTAAGACTATTACCACGTGTTATCTTATGGCTACACACGGAAGAAAAACCGTCATTTGCGTACCCAATAAAATGTTAATACATCAATGGAAGACACAGGTAGAGGCAGTCGGATTGGAACATAAGATATCTATAGATGGAGTAAGTAGTTTATTAAAGGAACTAAAGACTCAAAGTCCGGATGTATTAATAGTAGTCAGTAGACATCTGACAAACGATGCCTTTTGTAAATATATCAATAAGCATTATGATTTGTTCATCTTGGATGAATCACATACGTATAATCTGATGAACAATACAGCAGTTACAAGATTTTTAGCGTATTATCCTCCGATGATGTGTTATTTTTTAACGGCTACACCTAGACCATCTAACAGAATTTATTGTAACAGTATTATTAATATTGCCAAGTTATCCGATCTAAAAAAAACTATCTATACCGTAGATAGTTTTTTTGAGCCATATTCCACAGATAATATTAGACATATGATAAAACGACTAGATGGACCATCTAATAAATATCATATATATACTGAGAAGTTATTATCTGTAGACGAGCCTAGAAATCAACTTATTCTTAATACCCTGGTAGAAGAATTCAAGTCAGGAACTATTAATCGCATTTTAGTTATTACTAAACTACGTGAACATATGGTATTATGCTACAAACGATTATTAGATCTTTTCGGACCAGAGGTTGTATTTATAGGAGACGCCCAAAATAGACGTACTCCAGATATGGTCAAATCAATCAAGGATCTAAATAGATTTATATTCGTATCCACCTTATTTTATTCCGGTACTGGTTTAGATATTCCTAGTTTGGATTCGTTGTTCATTTGCTCGGCAGTAATCAACAATATGCAAATAGAGCAATTACTAGGGAGGGTATGTCGAGAAACAGAACTATTAGATAGGACGGTATATGTATTTCCTAACACATCCATCAAAGAAATAAAGTACATGATAGGAAATTTCGTGCAACGAATTATTAGTCTGTCTGTAGATAAACTAGGATTTAAACAAGAAAGTTATCGGAAACATCAAGAATCCGATCCCACTTCTGCATGTACAACATCCTCCAGAGAAGAACGTGTATTAAATAGAATATTTAACTCGCAAAATCGTTAAGAAGTTTAAGCGACGATCCGCATGCTGTGCAGGCCAGTGTATTACCCCTCATAGTATTAATATAATCCAATGATACTTTTGTGATGTCGGAAATCTTAACCAATTTAGACTGACAGGCAGAACACGTCATACAATCGTCGTCATCGATAACTGTAGTCTTGGGCTTCTTTTTGCGACTCTTCATTCCGGAACGCACATTGGTGCTATCCATTTAGGTAGTAAAAAATAAGTCAGAATATGCCCTATAGCACGATCGTGCAAAACCTGGTATATCGTCTCTATCTTTATCACAGTATAGTGTATCGACATCTTTATTATTATTGACCTCGTTTATCTTGGAACATGGAATGGGAACATTTTTGTTATCAACGGCCACCTTTGCCTTAATTCCAGATGTTGTAAAATTATAACTAAACAGTCTATCATCAACACAAATGAAATTTTTGTTTAGACGTTTGTAGTTTACGTATGCGGCTCGTTCTCGTCTCATTTTTTCAGATATTGCAGGTACTATAATATTAAAAATAAGAATGAAATAACATAGGATTAAAAATAAAGTTATCATGACTTCTAGCGCTGATTTAACTAACTTAAAAGAATTACTTAGTCTGTACAAAAGTTTGAGATTTTCAGATTCTGCAGCTATAGAGAAGTATAATTCTTTGGTAGAATGGGGAACGTCTACTTACTGGAAAATAGGCGTACAAAAGGTAGCTAATGTCGAGACGTCCATATCTGATTATTATGATGAGGTAAAAAATAAACCGTTTAATATTGATCCGGGGTATTATATTTTCTTACCGGTATATTTTGGAAGCGTCTTTATTTATTCGAAGGGTAAAAATATGGTAGAACTTGGATCTGGAAACTCTTTTCAAATACCAGATGATATGCGAAGTGCGTGTAACAAAGTATTAGACAGCGATAACGGAATAGACTTTCTGAGATTTGTTTTGTTAAACAATAGATGGATAATGGAAGACGCTATATCAAAATATCAGTCACCAGTTAATATATTTAAACTAGCGAGCGAGTACGGATTAAACATACCCAACTATTTAGAAATTGAAATAGAGGAAGACACATTATTTGACGACGAGTTATACTCTATTATAGAACGCTCTTTCGATGATAAATTTCCAAAAATATCCATATCGTATATTAAGTTGGGAGAACTTAGGCGGCAAGTTGTAGACTTTTTCAAATTCTCATTCATGTATATTGAGTCCATCAAGGTAGATCGTATAGGGGATAATATTTTTATTCCTAGCGTTATAACAAAATCAGGAAAAAAGATATTAGTAAAAGATGTAGACCATTTAATACGATCCAAGGTTAGAGAACATACATTTGTAAAAGTAAAAAAGAAAAACACATTTTCCATTTTATACGACTATGATGGGAACGGAACAGAAACTAGAGGAGAAGTAATAAAACGAATTATAGACACTATAGGACGAGACTATTATGTTAACGGAAAGTATTTCTCTAAGGTTGGTAGTGCGGGCTTAAAGCAATTGACTAATAAATTAGATATTAATGAGTGCACAACTGTCGATGAGTTAGTTGATGAGATTAATAAATCCGGAACTGTAAAACGAAAAATAAAAAACCAATCAGCATTTGATTTAAGTAGAGAATGTTTGGGATATCCAGAAGCGGATTTTATAACGTTAGTTAATAACATGCGGTTCAAAATAGAAAATTGTAAGGTTGTAAATTTTAATATTGAAAATACTAATTGTTTAAATAACCCGAGTATTGAAACTATATATGGAAACTTTAACCAGTTCGTCTCAATCTTTAATGTCGTCACCGATATCAAAAAAAGATTATTCGAGTGAAATAATATGTGCCTTTGATATAGGTGCAAAAAATCCTGCTAGAACTGTTTTAGAAGTCAAGGATAACTCCGTTAGGGTATTGGATATATCAAAATTAGACTGGAGTTCTGATTGGGAAAGGCGCATAGCTAAAGATTTGTCACAATATGAATACACTACAGTTCTTCTAGAACGTCAGCCTAGAAGGTCGCCGTACGTCAAATTTATCTATTTTATTAAAGGCTTTTTATATCATACATCGGCTGCCAAAGTTATTTGCGTCTCGCCTGTCATGTCTGGTAATTCATATAGAGATCGAAAAAAGAGATCTGTCGAAGCATTTCTTGATTGGATGGACACATTCGGATTGCGAGACTCCGTTCCGGATAGACGCAAATTAGACGATGTAGCGGATAGTTTCAATTTGGCTATGAGATACGTATTAGATAAATGGAATACTAATTATACACCTTATAATAGGTGTAAATCTAGAAATTACATAAAAAAAATGTAATAACGTTAGTAACGCCATTATGGATAATCTATTTACCTTTCTACATGAAATAGAAGATAGATATGCCAGAACTATTTTTAACTTTCATCTAATAAGTTGCGATGAAATAGGAGATATATATGGTCTTATGAAAGAACGCATTTCCTCAGAGGATATGTTTGATAATATAATATATAATAAAGATATACATCCTACCATTAAGAAACTAGTTTATTGCGACATTCAACTTACTAAACACATTATTAATCAGAATACGTATCCGGTATTTAACGATTCTTCACAAGTGAAATGTTGTCATTATTTCGATATAAACTCAGATAATAGCAATATTAGCTCTCGTACAGTAGAGATATTTGAGAGGGAAAAGTCATCTCTTGTATCATATATTAAAACTACCAATAAGAAGAGAAAAGTCAATTATGGGGAAATAAAGAAAACTGTACATGGAGGCACTAATGCAAATTACTTTTCCGGTAAAAAATCTGATGAGTATCTGAGCATTACAGTCAGGTCCAACATTAATCAACCTTGGATCAAAACCATCTCTAAGAGGATGAGAGTCGATATCATTAATCACTCTATAGTAACGCGTGGAAAAAGCTCCATATTACAAACTATAGAAATTATTTTTACTAATAGAACATGTGTGAAAATATTCAAGGATTCTACTATGCACATTATTTTATCCAAGGACAATGATGAAAAGGGGTGTATACACATGATTGACAAATTATTCTATGTCTATTATAATTTATTTCTGTTGTTCGAGGATATCATCCAAAACGAGTACTTTAAAGAAGTAGCTAATGTTGTAAACCACGTACTCACGGCTACGGCATTAGATGAGAAATTATTCCTAATTAAGAAAATGGCTGAACACGATGTTTATGGAGTTAGCAATTTCAAAATAGGGATGTTTAACCTGACATTTATTAAGTCGTTGGATCATACCGTTTTCCCCTCTCTGTTAGATGAGGATAGCAAAATAAAGTTTTTTAAGGGGAAAAAGCTCAATATTGTAGCATTACGATCTCTGGAGGATTGTATAAATTACGTGACTAAATCCGAGAATATGATAGAAATGATGAAGGAAAGATCGACTATTTTAAATAGCATAGATATAGAAACGGAATCGGTAGATCGTCTAAAAGATTTGCTTCTAAAATGAAAAAAAACACTGATTCAGAAATGGATCAACGACTCGGGTATAAGTTTTTGGTGCCTGATCCTAAAGCCGGAGTTTTTTATAGACCGTTACATTTCCAATATGTATCGTATTCTAATTTTATATTGCATCGATTGCATGAAATCTTGACCGTCAAGCGGCCACTCTTATCGTTTAAGAATAATACAGAACGAATTATGATAGAAATTAGCAATGTTAAAGTGACTCCTCCAGATTACTCACCTATAATCGCGAGTATTAAAGGTAAGAGTTATGACGCATTAGCCACGTTCACTGTAAATATCTTTAAAGAGGTAATGACCAAAGAGGGTATATCCATCACTAAAATAAGTAGCTATGAGGGAAAAGATTCTCATTTGATAAAAATTCCGCTACTAATAGGATACGGGAATAAAAATCCACTTGATACAGCCAAGTATCTTGTCCCTAACGTCATAGGTGGGGTCTTTATCAATAAACAATCTGTCGAAAAAGTAGGAATTAATCTAGTAGAAAAGATTACAACATGGCCAAAATTTAGGGTTGTTAAGCCAAACTCATTCACTTTCTCGTTTTCCTCCGTATCCCCTCCTAATGTATTACCGACAAGATATCGCCATTACAAGATATCTCTGGATATATCACAATTGGAAGCGTCGAATATATCATCGACAAAGACATTTATAACGGTCAATATTGTTTTGCTGTCTCAATATTTATCTAGAGTGAGTCTAGAATTCATTAGACGTAGTTTATCATACGATATGCCTACAGAAGTTGTCTATCTAGTAAACGCGATAATAGATAGTGCTAAACGACTTACCGAATCTATTACTGACTTTAATATTGATACATATATTAATGACCTGGTGGAAGCCGAACACATTAAACAAAAATCTCAGTTAACGATTAACGAGTTCAAATATGAAATGCTACATAACTTTTTACCTCATATGAACTATACACCCGATCAACTAAAGGGATTTTATATGATATCTTTACTAAGAAAGTTTCTCTACTGTATCTACCACACTTCTAGATATCCAGATAGAGATTCGATGGTTTGTCATCGCATCCTAACGTACGGCAAATATTTTGAGACGTTGGCACATGATGAATTAGAGAATTACATAGGCAACATCAGAAACGACATCATGAACAATCACAAGAACAGAGGCACTTACGCGGTAAACATTCATGTACTAACAACTCCCGGACTTAATCACGCGTTTTCTAGCTTATTGAGTGGAAAGTTCAAAAAGTCAGACGGTAGTTATCGAACACATCCTCACTATTCATGGATGCAGAATATTTCTATTCCTAGAAGTGTTGGATTTTATCCGGATCAAGTAAAGATTTCAAAGATGTTTTCTGTCAGAAAATACCATCCAAGTCAATATCTTTACTTTTGTTCATCAGACGTTCCGGAAAGAGGTCCTCAGGTAGGTTTAGTATCTCAATTGTCTGTCTTGAGTTCCATTACAAATATACTAACGTCTGAGTATTTGGATTTGGAAAAGAAAATTTGTGAATATATCAGATCATATTATAAAGATGATATAAGTTACTTTGAAACAGGATTTCCAATCACTATAGAAAATGCTCTAGTCGCATCTCTTAATCCAAATATGATATGTGATTTTGTAACTGACTTTAGACGTAGAAAACGGATGGGATTCTTCGGTAACTTGGAGGTAGGTATTACTTTAGTTAGGGATCACATGAATGAAATTCGCATTAATATTGGAGCAGGAAGATTAGTCAGACCATTCTTGGTGGTGGATAACGGAGAGCTCATGATGGATGTGTGTCCGGAGTTAGAAAGCAGATTAGACGACATGACATTCTCTGACATTCAGAAAGAGTTCCCACATGTCATCGAAATGGTAGATATAGAACAATTTACTTTTAGTAACGTATGTGAATCTGTTCAAAAATTTAGAATGATGTCAAAGGATGAAAGAAAGCAATACGATTTATGTGACTTTCCTGCCGAATTTAGAGATGGATATGTAGCATCTTCACTAGTGGGAATCAATCACAATTCTGGACCCAGAGCTATTCTTGGATGTGCTCAAGCTAAACAAGCTATCTCTTGTCTGAGTTCGGATATACGAAATAAAATAGACAATGGAATTCATTTGATGTATCCAGAGAGGCCAATTGTCATTAGTAAGGCTTTAGAAACTTCAAAGATTGCGGCTAATTGCTTCGGACAACATGTTACTATAGCATTAATGTCGTACAAAGGTATCAATCAAGAGGATGGAATTATCATCAAAAAACAATTTATTCAGAGAGGCGGTCTCGATATTGTTACAGCCAAGAAACATCAAGTAGAAATTCCATTGGAAAACTTTAATAACAAAGAAAGAGATAGGTCTAACGCCTATTCGAAATTAGAAAGTAATGGATTAGTTAGACTGAATGCTTTCTTGGAATCCGGAGACGCTATGGCACGAAATATCTCATCAAGAACTCTTGAAGATGATTTTGCTAGAGATAATCAGATTAGCTTTGATGTTTCCGAGAAATATACCGATATGTACAAATCTCGCGTTGAACGAGTGCAAGTAGAACTTACTGACAAAGTTAAGGTGCGAGTATTAACCATGAAAGAAAGAAGACCCATTCTAGGAGATAAATTTACCACTAGAACGAGTCAAAAGGGAACAGTCGCGTATATCGCAGATGAAACGGAACTTCCATACGACGAAAATGGTATCACACCAGATGTCATTATTAATTCTACATCCATCTTCTCTAGAAAAACTATATCTATGTTGATAGAAGTTATTTTAACAGCCGCATATTCTGCTAAGCCGTACAACAATAATGGAGAAAACCGACCTGTCTGTTTTCCTAGTAGTAACGAAACATCCATCGATACATATATGCAATTCGCTAAACAATGTTATGAGCATTCAAATCCGAAATTGTCCGAGGAAGAATTATCGGATAAAATCTTTTGTGAAAAGATTCTCTATGATCCTGAAACGGATAAGCCTTATGCATCCAAAGTATTTTTTGGACCAATTTATTACTTGCGTCTGAGACATTTAACTCAGGACAAGGCAACCGTTAGATGTAGAGGTAAAAAGACAAAGCTCATTAGACAAGCGAATGAGGGACGAAAACGTGGAGGAGGTATCAAGTTTGGAGAAATGGAGAGAGACTGTTTAATAGCTCATGGCGCAGCCAATACTATTACAGAAGTTTTAAAAGACTCAGAAGAGGATTATCAAGATGTGTATATTTGTGAAAATTGTGGAGACATAGCAGCACAAATCAAAAGTATTAATACATGTCTTAGATGTTCAAAACTTAATCTCTCTCCTCTCTTAACAAAAATTGATACCACGCACGTATCTAAAGTATTTCTTACTCAAATGAACGCCAGAGGCGTAAAAGTCAAATTAGATTTCGAACGAAGACCTCCTTCGTTTTATAAACCATTAGATAAAGTTGATCTCAAGCCGTCTTTTCTGAAGTAGGTTTCTTATTCAGTAGTTGTTGTAGATAATCGTCAATATCATCGAGATAATCCAAATCTAATTCTTCAAATGAAGTAGGATCTTCTATAACTACTTTATCATAGTCTAAAGATGACTGATATTCAGGTTTCGTTGGTGGTTGAGGTGTAACAGCTACTTGAGATACCGAAGTCTGATATTCAGAAAGCTGTGGATGTTCGGGTTCGACATCCACCGATGGTGTTACGCCAATCGGTTCGGTGACGTCTGTGGATGGAGGTGCTACTTCTACAGAACCTGTAGCCTCAGTTGTCAACGGAGATACATCTTCAATGCGAGGAAATGTATAATTTGGTAATGGTTTCTCATGTGGATCTGAAGAAGAGGTAAGATATCTACTAGAAAGATACCGATCACGTTCTAGTTCTCTTTTGTAGAACTTAACTTTTTCTTTCTCAGCATCTAGTTGATATTCCAACCTCTTCACGTTCGCATGGGTTACCTCCGCAGTTTTTACGAGCGATTTCACGTTCCAGATCACGTTCAGCCTTCATGAGTCTCTCCCTCTCTATCGAGTTTATCAGAGCAGTCTTTCTGAAGGCGATCGAACTCCATAAATTTCTCCAACGCTTTGATTGTTTCCATAGATTTCCGAAGTTCAGCTTCTAGGACGGCGATTATTTTTCTTTCGAATTCACAGCTGGATGTACAACCGTTTCCTCCGTTTCCATTACCGCCATCTCTAAGTTTCTTTTCTAGATCGGCAATCTTTCTCAACATTTCATCCCCATGCCTTTTACATTCCTCGAGTCTACTGTCGTCGAAATATCTTTCTAGCTCCTTTTCGACCTCAATAACTTTAGCACGTTGTTTCTCAAGCTCTCTTTTGTAGTAACTATCATTTTTATCTGATTCCCTGGCACGTTTAAGATCTTCATGCAATTGAGTCAGCTCTTGACGCAATCTCTTGCTTCTTCGTCATAGTACTTACAATCACTGTGGGATCCATTGTTACCACGTCTACACTCGGCGAGCTCGCGTTTAAGAGATTCAATTTCCCGTTTGTATTGGTCCATGTCTCCATTGCCGCCACCATTAGATTTACAGGCTGCTAGCTGTCGTTCGAGATCAGAAATACGGGTTTTCTTGGAATTGATTTCGTCGATGTACTTGGCATGATTGGCATCGAAACACTTATTAAGTTCTTTTTCCAATTCTACGATTTTATTTCTTTCGCGAGTCAATTCCCTCCTGTAGTAGCTATCGGTTTTGTCAGATTCACGCTCTCTACGTAGACTTTCTTGCAAGTTACTAATTTGTTCCCTGGCACGTCCGAGTTCAGTTTTATATGCCGAATAGAGTTCTGATTCATCCTTTGAGCAGATCTCTAGCGATCGTTCAAGATCCCTGATTCTAGTCTTTAGCCTATTTACCTCCTCAGAAGATGTTCCGTTACCGTTGCGTTTACACTCGTTAAGCTGTCTATCAAGATCCATGATTCTATCTCTAAGACGTTGCATCTCTATTTCCATATCAGCATTGGTCTCATTATTACGTCTACAGTCGTTCAACTGTCTTTCAAGATCTGAGATTCTATCTCTAAGACGTCGCATCTCTCTGTTTCGGCATTGGTCTCATTATTACGTCTACAGTCGTTCAACTCTCTTTCAAGATCTGATATTCTAGATTGGAGTCTGCTAATCTCTGTAGCATTTCCACGGCATTCACTCAGTTGTCTTTCAAGATCTGAGATTCTAGATTGGAGTCTGCTAATCTCTGTAAGATTTCCTCCTCCGCTCTCGATGCAGTCGGTCAACTTATTCTCTAGTTCTCTAATACGCGAACGCAGTGCATCAACTTCTTGCGTGTCTTCCTGGTTGCGTGTACATTCATCGAGACTAGATTCGAGATCTCTAACGCGTCGTCGTTCTTCCTCAAGTTCTCTACGTACTACAGAAAGCGTGTCCCTATCTTGTTGATATTTAGCAATTTCTGATTCTAGAGTACTGATTCTGCTCACGTAATTACTAATAGTTGTCTTAGCCTTATCAAGATCCTCCTTGTATTTGTCACATTCCTTGATATCCCTACGAAGTCTGGACAGTTCCCATTCGACATTACGACGTTTATCGATTTCAGCTCGGAGATCGTCATCGTGTTGTTTTAGCCACATACGACTGAGTTCAAGTTCTCGTTGACAAGATCCATCTACTTTTCCATCCCTAATAGTATCCAGTTCCTTTTCTAGTTCTGAACGCATTTCTCGTTCCCTATCAAGCGATTCTCTCAATTCTCGGATAGTCTTCTTATCAATTTCTGATGAATCTGAACCATCATCTGTCCCATTTTGAATATCCCTAAGTTCTTTGATCTCTTTTGTAAGTCGGTCGATTCTTTCGGTTTTATAAACAGAATCCCTTTCCAAAGTCCTAATATTACTGAGTTTATCACTAAGTTCTGCATTCAATTCGGTGAGTTTTCTCTTGGCTTCTTCCAACTCTGTTTTAAACTCTCCACCATTTCCGCATTCTTCCTCGCATTTATCTAACCATTCAATTAGTTTATTAATAACTAGTTGGTAATCAGCGATTCCTATAGCCGTTCTTGTAATTGTGGGAACATAATTAGGATCTTCTAATGGATTGTATGGCTTGATAGCATCATCTTTATCATTATTAGGGGGATGGACAACCTTAATTGGTTGGTCCTCCTTATATCTTCCAGTAGCATGTGGTTCTTCAATACCAGTGTTAGTAATAGGCTTAGGCAAATGCTTGTCGTACGCGGGCACTTCCTCATCCATCAAGTATTTATAATCGGGTTCTGCTTCAGAATATTCTTTTCTAAGAGACGCGACTTCAGGAGTTAGTAGAAGAACTCTGTTTCTGTATCTATCAACGCTGGAATCAATACTCAAGTTAAGGATAGCGAATACCTCATCGTCATCATCCGTATCTTCTGAAACACCATCATATGACATTTCATGAAGTCTAACGTATTGATAAATAGAATCAGATTTAGTATTAAACAGATCCTTAACCTTTTTAGTAAATGCATATATATATATTAGATCTCCAGATTTCATAATATGATCACATGCCTTAAATGTCAGTGCTTCCATGATATAGTCTGGAACACTAATGGGTGACGAAAAAGATACATCACCATATGCTACGTTGATAAATAGATCTGAACCACTAAGTAGATAATGATTAATATTAAGGAAGAGGAAATATTCAGTATATAGATATGCCTTAGCATCATATCTTGTACTAAATACACTAAACAGTTTATTGATGTGATCAATTTCCAACAGAACAATTAGAGCAGCAGGAATACCAACAAACATATTACCACAACCGTATTTTCTATGAATATCACATATCATGTTAAAAAATCTTGATAGAAGAGCGAATATCTCATCTGACTTAATGAGACGTAGTTCAGCAGCAGCATAAGTCATAACTGTAAATAGAACATACTTTCCTGTAGTGTTGATTCTAGACTCCACATCAACACCATTATTAAAAATAGTTTTATATACATCTTTAATCTGCTCTCCGTTAATCGTCGAACGTTCTAGTATACGGAAACACTTTGATTTCTTATCTGTAGTTAATGACTTAGTGATATCACGAAGAATATTACGAATTACATTTCTTGTTTTTCTTGAGAGACCTGATTCAGAACTCAACTCATCGTTCCATAGTTTTTCTACCTCAGTGGCGAAATCTTTGGAGTGCTTAGTACATTTTTCAATAAGGTTCGTGACATCCATTTATTATAAAAAATTTTATTCAAAACTTAACTACAATCGTGTAATTATAAGATCGTAGATCTCCCATGTGGTGGAATACTACCATCTATCGCATGTGGATAGACAGTAGGTAATGGCCATGGGAACAGTAATGATTGTATATTTATCTTTCTTGCTAGTATTACTGCATATTGTCCCAATGTTTCGATGTGGTGTTCTAACCTATCAACTGCCGCTGTATCACAACAATAGTGTCCGATGGAATTAAGATTATGATCCAATGTGTTTAATATATGATTATCAAGTCTTATACGATCCGCGTCTTTTTTGACAGGATCAGGTTCTTCTACAGGAAGAAGTTTCGGCCTCTTATGATATTCATGTCTGGGAAACGGTGGTCTAGGGTGAGGCTCCGGTATCGGAGTGGGTTTTGGATTATAATTATAATTATAATTATAATTATAATTATAATTATAATCATCATCATCATCTTCTTCGACTTCGATATTTATTTTGCTATCTTGATGATGTCCTGTATCAGTTGCATTTTCAGCACTCGACTGAATATTAGCGCATTCATTGTCTATTATTACCATATTTCTAAACCCAAAATGTATGTGTTGAACATCAGTGCCATCGTTGATGAGTCTTATAGCATGAATTCGCTTATCGTTATCGGGTTTAGCTTCTGTCACCTTAGCAATTCCTTTTTTATTAAACTCTACATAATCATAACCATTTCTATTGTTTGTTCTAATATAAACGAGTATAGCATCATTGCTAAATTTTTCAATAGTATCGAAAACAGAATATCCCAAACCATATAATATATATTCAGGGACACTCAAACTAAATGTCCAGGATTCTCCTAAATACGTAAACTTTAATAGTGCGAAATCATTCAAAAATCTACCACTTATAGATAGATAGTACATGAATGCGTATAGTAGTCTACCGATCTCTTTATTATGAAAACCGACATTACCATCATATATTTCGTGATATACATGTGATCCGTTTACGTTAAACCATAAATACATGGGTGACCCTATAAACATGAATTTATTTCTAATTCTCAGAGCCATAGTTAATTGACCGTGTAATATTTGCTTACATGCATACTTGATACGATCATTAATAAGATTTTTATCATTGCTCGTTATTTCAGAATCGTATATATAAGGAGTACCATCGTGATTCTTACCAGATATTATACAAAATACTATATATAAAATATATTGACCCACGTTAGTAATCATGTAAATGTTTAACGTTTTAAATTTTGTATTCAATGATCCATTATCATACGCTAGCATGGTCTTGTAATATTCATTCTTTAAAATATAATATTGTGTTAGCCATTGCATTGGAGCTCCTAATGGAGATTTTCTATTCTCGTCCATTTTAGGATATGCTTTCATAAAGTCCCTAATAACTTCGTGAATAATGTTTCTATGTTTTCTACTGATGCATGTATTTGCTTCGATTTTTTTATCCCATGTTTCATCTATCATAGATTTAAACGCAGTAATGCTAGCAACATTAACATCTTGAACCGTTGGTACAATTCCGTTCCATAAATTTATAATGTTCGCCATTTATATAACTCATTTTTTGAATATACTTTTAATTGAACAAAAGAGTTAAGTTACTCATATGGGTGCCGTCCAGTCTGAACATCAATCTTTTTAGCCAGAGATATCATAGCCGCTCTTAGAGTTTCAGCGTGATTTTCCAACCTAAATAGAACTTCATCGTTGCGTTTACAACACTTTTCTATTTGTTCAAACTTTATTGTTACATTAGTAATTTTTTTTTCCAAATTAGTTAGCCGTTGTTTGAGAGTTTCCTCATTGTCGTATCCATCGGCTTTAACAATTGCTTCGCGTTTAGCCTCTGGCTTTTTAGCAGCCTTTGTAGAGAAAAATTCAGTTGCTGGAATTGCAAGATCATCATCTCCGGGGAAAAGAGTTCCGTCCATTTAAAGTACAGATTTTAAAAACTGACACTCTACGTTATTTATATTTGGCGCAACACATGGATTATAAATATCGATGTTAATAACATCAGAAAATGTAAAGTCTATACATTGTGCCATCGTGTTAAATTTTCTAATGGATCTAGTATTATTGGGTCCAACTTCAGCCTGAAATCCAAATATGGAAGCAGATACAAAACCATTTCCTGGATAAGCCACACATCTCCACTTTTGCTTTACATCAGAAATTGTGTCATTGACATCTTGAACTCTCTTATCTAATGCTGGTGTACCACCTATAGATTTTGAATATTCGAATGCTGCATGAGTAGCATTAAATTCCTTAATATTGCCATAATTCTCATATATTGAGTAACCCTGGATAAAAAGTAAACACACTGCAGCCGTCGCTACCACAATAAAAAAAATTGATAGAGAGTTCATTTATAATCTATTAGAAGCTGACAAAATTTTTTTACACGCATCAGACAATGCTTTAATAAATAGTTCAACATCTACTTTTGTCATATCAAACCGATGATATGATTCTAACCTAGAATTACATCCGAAAAAGTTGACTATGTTCATTGTCATTAAGTCATTAACGAACAATATTCCAGACTCTGGATTATAAGACGATACTGTTTCATCACAATCACCTACCTTAATCATGTGATTATGAATATTGGCTATTAGAGCACCTTCTAAGAAATCTATAATATCTTTGAAACACGATTTAAAATCAAACCACGAATATACTTCTACGAAGAAAGTTAGTTTACCCATAGGAGAGATAACTATAAATGGAGATCTAGATACAAAATCCGGATCTATGATAGTTTTAACATTATTATATTCTCTATTAAATACCTCCACATCTAAAAATGTTAATTTTGAAACTATGTCTTCGTTTATTACCGTACCTGAACTAAACGCTATAAGCTCTATTGTTTGCGAACTCTTTAAACGATATTCTTGAAATACATGTAACAAAGTTTCCTTTAACTCGGTCGGTTTATCTACCATAGTTACAGAATTTGTATCCTTATCTATAATATAATAATCAAAATCGTATAAAGTTATATAATTATCGCGTTCAGATTGTGATCTTTTCAAATAGACTAAAAACCCCATTTCTCTAGTAAGTATCTTATGTATATGTTTGTAAAATATCTTCATGGTGGGAATATGCTCTATCGCAGTTAGCCATTCCTCATTGACAGCGGTAGATGTATTAGACAAAACTATTCCAATGTTTAACAAGGGCCATTTTACAAGATTATTAAATCCTTGTTTGATAAATGTAGCCAATGAGGGTTCGAGTTCAACGACGATTGAATTCTCTTCCCGCGGATGCTGCATGATGAACGACGGGATGTTGTTCGATTGATTTGGAATTCTTTTTCGACTTTTTGTTTATATTAAATATTTTAAAATTTATAGCTGATAGCAATTCATGTACTACGGATAATGTAGATGCGTATTGCGCATCGATATCTTTATTATTAGATAAATTTATCAATAAATGTGAGAAGTTTGCCTCGTTAAGGTCTTCCATTTAAATATTATATAAACATTTGTGTTTGTATCTTATTCGTCTTTTATGGAATAGTTTTTAACTAGTAAAGCTGTAATTACATACTTTGTCCGTAAAACATAAATATAAACACCCGCTTTTATCAAACGTTCCAAAAAGTCGTCAGCAGACATTTTTAACATGGTATCTATTTTAAATACACTTAGGTTTTTAGAAAAAACATCATTTTATAATTGTAACGATTCAATAACTAAAGAAAAGATTAAGATTAAACATAAGGGAATGTCATTTGTATTTTATAAGCCAAAGCATTCTACCGTTGTTAAATACTTGTCTGGAGGAGGTATATATCATGATGATTTGGTTGTATTGGGGAAGGTAACAATTAATGATCTAAAGATGATGCTATTTTACATGGATTTATCATATCATGGAGTGACAAGTAGTGGATCAATTTACAAATTGGGATCATCCATAGATAGACTTTCTCTAAATAGGACTATTGTTACAAAAGTTAATAACAATTATAACAATTATAACAATTATAACAATTATAACAATTATAACAATTATAACAATTATAATAATTATAATAATTATAATAATTATAATTATGATGATACATTTTTTGACGACGATGATTGATCGCTATTGCACAATTTTGTTTTTGTACTTTCTAATATAGTGTTTAGGTTCTTTTTCATATGAGAATATTGATTTACTAAAATATCTATGTTTAACTTTTGTTCTATAACGTCCTTATCGGCGGTATCTGTACATATACGTAATTCACCTTCACAAAATACGGAGTCTTCGATAATAATAGCCAATCGATTATTGGATCTAGCCGTCTGTATCATATTCAACATGTTTAATATATCCTTTCGTTTACCCTTTACAGGCATCGATCGTAGCATATTTTCCGCGTCTGAGATGGAAATGTTAAAACTACAAAAATGCGTAATGTTAGCCCGTCCTAATATTGGTACGTGTCTATAAGTTTGGCATAGTAGAATAATAGACGTGTTCAAATGCCTTCCAAAGTTTAAGAATTCTATTAGAGTATTGCATTTTGATAGTTTATCGCCTACATCATCAAAAATAAGTAAAAAGTGTGCTGATTTTTTATGATTTTGTGCGACAGCAATACATTTTTCTATGTTACTTTTAGTTCGTATCAGATTATATTCTAGAGATTCCTGACTACTAACGAAATTAATATGATTTGGCCAAATGTACCCATCATAATCTGGGTTATAAACGGGTGTAAACAAGAATATATGTTTATATTTTTTAACTAGTGTAGAAAACAGAGATAGTAAATAGATAGTTTTTCCAGATCCAGATCCTCCCGTTAAAACCATTCTAAACGGCATTTTTAATAAATTTTCTCTTGAAAATTGTTTTTCTTGGAAACAATTCATAATTATATTTACAGTTACTAAATTAATTTGATAATAAATCAAAATATGGAAAACTAAGGTCGTTAGTAGGGAGGAGAACAAAGAAGGCACATCGTGATATAAATAATATTTGTTATCATGATGACACCAGAAAACGACGAAGAGCAGACATCTGTGTTCTCCGCTACTGTTTACGGAGACAAAATTCAGAGAAAAAATAAACGCAAACGCGTAATTGGTATATGTATTAGAATATCTATGGTTATTTCACTACTATCTATGATTACCATGTCCGCGTTTCTCATAGTGCGCCTAAATCAATGCATGTCTGCTAACGAGGCTGCTATTACTGACGCCGCTGCCGTTGCTGCTGCATCATCTACTCATAGAAAGGTTGCGTCTAGCACTACACAATATAAACACAAAGAAAACTGTAATGGTTTATATTACCAGGGTTCTTGTTATATATTCCATTCAGACTACCAGTTATTCTCGGATGCTAAAGCAAATTGCACTACGGAATCATCAACACTACCCAATAAATCCGATGTCTTGACTACCTGGCTCATTGATTATGTTGAGGATACATGGGGATCTGATGGTAATCCAATTACAAAAACTACATCCGATTATCAAGATTCCGATGTGTCACAAGAAGTTAGAAAGTATTTTTGTGTTAAAACAATGAACTAATATTTATTTTTGTACATTAATAAATGAAATCGCTTAATAGACAAACTGTAAGTAGGTTTAAGAAGTTGTCGGTGCCGGCCGCTATAATGATGATACTCTCAACCATTATTAGTGGCATAGGAACATTTCTGCATTACAAAGAAGAACTGATGCCTAGTGCTTGCGCCAATGGATGGATACAATACGATAAACATTGTTATTTAGATACTAACATTAAAATGTCTACAGATAATGCGGTTTATCAGTGTCGTAAATTACGAGCCAGATTGCCTAGACCGGATACTAGACATCTGAGAGTATTGTTTAGTATTTTTTATAAAGATTATTGGGTAAGTTTAAAAAAGACCAATAATAAATGGTTAGATATTAATAATGATAAAGATATAGATATTAGTAAATTAACAAATTTTAAACAACTAAACAGTACGACGGATGCTGAAGCGTGTTATATATACAAGTCTGGAAAACTGGTTAAAACAGTATGTAAAAGTACTCAATCTGTACTATGTGTTAAAAGATTCTACAAGTAACAACAAAAAATGAAATAATAAGTCCTTAACGAACGTCGCCATGGACGCCGCGTTTGTTATTACTCCAATGGGTGTGTTGACTATAACAGATACATTATATGATGATCTCGATATCTCAATAATGGACTTTATAGGACCATACATTATAGGTAACATAAAAACTGTCCAAATAGATGTATGTGATATAAAATATTCCGACATGCAAAAATGCTACTTTAGCTATAAGGGTAAAATAGTTCCTCAGGATTCTAATGATTTGGCTAGATTCAACATTTATAGCATTTGTGCCGCATACAGATCAAAAAATACCATCATCATAGCATGCGACTATGATATCATGTTAGATATAGAAGGTAAACATCAGCCATTTTATCTATTCCCATCTATTGATGTTTTTAACGCTACAATCATAGAAGCGTATAACCTGTATACAGCTGGAGATTATCATCTGATCATCAATCCTTCAGATAATCTGAAAATGAAATTGTCGTTTAATTCTTCATTCTGCATATCAGACGGCAATGGATGGATCATAATTGATGGGAAATGCAATAGTAATTTTTTATCATAAAAGTTGTAAAGTAAATAATAAAACAATAAATATTGAACTAGTAGTACGTATATTGAGCAATCAGAAATGATGCTGGTACCTCTTATCACGGTGACCGTAGTTGCGGGAACAATATTAGTATGTTATATATTATATATTTGTAGGAAAAAGATACGTACTGTCTATAATGACAATAAAATTATCATGACAAAATTAAAAAAGATAAAGAGTTCTAATTCCAGCAAATCTAGTAAATCAACTGATAGCGAATCAGACTGGGAGGATCACTGTAGTGCTATGGAACAAAATAATGACGTGGATAATATTTCTAGGAATGAGATATTGGATGATGATAGCTTCGCTGGTAGTTTAATATGGGATAACGAATCCAATGTCATGGCGCCTAGCACAGAACACATTTACGATAGTGTTGCTGGAAGCACGCTGCTAATAAATAATGATCGTAATGAACAGACTATTTATCAGAACACTACAGTAATTAATGAGACAGAGACTATTGAAGTACTTAATGAAGATACCAAACAGAATCCTAGCTATTCGTCCAATCCTTTCGTAAATTATAATAAAACCAGTATTTGTAGCAAGTCAAATCCGTTCATTACAGAACTCAACAATAAATTTAGTGAGAATAATCCGTTTAGGAGAGCACATAGCGATGATTACCTAAATAAGCAAGAACAAGAACATGATGATATAGAATCATCTGTTGTATCATTAGTCTGATTAGTTTCCTTTTTATAAAATTGAAGTAATATTTAGTATTAATTGCTGCTGTCGCATTGTACAAATGGAGATATTCCCTGTATTCGGCATTTCTAAAATTAGCAATTTTATTGCTAATAATGACTGTAGATATTATATAGATACAGAACATCAAAAAATTATATCTGATGAGATCAATAGACAGATGGATGAAACGGTACTTCTTACCAACATCTTAAGCGTAGAAGTTGTAAATGACAATGAGATGTATCATCTTATTCCCCATAGACTATCGACGATTATACTCTGTATTAGTTCTATCGGAGGATGTGTTATCTCTATAGATAATGACGTTAATGACAAAAATATTCTAACCTTTTCCATTGATCATGCTGTAATCATATCCCCACTGAGTAAATGTGTCGTAGTTAGCAAGGGTCCTACAACCATATTGGTTGTTAAAGCGGATATACCCAGCAAACGATTGGTAACATCGTTCACAAACGACATACTATATGTAAACAATCTGTCACTGATTAATTATTTGCCGTTGTCTGTATTCATTATTAGACGAGTTACCGACTATTTGGATAGACACATATGCGATCAGATATTTGCTAATAATAAGTGGTATTCCATTATAATCATCGACGATAAGCAGTTTCCTATTCCATCAAACTGTATAGGTATGTCCTCTGCCAAGTACATAAATTCTAGCATCGAGCAAGATACTTTAATCCATGTTTGTAACCTCGAGCATCCATTCGACTTAGTATACAAAAAAATGCAGTCGTACAATTCTGTACCTATCAAGGAACAAATATTGTACGGTAGAATTGATAATATAAATATGAGCATTAGTATTTCTGTGGATTAATAGATTTCTAGTATGGGGATCATTAATCATCTTTAATCTCTAAATACTCATAAAACGAAAACAGCTATTATCAAATACTGTACGGAATGGATTCATTCTCTTCTCTTTTTATGAAACTCTGTTGTATATCTACTGATAAAACTGGAAGCAAAAATCTGATAGAAAGAATAAGAATAAGAATAAGAATAAGAATAAGAATAAGATCAAGGATTATATGGAACACGATTATTATAAAATAACAATAGTTCCTGGTTCCTCTTCCACGTCTACTAGCTCGTGGTATTATACACATGCCTAGTAATAGTCTCTTTGCGTTGATGGAAAGCAGACTAGAAATAACAGGCTAAAATGTTCAGACACCATAATAGTTCCCAACCCAGATAATAACAGAGGTCCATCAACACATTCCTTTAAACTCAATCCCAATCCCAAAACCGTTAAAATGTATCCGGCCAATTGATAGTAGATAATGATGTGTACAGCACATGATAATTTACACAGTAACCAAAATGAAAACACTTTAGTAATTATAAGAAATATAGACGGTAATGTCATCATCAACAATCCAATAATATGCCTGAGAGTAAACATTGACGGATAAAACAAAAATGCCCCGCATAACTCTATCATGGCAATAATACAACCAAACACTTGTAAAATTCCTAAATTAGTAGAAAATACAACTGATATCGATGTATAAGCGATTTCGAGGAATAATAAGAACAAAGTAATGCCCGTAAAAATAAACATCAACATTGTATGATGGTCATTAAACCAATTAGTATGACGTTGAACTAATTTCACAGTAGATTTTATTCCAGTGTTATCCTCGCATGTATAAGTACCGGGTAATATATCTTTATACTCTATAATTAATGAAACATCGTTATCAGATAACGAATGGAGTTTGGCACTAGTATGCCATTTACTTAATATGGTCGTCTTGGAAGTTTTATTATAAGTTAAAATATCATGGTTGTCCAATTTCCATCTAATATACTTTGTCGGATTATCTATAGTACACGGAATAATGATGGTATCATTGCACGCCGTATACTCTATAGTCTTTGTAGATGTTATAACCACAAAAGTACAGAGGTATATCAACAATATTCTAACTCTTAACATTTTTATTTATTTAAAATGATACCTTTGTTATTTATTTTATTCTATTTTGCGAACGGTATCGAATGGCATAAGTTTGAAACGAGTGAAGAAATAATTTCTACTTACTTAATAGATGACGTATTATACACGGGTGTTAATGGGGCAGTATATACATTTTCAAATAATAAACTAAACAAAACTGGTTTAGCTAATACTAATTATATCACAACATCTATAAAAGTAGAGGATGAGGATACATTAGTATGCGGAACCAATAACGGAAATCCCAAATGTTGGAAAATAGACGGTTCCGATAAAACGATAAAAGATGCATATATTAGAGAAGATTGTCCTACTTACTGGATAAGTATAATAAATGTATACATTTATCTACTGATCAAAAAACCTGGGAGGAAGGACGTAATGCATGCAAAGCTCTAAATCCAAATTCGGATCTAATTAATATAGAGACTCAACGAGTTAAGTTTTTTAAGAAGCCTTAGAAGAGGCTATTGGGTAGGAGAATCCGAAATATTAAACCAGACAACCCCATATAATTTTATAGCTAAGAATGCCACGAAGAATGGAACTAAACATATGAACGGAACTAAAAACGGAAATATATTTGTAGTACAACGAATACTCCCAAACTGCATTCGTGTTACACTATATAACAATTACACTACATTTTTATCATAACACTACTTCGGTTAGATGTTTTAGAAAAAAATAAATATCGCCGTACCGTTCTTGTTTTTATAAAAATAACAATTAACAATTATCAAATTTTTTCTTTAATATTTTACGTGGTTGACCATTCTTGGTGGTAAAATAATCTCTTAGTGTTGGAATGGAATGCTGTTTAATGTTTCCGCACTCATCGTATATTTTGACGTATGCAGTCACATCGTTTACGCAATAGTCAGACTGTAGTTCTATTATGCTTCCTACATTAGAATGAGGAACAGTTTTAAAGTCTCTTGGTTTTAATCTATTACCGTTAGTTTTCATGAAATCCTTTGTTTTATCCACTTCACATTTTAAATAAATGTCCACTATACATTCTTCTGTTAATTTTACTAGATCGTCATGGGTCATAGAATTTATAGGTTCCATAGTCCATGGATCCAAACTAGCAAACTTCGCGTATACGGTATCGCGATTAGTGTATACACCAACTGTATGAAAATTAAGAAAACAGTTTAATAGATCAACAGAAATATTTAATCCTCCGTTTGATACAGATGCACCATATTTATGGATTTCGGATTCACACGTTGTTTGTCTGAGGGGTTCGTCTAGCGTTGCTTCTACATAAACTTCTATTCCCATATATTCTTTATTGTCAGAATCGCATACCGATTTATCATCATACACTGTTTGAAAACTAAATGGTATACACATCAAAATAACAAATACTAACGAGTACATTCTGCAATATTGTTATCGTAATTGGAAAATTAGTGCTCGAGTGAGTTGGATTATGTGAGTACTGGATTGTATATTTTATTTTTTATTTTTTATTTTTTATTTTATATTTTATATTTTGTAATAAGAATAGAATGCTAATGTCAAGTTTATTCCAATAGATGTCTTATTAAAAACATATATAATAAATAACAATGGCTGAATGGCATAAAATTATCGAGGATATCTCAAAAAATAATAAGTTCGAGGATGCCGCCATCGTTGATTACAAGACTACAAAGAATGTTCTAGCGGCTATTCCTAACAGAACATTTGCAAAGATTAATCCGGGTGAAGTTATTCCGCTCATCACTAATCATAATATTCTAAAACCTCTTATTGGTCAGAAATTTTGTATTGTATATACTAACTCTCTAATGGATGAGAACACGTATTCTATGGAGTTGCTTACTGGGTACGCCCCTGTATCTCCGATCGTTATAGCGAGAACTCATACCGCACTTATATTTTTGATGGGTAAGCCAACAACATCCAGACGTGATGTGTATAGAACGTGTAGAGATCATGCTACCCGTGTACGTGCAACTGGTAATTAAAATAAAAAGTAATATTCATATGTAGTGTCAATTTTAAATGATGATGAAATGGATAATATCCATATTGACGATGTCAATAATGCCGGCATTGGCATACAGCTCATCGATTTTTAGATTTAATTCAGAGGATGTGGGATTATGTTATGGGAATTTGTATTTTGATAGGATCTATAATAATGTAGTAAATATAAAATATATTCCTGAGCATATTCCATATAGATATAATTTTATTAATCGTACGTTCTCCGTAGATGAACTAGACGATAATGTCTTTTTTACACATGGTTATTTTTTAAAACACAAATATGGTTCACTTAATCCTAGTTTGATTGTCTCATTATCAGGAAACTTAAAATATAATGATATACAATGCTCAGTAAATGTATCGTGCCTCATTAAAAATTTGGCAACGAGTACATCTACTATATTAACATCTAAACATAAGACGTATTCTCTACATCGGTCCAAGTGTATTACTATAATAGGATATGATTCTATTATATGGTATAAAGATATAAATGACAAGTATAATGATATCTATGATTTTACTGCAATATGTATGCTAATAGCGTCTACATTGATAGTGACCATATACGTGTTTAAAAAAATAAAAATGAACTCTTAATTATGCTATTAGAAATGGATAAAATCAAAATTACGGTTGATTCAAAAATTGGTAATGTTGTTACCATATCGTATAACTTGGAAAAGATAACTATTGATGTCACACCAAAAAAGAAAAAAGAAAAGGATGTATTATTAGCGCAATCAGTTGCTGTTGAAGAGGCAAAAGATGTCAAGGTGGAAGAAAAAAATATTATCGATATTGAAGATGACGATGATATGGATGTAGAAAGCGCGTAAAATACGATCTATAAAAATAAGTATATAAATACTTTTTATTTACGGTACTCTTGTAGTGGTAATACCCCTACTCGATTATTTTTAAAAAAATACTTATTCTGATTCTTCTAGCCATTTCCGTGTTCGTTCGAATGCCACATCAACATCAAAGATAGGGGAGTAGTTGAAATCTAGTTCTGCATTGTTGGTACGCACCTCAAATGTAGTGTTGAATATCTTCAACGTATAGTTTGTTGAGTAGTGATGGTTTTCTAAATAGAATTCTCTTCATATCATTCTTGCACGCGTACATTTTTAGCATCCATCTTGGAATCCTAGATCCTTGTTCTATTCCCAATGGTTTCATCAATAGAAGATTAAACATATCGTACGAACACGATAGAGAGTAATCGTAGCAAAAGTAAGCATTTCCTTTAATCTCAGATCCCGGATACTGGATATATTTTGCAGCCAACACGTGCATCCATGCAACATTTCCTACATATACCCGGCTATGCACCGCGTCATCATCTACTGTACGATACATAATGTTACCGTGTTGCTTACATTGCTCGTAAAAGACTTTCGTCAATTTGTCTCCTTCTCCGTAAATTCCAGTGGGTCTTAGACAACAAGTATACAATTTTGCGCCATTTATAATTACAGAATTATTGGCTTTCATGACCAGTTGCTCGGCCATACGTTTACTTTTGCGTATACATGTCCGGGCGATATATCGTACAGTGTATGCTCATGGCCGATGAATGGATCACCGTGTTTATTTGGTCCTATTGCTTCCATGCTACTAGTATAGATCAAATACTTGATTCCTAGGTCAACACAAGCTGCCAATATAGTCTGTGTTCCATAATAGTTTACTTTCATGATTTCATTATCGGTGTATTTTCCAAATACATCCGAGCAACCGTATGAATAATCAGATTTGCCCCATCTAGTTCTTCTTTCACCTTATCAAAGTCGTTTATATCACATTGTATATAGTTTATAACTTTAACCTTCGATGTGAGAGGTTGTGGATATTCTACGACATCGATAACTCTGATTTCTTGAACATCATCTGCACTAATTAAAAGTTTTACTATATACCTGCCTAGAAATCCGGCACACCAGTAACCGCACACGGCCATTGCTGCCACTCATAATATCGGACTACTTATTCTATTTTACTAAATAATGGCTGTTTGTATAATAGACCACGATAATATCAGAGGAGTTATTTACTTTGAACCAGTCCATGGAAAAGATAAAGTTTTAGGATCAGTTATTGGATTAAAATCCGGAACGTATAATTTGATAAACATAATGACTCCATAGAGATAAGAGGGGTGCTTCCAGAGGAAACTAATATTGGTTGCACGGTTAATACGCCGGTTAGTATGACTTACTTGTATAATAAGTATAGTTTTAAACTGATTTTAGCAGAATATATAAGACACAGAAATACTGTATCCGACAATATTTATTCGGCATTGATGACACTAGATGATTTGGTTATTAAACAGTATGGAGACATTGATCTATTATTTAATGAGAAACTTAAAGTAGACTCCGATTCGGGATTATTTGACTTTGTCAACTTTGTAAAGGATATTATATGTTGTGATTCTAGAATAGTAGTAGCTCTATCTAGTCTAGTATCTAAACATTGGGAATTGACAAATAAAAAGTATAGGTGTATGGCATTAGCCGAACATATAGCTGATAGTATTCCAATATCTGAGCTATCTAGACTACGATACAATCTATGTAAGTATCTACGCGGACACACTGAGAGCATAGAGGATGAATTTGATTATTTTGAAGACGATGATTCGTCTACATGTTCTGCCGTAACCGACAGGGAAACGGATGTATAATTTTTTATAGTGTGAAGGATATGATAAAAATATAATTGTTGTATCCATTCCCATTCCAATCACATTATATGATTCTGTAAAAAAATTATACTGTAACACAATGAAGTAGTCTCATAGATGTATAGAGGTCAGATACTGGTTTGATAAACTTTTTATTCCACATGAGTATGTTTGACTTTATGGTTAGACCCGCATACTTTAACAAATCACTGAAAAATGGAGTTAGGTATTGACCTCTCAGAATCAGTTGCCGTTCTGGAACATTAAATGTATTTTTTATGATATATTCCAACGCATTTATGTGGGTATACAACAAGTTATTACTAATGGAGTATTCCAAGAGTTTTAATTGGCTAGTATTTAACAAGAGAAGAGATTTCAACAGACTGTTTATGAACTCGAATGCCGCCTCATTGTCGCTTATATTGATGATGTCGAATTCTCCCAATATCATCACTGATGAGTAGCTCATCTTGTTATCGGGATCCAAGCTTTCTAAAGACGTCATTAAACCCTCGATCATGAATGGATTTATCATCATCGTTTTTATGTTGGACATGAGCTTAGTCCGTTTGTCCACATCTATAGACGATGATTTCTGAATTATTGCATATATCTCTCTCTTTAACTCCAGGAACTTGTCAGGATGGTCCACTTTAACATGTTCTCGTCTAAGAGATGAAAATCTTTGGATGGTTGCATGTGACTTTTCTCTAAATGATGATGTTACCCAAGATCCTCTCTTAAATGAATCCATCCTATCCTTGTACAAGATGGACAGTCTATTTTCCTTAGATGGTTTAATATTTTTGTTACCCATGATCTATAAAGGTAGACCTAATCGTCTCGGATGACCATATATTTATTTTCAGTTTTATTATACGCATAAATTGTAAAAAATATGTTAGGTTTACGAAAATGTCTCGTGGGGCATTAATAGTTTTTGAAGGATTGGACAAATCTGGAAAAACAACACAATGTATGAACATCATGGAATCTATATCGGCAAACACGATAAAATATCTTAACTTTCCGCAGAGATCCACTGTCACTGGAAAGATGATAGATGACTATCTAACTCGTAAAAACCTATAATGATCATATAGTTAATCTATTATTTTGTGCAAATAGATGGGAGTTTGCATCTTTTATACAAGAACAATTAGAACAGGGAATTACTTTAATAGTTGATAGATACGCGTTCTCTGGAGTAGCGTATGCCGCCGCTAAAGGCGCGTCAATGACTCTCAAAGAGTTATGAATCTGGATTGCCTAAACCCGACTTAGTTATATTCTTGGAATCTGGTAGCAAAGAAATTAATAGAAACGTCGGCGAGGAAATTTATGAAGATGTAGCATTCCAACAAAAGGTATTACAAGAATATAAAAAATGATTGAAGAAGGAGATATTCATTGGCAAATTATTTCTTCTGAATTCGAGGAAGATGTAAAGAAGGAGTTGATTAAGAATATAGTTATAAAGGCTATCATACGGTTACTGGACCAGTGGGGCAACTGTGGATGTAATAAAGTGAAATTACATTTTTTTATAAATAGATGTTAGTACAGTGTTAGAAATGGATGACGCATATTACTCTGGCAACTTGGAATCAGTACTCGGATACGTATCTGATATGCATACCGAACTCGCATCAATATCTCAATTAGTTATTGCCAAGATAGAAACTATAGATAATGATATATTAAACAACGACATTGTAAATTTCATTATGTGTAGATCAAACTTAAATAATCCATTTATCTCTTTCCTAGATACTGTATATACCATTATATATCAAGAGATCTATTAGAACGAGTTGATTAATTCATTAGACGACAATAAAATTATCGATTGTATAAGTTAATAAGTTTATGAGCTTTTATAAGGATAACCTAGAAAATATAGTAGATGCTATCATTACTCTAAAATATATAATGAATAATCCAGATTTTAAAACTACGTATGCAGAAGTACTCGGTTCCAGAATAGCGGATATAGATATTAAACAAGTGATACGTGAGAATATACTACAATTGTCTAATGATATCCGCGAACGATATTTGTGAAAATATTAAAAAAAAAATACTTTTTTATTAAATGACGTCTCTTCGTGAATTTAGAAAATTATGCTGTGTTATATATCACGCATCAGGATATAAAGAAAAATCTAAATTAATTAGAGACTTTATAACAGATAGGGATGATAAATATTTGATCATTAAGCTATTGCTTCCCGGATTAGACGATAGAATTTATAACATGAACGATAAACAAATTATAAAATTATATAGTATAATATTTAAACAATCTCAGGAAGATATGCTACAAGATTTAGGATACGGATATATAGGAGACACTATTAGTACATTCTTCAAAGAGAACACAGAAATCCGTCCAAGAAATAAAAGCATTTTAACTTTAGAAGAAGTGGATAGTTTCTTAACTACATTATCATCCGTAACTAAAGAATCGCATCAAATAAAATTATTGACTGATATCGCATCCGTTTGTACATGTAATGATTTAAAATGTGTAGTCATGCTTATTGATAAAGATCTAAAAATTAAAGCGGGTCCTCGGTACGTACTTAACGCTATTAGTCCTCATGCCTATGATGTTTTTAGAAAATCTAATAACTTGAAAGAGATAATAGAAAATGAATCTAAACAAAATCTAGACTCTATATCTGTTTCTGTTATGACTCCAATTAATCCCATGTTAGCGGAATCGTGTGATTCTGTCAATAAGGCATTTAAAAAATTTCCATCAGGAATGTTTGCTGAAGTCAAATACGATGGCGAGAGAGTACAAGTTCATAAAAATAATAACGAGTTTGCCTTCTTTAGTAGAAACATGAAACCAGTACTCTCTTATAAAGTGGATTATCTCAAAGAATACATACCGAAAGCATTTAAAAAAGCTACGTCTATCGTATTGGATTCTGAAATTGTTCTTGTAGACGAACATAATGTACCGCTCCCGTTTGGAAGTTTAGGTATACACAAAAAGAAAGAATATAAAAACTCTAACATGTGTTTGTTCGTGTTTGACTGTTTGTACTTTGATGGATTCGATATGACGGACATTCCATTGTACGAACGAAGATCTTTTCTCAACGATGTTATGGTCGAAATACCCAATAGAATAGTATTCTCAGAGTTGACGAATATTAGTAACGAGTCTCAGTTAACTGACGTATTGGATGATGCACTAACGAGAAAATTAGAAGGATTGGTCTTAAAAGATATTAATGGAGTATACGAACCGGGAAAGAGAAGATGGTTAAAAATAAAGCGAGACTATTTGAACGAGGGTTCCATGGCAGATTCTGCCGATTTAGTAGTACTAGGTGCTTACTATGGTAAAGGAGCAAAGGGTGGTATTATGGCAGTCTTTCTAATGGGTTGTTACGATGATGAATCCGGTAAATGGAAGACGGTAACTAAATGTTCAGGACACGATGATAATACGTTAAGGGTTTTGCAAGACCAATTAACGATGGTTAAAATTAACAAGGATCCCAAAAAAATTCCAGAGTGGTTGGTAGTTAATAAAATCTATATTCCCGATTTTGTAGTAGAGGATCCGAAACAATCTCAAATATGGGAAATTTCAGGAGCAGAGTTTACACCTTCCAAGTCACATACAGCGAATGGAATATCGATTAGATTTCCTAGATTTACTAGGATTAGAGAAGATAAAACGTGGAAAGAATCTACTCATCTAAACGATTTAGTAAATTTGACTAAATCTTAATAGTTACATACAAACTGAAAATTAAAATAACACTATTTAGTTGGTGGTCGCCATGGATGGTGTTATTGTATACTGTCTAAACGCGTTAGTAAAACATGGCGAGGAAATAAATCATATAAAAAATGATTTCATGATTAAACCATGTTGTGAAAGAGTTTGTGAAAAAGTCAAGAACGTGCACATAGACGGACAATCTAAAAACAATACAGTGATTGCAGATTTGCCATATCTGGATAATGCTGTATCGGATGTATGCAAATCAATATATAAAAAGAATGTATCAAGAATATCCAGATTTGCTAATTTGATAAAGATAGATGATGATGACAAGACTCCTACCGGTGTATATAATTATTTTAAACCTAAAGATGCTATTCCTGTTATTATATCCATAGGAAAGGATAAAGATGTCTGTGAACTATTAATCGCATCCGATAAAGCGTGTGCGTGTATAGAGTTAAATTCATATAAAGTAGCCATTCTTCCCATGAATGTTTCCTTCTTTACCAAAGGAAATGCGTCATTGATTATTCTCCTGTTTGACTTCTCTATCGATGCGGCACCTCTCTTAAGAAGTGTAACCGATAATAATGTTGTTATATCTAGACACAAACGTCTACATGACGAGATTCCGAGTTCCAATTGGTTCAAGTTTTATATAAGTATAAAGTCCGACTATTGTTCTATATTATATATGGTAGTTGATGGATCTGTGATGTATGCAATAGCTGATAATAGAACTCACGCAATTATTAGCAAAAATATATTAGACAATACTACAATTAACGATGAGTGTAGATGCTGTTATTTTGAACCACAGATTAAGATTCTCGATAGAGATGAGATGCTCAATGGATCATCGTGTGATATGAACAGACATTGTATTATGATGAATTTACCAGATATAGGAGAATTCGGTTCCAGTATATTGGGGAAATATGAACCTGACATGATTAAGATTGCTCTTTCAGTGGCTGGTAATTTAATAAGAAATCGAGACTACATTCCCGGGAGACGCGGCTATAGCTACTACGTTTACGGTATAGCCTCTAGATAATTTTTTTTTTAAGCACGAAATAAAAAACATAATTTTAAACTAGTCTATTTCACACTATTTTTGTGTGATCACCATGGACATAAAGATAGATATTAGTATTTCTGGTGATAAATTTACGGTGACTACTAGGAGGGAAAATGAAGAAAGAAAAAATATCTACCTCTCAAAAAAGAAAAATTTACTACTGATGTTATCAAACCTGATTATCTTGAGTACGATGACTTGTTAGATAGAGATGAGATGTCTACTATTCTAGAGGAATATTTTATGTACAGAGGTCTATTAGGCCTCAGAATAAAATATGGGACGACTCTTTAACGAAATTAGAAAATGCGACAATGATGCGGAAGAACAATTCGGTACTATAGAAGAACTCAAACAGAAACTTAGATTAAATTCTGAAGAGGGAGCCGATAACTTTATAGATTATATAAAGGTACAAAAACAGGAGGATATCGTCAAACTTACGGTGTACGATTGCATATCTATGATAGGATTGTGTGCGTGTGTGGTAGATGTTTGGAGAAAGGAGAAACTGTTTTCTAGATGGAAATATTGTTTACGAGCTATTAAACTGTTTATTGATGATCCCATGCTTGATAAGATAAAATCTATACTGCAGAATAGACTAGTGTATGTGGAAATGTCATAGAAAATTAAAAGTTAATGAGAGCAAAAAATATAATGTTGTATTCTAATCCCATATTTATTATTTTTTTCTGTAATAGTTAGAAAAATACATTTGATGGTCTATGTTCTATCAACCAGATATTATGTGTTATAGAGGTATAAGTAATATAGTGGTTTTCAAAACATATGAATCTAAAATTGATGGATGAGTTATAATACGCTATTAATTTCGAAAATATACGTTAATCTGATAATCTGATAATCTGATAATCTGATAATCTGATAACTTTAAACATCTAGGATTTTTTGATGATGATAATTAAATTAACATAGTGGTTTAAAGTTAAAAAAAGACCTTTTTTATTGTAGTATATAATAATATCAAAAATGTATATAAAGAGTTTGCTGGCTGTATGTACTATTTTATACATTACTACATTGGTTACGGCAGATATACCTACTCCGCCACCACATGCTCCGGTAAACGGGTCATGTACCGAGGGAGAATATCTTGATAAGACTCATAATTGATGTTGTAATCGGTGTCCACCTGGAGAATTTGCCAAGGTTAGATGTAGTGGTAGCTATAACACAAAATGTGAACGCTGTCCACATCATACATATACAGCAATTCCCAATTCTTCTAATGGATGCCATCAATGTAGAAAATGCCCAAAGGGATCATTTGATAAGGTAAAGTGTACCGGAACACAGAACAGTAAATGTGCGTGTCTTCCTGGTTGGTATTGCGCTACCGATTCTTCACAGACTAAAGACTGTCGAGATTGTGTACCAAAAAGGAGATGTCCATGCGGATACTTTGGTGGAATAGATAAATTAGGAAATCCTATTTGTAAATCGTGTTGTGTTGGTAAATATTGTGACGACATACGTAATCATAGAGTTGGTCCTTTTCCTCCATGCAAACTATCTAAATAATTAGTCATGATCATGGTACCGTACAATTATATTGCTGGTAGTATATTATTCAGTATGAAGACATATTAATACTTATCTTGACAATCTTGCTATAATCATAATATAAAAATACTTATGGACATAGTCACTCATAATTGCTGACGCGATAAATTCGTAATAATCTGTTTTGTTCAAATTTTTATAAGGAATCTACAGGCATAAAAATAAAATATAATTTATAATACATACAGCGCGCCATTATGAATAACAGCAGTGAATTAATTGCTGTTATTAATGGATTTAGAAATAGTGGACGATTTTGTGATATTAATATAGTTATTAATGATGAAAGGATAAATGCTCATAGACTCATCCTATCTGGAGCATCCGAATATTTTTCCATTCTATTTTCTAGTGATTTTATCGATTCTAATGAATACGAAGTTAATCTAAGTCATTTAGATTATCAAAGTATGAACGATTTGATCGATTACATTTATGGGATACCTTTGAGCCTAACTAACGATAGCGTGAAATATATTCTTTCAACTGCTGATTTTTTACAAATTGGATCTGCTATTACCGAATGTGAAAATTACATACTTAAAAATCTGTGTTCTAGAAATTGTATCGATTTCTACATATACGCTGATAAATATAATAACAAGAAAATAGAAACAGCGTCGTTTAACACAATATTACGAAATATTTTGAGACTCATTAACGATGAAAACTTTAAATACTTGACAGAGGAATCAATGATAAAAATTTTAAGCGATGATATGTTAAATATAAAAAATGAGGATTTTGCACCACTAATTCTCATTAAATGGTTAGAGAGTACACAACAACCATGCACAGTCGAGTTGATGCCTCAGAATATCATTGCTTTCCCCACAAGTTATAAAATCACTTTATAGTCATCGATTGGTTGGTTCAATATACGAATGTATAACATTCTTAAACAATATATCATTCTTGGATGAATCATTTCCTAGATACCATAGCATCGAGTTGATATCTATCGGTATAAGTAATTCACATGATAAGATTTCCATAAACTGCTATAATCGTAAAAAAATACGTGGGAGATAATATCTTCACGGAGATATAGGTGTAGTTTTGCAGTGGCCGTTCTGGATAATATTATCTATATGATGGGTGGATATGATCAGTCCCCGTATAGAAGTTCAAAGGTTATAGCGTACAATACATGTACAAATTCTTGGATATATGATATACCAGAGCTAAAATATCCTCGTTCTAATTGTGGAGGAGTTGCTGATGATGAATACATTTATTGCATAGGCGGCATACGCAATCAGGATTCATCGTTGATATCTAATATTAATAGATGGAAGCCATCAAAACCATATTGGCAAACGTATGCTAAAATGCGAGAGCCAAAATGTGATATGGGTGTAGCGATGTTAAACGGATTAATATATGTCATAGGCGGAGTTGTTAAAGGTGACACGTGTACCGACACACTTGAGAGTTTATCAGAAGATGGATGGATGATGCATCAACGTCTTCCAATAAAAATGTACAATATGTCGACGATTGTTCATGCCGGCAAAATTTATATATCTGGAGGCTACAACAATAGTAGTGTAGTTAATGGAATATCGAATCTAGTCCTTAGCTATAATCCGATATATGATGAATGGACCAAATTATCATCATTAAATATTCCTAGAATTAATCCCGCTCTATGGTCAGTGCATAATAAATTATATGTAGGAGGAATATCTGATGATATTCAAACTAATACATCTGAAACATACGACAAAGAAAAAGATTGTTGGACATTGGATAATGGTCACGTGTTACCACGCAATTATATAATGTATAAATGCGAACCGATTAAACATAAATATCCATTGGAAAAACACAGTACACGAATGATTTTCTAAAGTATTTGGAAAGTTTTATAGATAGTTGATAGAACAAAATACATAATTTTGTAAAAATAAATCACTTTTTATACTAATATGGCACGATTGTCAATACTTTTGTTACTAATATCATTAGTATACGCTACACCTTATCCTCAGACACAGATATCTAAAAAAATAGGTGATGATGCAACTCTATCATGTAGTAGAAATAATACAAATGATTATGTTGTTATGAGTGCTTGGTATAAGGAGCCCAATTCCATTATTCTTTTAGCTGCCAAAAGTGACGTCTTGTATTTTGATAATTATACCAAGGATAAAATATCTTACGATTCTCCATACGATTATCTAGTTACAACTATCACAATTAAATCATTGACTGCTGGAGATGCCGGTACTTATGTATGTGCATTCTTTATGACATCGACTACAAATGATACTGATAAAGTAGATTATGAAGAATACTCTACAGAGTTGATTGTAAATACAGATAGTGAATCGACTATAGACATAATACTATCTGGATCTACACATTCACCGGAAACTAGTTCTGAGAAACCTGATTATATAGATAATTCTAATTGCTCGTCGGTATTCGAAATCGCGAATCCGGGACCAATTACTGATAATGTAGAAGATCATACAGACACTGTCACATACACTAGTGATATCATTAATACAGTAAGTACATCATCTGGAGAATCTACAACAGACGAGACTCCGGAACCAATTACTGATAAAGAAGAAGATCATACAGTCACAGACACTGTCTCATACACTACAGTAAGTACATCATCTGGAATTGTCACTACTAAATCAACCACCGATGATGCGGATCTTTATGATACGTACAATGATAATGAACCATCTACTGTGTCACCAACAACTGTAGAAAACATCACGAAATCTATAGGTAAGTATAGTACTAAAGACTATGTCGAAGTATTTGGTATTGCAGCATTAATTATATTGTCGACCGTGGCAATTTTCTGTATTACGTATTATATATGTAATAACCGTTCACGTAAATACAAAACAGAAAACAAAGTCTAGATTTTGACTTACATAAATGTCTGGAATAGTAAAAATCTATCATTTTGAGCGGACCATCTGGTTCAGGAAAGACAGCCATAGCCAAAAGACTCTTAAAAGACTATGGGAATATATTTGGATTTGTGGTGTCCCATACCACTAGATTTCCTTGTCCTATGGAACGAGAAGGTGTCGATTACCATTACGTTAACAGAGAGGCCATCTGGAAGGGAATAGCCGCCGGAAACTTTCTAGAACATACTGAGTTTTTAGGAAATATTTGCGGAACTTCTAAAACAGCTGTGAATACAGCGGCTATTAATAATCGTATTTGTGTGATGGATTTAAACATCGACGGTGTTAGAAGTCGTAAAAATACTTACCTAATGCCTTACTCGGTGTATATAAAACCTACCTCTCTTAAAATGGTTGAGACCAAGCTTCGTCGTAGAAACACTGAAGCGGATGATGAATCTCATCGTCGCGTGATGTTGGCAAAAACGGATATGGATGAGGCCAACGAAGCAGGTCTATTCGACACTATTATTATTGAAGATGATGTGAATTTAGCATATAGCAAGTTAATTCAGATACTACAGGACCGTATTAGAATGTATTTAACACTAATTAAGATATAATACTTGACTGACTTAAAACTTGATAATTAATAATATAATTCGTTTTTATATGTGACTATTTCAACGTCTAATGTATTGGTTAAATATTAAACTTACCACGTAAAACTTAAAATTTAAAATGGTATTTCATTGACGGATAGATCATACATTATGAACTTTCAAGGACTTGTCTTAACTGACAATTGCAAAAATCAATGGGTCGTTGGACCATTAATAGGAAAAGGTGGATTCGGTAGTATTTATACTACTAATGACAATAATTATGTAGTAAAAATAGAGCCCAAAGCTAACGGATCATTATTTACTGAACAGGCATTTTATACTAGAGTACTTAAACCATCCGTTATCGAAGAATGGAAAAAATCTCACCATATAAGACACGTAGGAGTTATCACATGCAAGGCATTTGGTCTATACAAATCCATTAATGCGGAATATAGATTCTTGGTAATTAATAGATTGGGTGCAGATCTAGATGCGGTGATCAGGGCTAACAATAATAGACTACCGAAAAGATCGGTGATGTTAGTAGGAATAGAAATCTTGAATACCATACAATTTATGCACGAGCAAGGATATTCTCACGGAGATATTAAAGCGAGCAATATAGTTTTGGATCAAATGGATAAGAATAAATTATATCTAGTGGATTACGGATTGGTTTCTAAATTCATGTCTAACGGCGAACATGTTCCATTTATAAGAAATCCAAATAAAATGGATAATGGTACTCTAGAATTTACACCTATAGATTCGCATAAAGGATACGTTGTATCGAGACGTGGAGATCTAGAAACACTTGGATATTGTATGATTAGATGGTTGGGAGGTATCTTGCCATGGACTAAGATAGCTGAAACAAAGAATTGCGCATTAGTAAGTGCTACAAAACAGAAATATATGAACAATACTGCAACTTTGTTAATGACCAGTTTGCAATATGTGCCTAGAGAGTTGCTGCAATATATTACCATGGTAAACTCTTTGACATATTTTGAGGAACCCAATTACGATGAGTTTCGGCGCATATTAATGCGTGTATATTATTAAGTGTGAGGTTTGGTTTGATGTAAAATTTTTGTTGATAAAAATTAAAAAAAATAACTTAAGTTATTATTGATCTCGTGTGTACAACCGAAATCATGGCGATGTTTTACGCACACGCTCTCGGCGGGTACGACGAGAATCTTCATGCCTTTCCTGGAATATCATCGACTGTTGCCAATGATGTCAGGAAATATTCTGTTGTGTCAGTTTATAATAACAAGTATGACATTGTAAAAGACAAATATATGTGGTGTTACAGTCAGGTGAACAAGAGATATATTGGAGCATTGATGCCTATGTTTGAGTGCAATGAATACCTACAAATTGGAGATCCAATCCATGATCAAGAAGGAAATCAAATCTCTATCGTCACATATCGCCACAAAAACTACTATGCTCTAAGCGGAATCGGGTACGAGAGTCTAGACTTGTGTTTGGAAGGAGTAGGGATTCATCATCACGTACTTGAAACAGGAAACGCTGTATATGGAAAAGTTCAACATGATTATTCTACTATCAAAGAGAAGGCCAAAGAAATGAGTGCACTTAGTCCAGGACCTATAATTGATTACCACGTCTGGATAGGAGATTGTATCTGCCAAGTTACTGCTGTAGACGTACATGGAAAGGAAATTATGAGAATGAGATTCAAAAAGGGTGCGGTACTACAGATACCAAATCTGGTAAAAGTTAAACTTGGGGAGAATGATACAGAAAATCTTTCCACTACCATATCAGCTCTCCTGAATTCCGGCGGCGGTACCATCGAGGTAACCTCTCAGGAAGATCGCGTTAATCATGTACTCATGAAACGTTTGGAATCTATACGCCATATGTGGTCTGTCTATGATCGTTTTAATATTGTGAATGGTAAAGAATGCTGTTATATACATCTTCATTCATCTAATCAGAATCTTATGCCTAGTACTGTAAAAACCAATCTGTATATGCGATCTATGACATCATGCATCCAAATGGATCCCATAACTGCTCTAGATTATCTTAGTGAACTTAAGGAATCAGGTGGACAAAGTCCCAGACCAGAATTGCCCGAATTCGATTACCCAGATGGAGTGCAAGACGATGGATCAATTGAGAGATTTGCAGAAGAGTTCTTCAATAGATCAGAACTTCAGGCGGGTGAATCAGTCGAATTCGGTAATTCCGTTAATGTTAAAAATACATCTGTTTCAGCTAAGCAACTAAGAACACGTATACGGCAACAGCTTCCCTCTATACTCTCATCTTTTGCCAACACAGAGGGTGGATATTTGTTCATTGGATTGGATAATATTACACACAAAGTAATTGGATTCACGGTGGGTCAAGACTGCCTCAAACTGATAGAGAATGAGATAGAAAAGCGTATCAGACGACTTCATGTTGTACATTTCTGTGAGAAAAAAGAGGATATCAAATACGCATGTAGATTCATCAAGGTATATAAACCTGGGGAGGAGACTACCTCGACATACGTGTGCGCTATCAAAGTGGAAAGATGTTGCTGTGCTGTGTTTACAAATTGGCCAGAATCATGGTATATGGATACTAGTGGTATCAAGAAGTATTCTCCAGATGAATGGGTGTCATCTATAAAATTTTAATTAAGAACTATAGAGAACAAATAATAGGTTGTAATACATATAGACAATAACTAACAATTAATTAGTAACTGTTATCTCTTATACCTACTAATACATCGTAGTTATAGTTCTTAATCATTGATTCGCTTATTGTTTTAATTGTTTTTATAAACTAACATTGTTAATTGAAAAGGGATAACATGTTACAGAATATAAATTAATTATATATATATATATGGATTTTTTTAAAAAGGAAATACTTGACTGGAGTATATATTTATCTCTTCATTATATAGCACACGCGTGTTCCAATTATTCCACATCCCATATAATACAGGAATATAATCTTATTCGAACATACGAAAAAGTGGATAAAACAATAGTTGATTTTTTATCTAGGTGGCCAAATTTATTCCATATTTTAGAATATGGGGAAAATATTCTACATATTTATTCTATGGATGATGCTAATACGAATATTATAATTTTTTTTCTAGATAGAGTATTAAATATTAATAAGAACGGGTCATTTATACACAATCTCGGGTTATCATCATCCATTAATATAAAAGAATATGTATATCAATTAGTTAATAATGATCATCTAGATAATAGGATAAGACTAATGCTTGAAAATGGACGTATAACAAGACATTTTTTATCCTATATATTAGATACAGTTAATATCTATATATGTATTTTAATAAATCATGGATTTTACATAGATGCTGAGGACAGTTACGGTTGTACATTATTACATAGATGTATATATCACTATAAGAAATCAGAATCAGAATCATACAATGAATTAATTAAAATATTGTTAAATAATGGATCAGATGTAGATAAAAAAGATACGCATGGAAACACGCCATTTATCCTATTATGTAAACACGATATAGACAACGTGGAATTGTTTGAGATATGTTTAGAGAATGCTAATATAGACTCTGTAGACTTTAATGGATATACACCTCTTCATTATGTCTCATGTCGCAATAAATATGATTTTGTAAAGTCATTAATTTCTAAAGGAGCAAATATTAATGCGCGTAATAGATTCGGAACTACTCCATTTTATTGTGGAATTATACACGGTATCTCGCTTATAAAACTATATTTGGAATCAGACACAGAGTTAGAAATAGATAATGAACATATAGTTCGTCATTTAATAATTTTTGATGCTGTTGAATCTTTAGATTATCTATTATTCAGAGGAGTTATTGATATTAACTATCGTACTATATACAACGAAACATCTATTTACGACGCTGTCAGTTATAATGCGTATAATACGTTGGTCTATCTATTAAACAGAAATGGTGATTTTGAGACGATTACTACTAGTGGATGTACATGTATTTCGGAAGCAGTCGCTAACAACAACAAAATAATAATGGAAGTACTATTGTCTAAACAACCATCTTTGAAAATTATGATACTGTCTATGATAGCAATTACTAAACATAAACAACATAATACAAATTTATTAAAAATGTGTATAAAATATACTGCGTGTATGACAGATTATGATACTCTTATAGATGTACAGTCGCTACAGCAATATAAATGGTATATTTTAAAATGTTTCGATGAAATAGATATCATGAAGAGATGTTATATAAAAAATAAAACTGTATTCCAATTAGTTTTTTGTACTAAAGACATTAATACTTTAATGAGATACGGCAGACATCCTTCTTTCGTTAAATGTACTAGTCTCGACGTATACGGAAGTCGTGTACGTAATATCATAGCATCTATTAGATATCGTCAGAGATTAATTAGTCTATTATCCAAGAAGCTGGATGCGGGAGATAAATGGTCATGTTTTCCTAACGAAATAAAATATAAAATATTGGAAAACTTTAACGATAACGAACTATCCACATATCTAAAAATCTTATAAACACTATTAAAATATAAAACCTAAGTAGGATAAAATCACACTACATCATTGTTTCCTTTTATTGCTCGATAGTGTATACTATTTTTAACACTCATAAATAAAAATGAAAACGATTTCCGTTGTTACGTTGTTATGCGTACTACCTGCTGTTGTTTATTCAACATGTACTGTACCCACTATGAATAACGCTAAATTAACGTCTACCGAAACATCGTTTAATGATAAACAGAAAGTTACATTTACATGTGATTCGGGATATTATTCTTTGGATCCAAATGCTGTCTACGAAACAGATAAATGGAAATACGAAAATCCATGTAAGAAAATGTGTACAGTTTCTGATTATGTCTCTGAACTATATGATAAACCGCTATACGAAGTGAATGCCACCATAACACTAATTTGTAAAGACGAAACAAAATATTTTCGTTGCGAAGAAAAAAATGGAAATACTTCTTGGAATGATACTGTTACGTGTCCTAATGCGGAATGCCAATCTCTTCAATTAGAACACGGATCGTGTCAACCAGTTAAAGAAAAATACTCATTTGGGGAACATATAACTATCAACTGTGATGTTGGATATGAGGTTATTGGTGCTTCGTACATAAGTTGTACAGCTAATTCTTGGAATGTTATTCCATCATGTCAACAAAAATGTGATATACCGTCTCTATCTAATGGATTAATTTCCGGATCTACATTTTCTATCGGTGGCGTTATACATCTTAGTTGTAAAAGTGGTTTTATACTAACGGGATCTCCATCATCCACATGTATCGACGGTAAATGGAATCCAGTACTCCCAATATGTGTACGATCTAACGAAGAATTTGATCCAGTGGAGGATGGTCCCGATGATGAGACAGATCTGAGCAAACTCTCAAAAGACGTTGTACAATATGAACAAGAAATAGAATCGTTAGAAGCAACTTATCATATAATCATAGTGGCGTTGACAATTATGTGCGTCATATTTTTAATATCCGTTATAGTATTAGTTTGTTCCTGTAACAAAAATAATGACCATAAGTTCCATAAATTGTTGCCGTGAATATAAATCCGTTAAAATAATGAATAATTAATAATTAATAATTAATAACGAACAAGTATCAAAAGATTAAAGAATTATAGCTAGAATCAATTGAGATGTCTTCTTCAGTGGATGTTGATATCTACGATGCTGTCAGAGTATTTTTACTCAGGCACTATTATGACAAGAGATTTATTGTGTATGGAAGAAGTAACGCCATATTACATAATATATACAGGCTATTTACAAGATGCGCCGTTATACCGTTCGATGATATAGTACGTACTATGCCAAATGAATCACGTGTTCAACAATGGGTGATAGATACACTTAATGGCATAATGATGAATGAACACGATGTTGCTGTATGTGTAGGTACCGGACTACGGTTCATGGAAATGTTTTTCGATTACAATAAAAATAATTCCAAAAATAGCATCAACAAACAACTAATGTATGACATAATTAATAGCGTATCCATAATTCTAGCTAATGAGAGATATAGAAGCGCGTTTAACGACAATGGAATATACATCCGTAGAACTATGATTGACAAGTTGTACGGATACGCATCTCTAACTACTATTGGTACGATCGCTGGAGGTGTTTGTTATTATCTGTTGATGCATCTAGTTAGTTTGTATAAATAATTATTTCAATATACTAGTTAAAATTTTAAAAATTTAAGATTTTAAATGTATAAAAAACTAATAACGTTTTTATTTGTAATAGGTGCAATAGCATCCTATTCGAATAATGAGTATACTCCGTTTAATAAACTTAGTGTAAAACTGTATATAAATGGAGTAGATAATATAGAAAATTCATATACTGATAATAATGAATTAGTGTTAATTTTTAAAGAGTACACAGTTTCTATTATTACAGAGTCATGCGACGTCGGATTTGATTCCATAGATATAGATGTTATAAACGACTATAAAATTATTGATATGTATACCATTGACTCGTCTACTATTCAACGCAGAGGACACACATGTAGAATATCTACCAAATTATCATGTCATTATGATAAACACCCTTATATTCACAAATATGAGGGTGATGAGCGACAATATTCTATTACTGCAGAGGGAAAATGCTATAAAGGAATAAAATATGAAATAAGTATGATGAACGATGATATTCTATTGAGACAACATACTCTTAAAATTGGATCTACTAATATATTCGATAGTCATGGACATAGTAATACATATTATTCAAAATATGATCTTTAAAAATTTAAAATATATTATCACTTCAACGACAATAGTCAAATAACAGCCAATATGAGATCTGTAATTCTAACAGTTTTGCTAATTAATAGCATAAATGCTACGATAACTAGCTATAAATTCGAATCCGTCAATTTTGATTCCAAAATTGAATGGACTGGGGATGGTCTATACAATATATCCCTTAAAAATTATGGGATAAAGACGTGGCAAACAATGTATACAAATGTACCAGAAGGAACATACGACATATCCGGATTTCCAAAGAATGATTTCGTATCTTTCTGGGTTAAATTTGAACAAGGCGACTATAAAGTGGAAGAGTATTGTACAGGACTATGCATCGAAGTAAAAATCGGACCACCGACTGTAACATTGACTGAATATGACGACCATATCAATTTGTACATCGAGCATCCGTATGCCACTAGAGGTAGCAAGAAGATTCCTATTTACAAACGTAATGACATGTGTGATATCTACTTGTTGTATACGGCTAACTTCACATTCGGAGATTCTGAAGAACCAGTAACATATGATATTGATGACTACGATTGTACGTCTACAGGTTGCAGCATAGACTTTGCCACAACAGAAAAAGTGTGCGTGACGGCGCAGGGAGCCACAGAAGGGTTTCTAGAAAAAATTACTCCATGGAGTTCGGAAGTATGTCTGACACCTAAGAAGAATGTATTTACATGCGCTATTAGATCCAAGGAAGATGTATCCAATTTCAAGGACAAAATGACCAGAGTTATCAAGAGAAAATTTAATAAACAGTCTCAAAATTATATGACCAAATTTCTCGGTACTACGGCTAATGATGTTACTACCGTGCTTAGCATGCTAGATTAAATATTCTGGCAAATTCTAAATATTTTTTTATAAAAATTAAAAAAATCACTTTCATTATCGATAACTCGAGAACATGGGATTACATATCAACATATTAATGTTGGTGGCATTGTCTAGAACAGTCGCGATATCTCTTAAATAAATGCTACAGAAAGGTAGGATTTTATAATCTTTATGGATCTAATGATAGCGAGCAGGAAAATTATTCTCCTGTATCTGTTGAAAACTACGATTATCTATTAAAGACAGAGATACCGAATATAGACAATAACATACCCTGGAAAAATATTACAGATTCTATTAATAACTTTTTATAGAGAAATGTAATAATTGCTCAGATAATACTATATACAATATCACTATAAAGTCTTGGACTAATTATACTTTGGTAAATGTTACAACTGACAATAGTGTCTACTTAAATGTATCTAGTGATATCGTGATCAATAAAACAGGAAATATTACTACATTCATTAATAATACAGTTAATGGTAATTTATCATTAGTATCAATGATACTCTGATAACTATCAATCTAATGAATATAACCTTCATAATCAATTAAACAAACTGCGAAGGTGTATCTGTTAAGAATGCTACGGCAATTTATGTCAATGATACACTGAGTATATACACAGAATCAGAACCTGTGTCTATAGTGGATCCATTCATTACTCTTGATGAATTGTACAACTGTTCGTTCTCCAAACCAATCAATTATGTAAATATCTCTAATACAGAGTTTAATACTAATACTACTACTTGTAAGAATGAGACTGACTACACACCAATGGACATTTCTTATGTTATTAATGACAATATAACATTCATTAGTAATATCACATCGAGTACAAAATATATCAACTCATGTGTAAATTCGTCACTGAGTTTATAGATAGCGGCTGTCAGAATACCAGTATTGTTTAATAAAACAATGGAACAATTAGGTATTACTCCAGGATCTGATTCGGAAGCGTATTTCATGTGTAGAGTTACAGGATCTAATTGTGACTTGAGTATTCTCTTGAACAAGGCATCAAAAAATGTAATGGATAGACAATTATCAAAAACTCCAACGAGACAAAAGAGATCCACTGAGATGACTGGAAATCACTTCTGTCTACATAAGAATTATGGAATAGATACAATAGATGATTGTAATTCGTATGTGGATAATCGTGTTGTAAAAAAGATTACTAGAGCAAGAAGATCTCCTAAAAAGCTCCAAAGATTATCAAATCAGAACCTATAGATCCTAATGATGTCTTGGTATTTAGATCTATGGATGAATTAGGAGCAAGACGGCAGCGTTAGAAGATGTAATAAATGAATTATTTACAGAATATGATAAGAATCTTACTAGTGAACTAGGAATGCTTCTAACAAAAAAAGATGAGGTAGAGATTATTGAAAAGCTTACAACAGGTAACATGGTATCAATTGTAGTTATACCACTAATAGCATTTATCGTCTCAATTATAATATTACTAAAGTATAATAGGAGAAAAATATATAATGTACGTATGCAGACAATACAATCAGATCGACGTTATATGATGTTGGAAACCATTTCAAGTTTTAATAGTAAAAAACTGATAGAAACTAATTAGATGATGAATCTTTTTACACTATTAAGTTTTTATTGCTACTAACCGTAGTAATTTTATTAATGCCGTATAAAAAATGAAATAGAAACCTAGTATTACACGTTGGTTTAGTAGCTGTTGAGAGCACTAACCATTTTCAAGATGAGGTCCTTGATCATATTCCTATTGTTCCCCTCTATCATTTACTCCATGGTCATTAGACGATGTGAGAAGATGGAAGAGGAAACGTGGAAATTGAAAATAGGAATGTGTATACAGGCTAAAGATTTCTATTCCAAAAGAACTGACTGTAGTGTCCATCGTTCAGGTGTAGGTGGAGGATTGATAACAGAAGGTAATGGATACAGAGTAGTCGTTCATGATCAATGTGAAGAGCCCAATCCATTTATTATTGCTACCACAAAACAAACCCATTTTGGTGTCACCCATTCATACATTGAATTCAGTAATAGTAATACCGGTGTACCAGAGAATATCCCAGATTGTAGTAAACATATTTTGATTTCTGTATATTGTGATCAAGAGGCAAGTGGACTAGATTTCCACACATTGAAATATGTAGAATCAAATTATTTGCATATTACAGTTAAGTATGATACATCATGTATTAATCATCTAGGCGTGAATTATAGTTTCATGAATGAATGTGATCGGAAACTCTCGAGTGTATATGAAAGAGATACTCTAACCTGTGGAGCAAAGGATATACAAACTAGAGACAAATATCTTAAGACTTGCACCAACACAAAATTTGACCGGAGTGTCTACAAGACGCACATGCAAAAAAGTAAGATACTCCATGTTAAAACAGAATTGTAATTGGCTAATCAATCAGGAAGTAAATATTTTTATAATATTAATCCACTATCACTAATCATCAAGCAATTTTTATAAATATGATCATAACCACATAATCTTAAAAAATGATATGATAGTTCTTACAATTAGAGATTGAATTCTAGAATGGATTCTATTACAATTACCGTCGGGAACTTAACCATTCGTTCTAATCTACAGACATTGGTTAATAAATCATCTTATTTTGCCGATATTAAAATGTGGAAACTCAACTAATAATATTACATTGTGCGACTTTCAAGAGGATGCGATATAGAGTTATGCAGTTTATTAACAATGATATAATCGAGATAGAAAGTACAAAAGATGTAGAATCCATGATATGGCACGCTAAACAGTTGGGTGTGGAATCATTGTTAAACGAATGTCAAATTTATTTGCTCAGAGTATTACGCATATATAATTGTTTAGAAATTTATAGAATAACTAATATTAATGCATTATCGTATATCTACAACGATGTAAGAAACTTCATATTGGATAATATACTATTAATATATAAGGATCCAGATTTTATATATTTGCCTAAATACATTATTATAGATTTACTATCGGATGACCACCTAAATGTTTTTAACGAAGATAATGTGGTAAAGATTATATACACTTATATATCTTCCGATATTTACAAGGATATTTCAGATATACTACCGGTTATCAGATGGAATTATCTCTCACCTGAATGGTTGACCGATATGGAATGGAAATTGGGAAACGTAGACAAAACTATCGTTTACAAAAAGAGATGTTATTGCGGCATCGTAACTGTTAATTATAATAGGGATAAAGGATTAATGATTATTTCTAAACATGGTTCGGAACTTGAAACAGAATTCACTTTCTCCATTAAAACAGATATCGTTGATAAATTCTAAACAGTATATTTTAATAAAAAAATTATATATCATTGGAGTGTTAAACAGAATGGAGAATCGTCTGATAAAATATTGAGCGTCGATCTATCAACAAAAGATTAACAATAGAGCCATCTCTTAACGATAAAAGAATAGGAGCTGCTGCAACAGTCATAAATAGACGCATTTATGTTATCGGTGGTCGAGATGGATCAAATTATCTAAACACTGTAGAAAGTTGGAAACCTATGGATAACAAGTGGCGATACGAACCATCGATAAATTATAAAAGAAGTAGTGCTTCCGCTGTTTCCGTTAATAATACTATTTTCGTAACTGGCGGACTATTCATAAATGACTCTAATAGTATGATCGTGATTAACAATATGGAAAACTTGACATTTATAAAGACAAACAATGGTCGACTCCACGTTCGGAATGCTATTTGGCCGGAGGTCTATCAGTTACCAAACAATATGGTAAATTAGAGAGAAACAACGAGATATCTTGTTACAATCCTAGAACGAATAAGTGGTTTGATATTTCATATACTATTTATAAGAGATCCATATCATAATTGTGTAAACTAAATAACGTCTTCTATGTATTTAGTAAGGACATTGGATATGTGGAAAAGTATGATGTGTATGGAAGTTAGTACACGATCATCTCCCCGTCATAAAGGCATTATCAACTTCTCCTTATTGATTGAAAATGAAAATATAAATAGTTTTTACATATAGCGGTATCTCACCCCCTATAGTTTTATTGCTTTAATTGCTTTAATTGCTTTAATTGCTTACACTAACATGGACACTGATACAGACACAGACACAGATGTTGCAAATATAGAAAATATCATGAATGAAATAGATAGAGAGAAAGAAAAAATATTAAAAAATGTAGAAATGGAAAATAATAAAAATATTAACAAGAATCATCCCAGCAAATATATTAGAGAAGCGCTCGTTATTAATACCAGTAGTAATAGTGATTCCATTGATAAAGAAGTTATAGAATGTATTAGTCAGGATATAGGAATGAATATAGATCATATATACTAATTTTTATAATCGATACAAAACATAAAAACAACTCGTTATTACATAGCAGGCATGGAATCCTTCAAGTAGTGTTTTGATAACGATGGCAAAAAATGGATTATTGGAAACACTTTATATTCTTGTAATTCAATACTCTATAAGATCAGAAAAAATTTCACTAGTTCGTTATACAATTACGTAATGAAGATAGATCACAAATCACATAAGCCATTGTTGTCTGAAATACGATTCTATATATCTGTATTGGATCCTTTGGCTATCGACAACTGGACAAGGGAACGTGGTATAAAGTATTTGGCTATTCCAGATTTGTATGGAATTGGAGAAACTGACGACTATAGGTTCTTTGTTATAAAGAATTTGGGAAGAGTATTCGCTCCAAAGGATACGGAATCCAGTATTAGATGCATGCGTCACTATGATAAACACGTTAGAGTTTATACACTCTCGAGGATTTACCCATGAAAAAATAGAACCTAGGAATATACTAATTAGAAATAAACGTCTTTCACTAATTGACTATTCTAGATCTAACAAACTCTACAAGAGTGGAGATGGATATTCACATATAGATTACAACGAGGACATGATAACTTCAGGAAATATCAATTATATGTGTGTAGACAATCATCTCGGAGCCACAGTTTCGAGACGAGGAGATTTAGAAATGTTGGGATATTGCATGATAGAATGGTTCGGTGGCAAACTTCCATGGAAAAACGAAAGTAGTATGAAAGCAATACAACAGAAAAGAGAATATAAAAAATTTATAGCTACTTTCTTTGAGGACTGTTTTCCGGAAGGAAATGAACCTCTGGAATTAGTTAGATTATTCTCAAACTCCTAATTATGAAAGACTACGTAGACTGTTTATACAAGATTGAAATTATATTCTTTTTTTATAACGTGGTGATAGTTACGAATATCTAATAATATTAGACTATCTCTGTCACTACACGACCAAATCGATTACTATGGATATCTTCAGGGAAATCGCATCTTCTATGAAAGGAGAGAATGTATTCATTTCTCCATCGTCAATCTCGTCAGTATTGACAATATTGTATTATGGAGCTAATGGATCCACTGCTGAACAGCTATCAAAATATGTAGAAAAGGAGGAGAACACGGATAAAGTTAGCGCTCAGAATATCTCATTCAAATCCATGAATAAAGTATATGGGCGATATTCTGCCGTGTTTAAAGATTCCTTTTTGGGAAAAATTGGCGATAATTTCCAAACTGTTGACTTCACTAATTGTCGCACTATAGATGCTATCAATAAGTGTGTTGATGTCTTTACTGAGGGGAAAATCAATCCACTATTGACTGAACAATTGTCTCCCAATACCTGTCTCCTAGCAATTAGCGCCGTATACTTTAAAGCAAAATGGTTGATGCCATTCGAAAAGGAATTTACCAGCGATTATCCATTTTACGTATCACCAACGGAAATGGTAGACGTAAGTATGATGTCTATGTACAGCGAGCCATTTAATCACGCATCTGTAAAAGAATCATTCGGTAACTTTTCAATCATAGAACTGCCATATGTTGGAGATACTAGTATGATGGTCATTCTTCCAGACAAGATTGATGGATTAGAATCCATAGAACAAAATCTAACAGATACAAATTTTAAGAAATGGTGTAACTCTCTAGAAGCTACGTTTATCGATGTGCACATTCCCAAGTTTAAGGTAACAGGTTCGTATAATCTGGTGGATACTCTAGTAAAGTTGGGACTGACAAATGTGTTCTATTCAACTGGCGATTATAGCAATATGTGTAATTCAGATGTGAGTGTTGACGCTATGATTCACAAAACGTATATAGATGTCAATGAAGAGTACACAGAAGCAGCTGCAGCAACTTCTGTACTAGTGGCAGACTGTGCATCAACAGTTACAAATGAGTTCTGTGCAGATCATCCATTCATCTATGTGATTAGGCATGTCGATGGCAAAATTCTTTTCGTTGGTAGATATTGCTCTCCAACAACTAATTAAGCACATTCTTAATATTAGAATATTATATAGTTAAGATTTTTTACTAACTGGTTAACATTTTTTTAAAAAAATAGAAAAAAACATGTGGTATTATTGCAGGTCGTTATTCTTCCCATTGCAATTGGTAAGATGACGGCCAACTTTAGTACCCACGTCTTTTCACCACAGCACTGTGGATGTGACAGACTGACCAGTATTGATGACGTCAGACAATGTTTGACTGAATATATTTATTGGTCGTCCTATGCATACCGCAACAGGCAATGCGCTGGACAGTTGTATTCCACACTCCTCTCTTTTAGAGATGATGCGGAATCAGTGTTCATCGACGTTCGCGAGCTGGTGAGAAATATGCCGTGGGATGATGTCAAAGATTGTACAGAAATCATCCGTTGTTATATACAGGATGAGCAAAAAACCATCAGAGAGATTTCGGCCATCATCGGACTTTGTGCATATGCTGCTACTTACTGGGGAGGTGAAGACCATCCCACTAGTAATAGTATGAACGCATTGTTTGTGATGCTTGAAATGCTCAATTACGTGGATTATAACATCATATTCCGGCGTATGAATTGATGAGTTGTACATCTTGACATTTCTTCTTTCCTCCCTCTTCTCCCTTTCCCAGAAACAAACTTTTTTACCAACTATAAAATGAGTATACTACCTATTATATTTCTTCCTATATTTTTTTATTCTTCATTCGTTACGACTTTTAACACACCCGAATGTATCGACAAAGGGCAATATTTTGCATCATTCATGGAGTTAGAAAACGAGCCAGTAATCTTACCATGTCCTCAAATAAATACTCTATCGTCCGGATATAATATATTAGATATTTTATGGGAAAAACGAGGAGCGGATAATGATAGAATTATACCGATAGATAATGGTAACAATATGCTAATTCTGAACCCGACACAATCGGACTCTGGTATTTATATGTGCATTACCAAGAACGAGACCTACTGTGATATGATGTCGTTAAATTTGACAATTGTGTCTGTATCAGAATCAAATATAGATCTTATTTCGTATCCGCAAATAGTAAATGAGAGATCTACTGGTGAAATGGTGTGTCCCAATATTAATGCATTTATTGCTAGTAACGTAAACGCAGATATTATATGGAGCGGACATCGACGCCTTAGAAATAAGAGACTTAAACAACGGACACCTGGAATTATTACCATAGAAGATGTTAGAAAAAATGATGCTGGTTATTACACATGTGTTTTAAAATATATATACGGGAGTAAAGCATATAACGTAACCAGAATTGTAAAATTAGAGGTACGTGATAGAATAATACCTCCTACTATGCAATTACCAGAAGGCATTGTAATTTCACTAGGTAGTAATTTGACTATTGCGTGTAGAGTATCATTGAGACCTCCCACAACGGATGCAGACGTCTTTTGGATAAGTAATGGTATGTATTACGAAGAAGACGATGAGGACGGAGACGGTAGAATAAGTGTAGCAAATAAAATCTATACGACCGATAAGAGACGTGTTATTACATCGCGATTAAACATTAATCCTGTCAAGGAAGAAGATGCTACAACGTTTACGTGTATGACGTTTACTATTCCTAGCATCAGCAAAACAGTTACTATTAGTATAATATGATTGTATGTTGTTACATTTCCATGTCAATAGAGTTTATAAAAATTTTTATACATTATCTTCCAACAAGCAATTGACGAACGTATTACTATGATTAACTCCCACGATACTATGCATATTATTAATCATTAACTTGCAGACTATACCTAGTGCTATTTTGACATACTCGTGTTCTTGTGTAATTGCTGTATCTATATTATTAAAGTACGTAAATCTAGCTATAGTTTTATTATTTAATTTTAGATAATATACCATCTCCTTATTTTTAAAAATTGCCACATCCTTTATTAAATCATGAATGAGAATTTCTATGTCATCGTTAGTATATTGTGAACAACAAGAGCAGATATCTATAGGAAAGGGTGGAATGCGATACATTGATCTATGTAGTTTTAAAACACACGTGAACTTTGAAGAATTTATATAAATCATTCCATCGATACATCCTTCTATGTTAACATGTATATATCCAGGAATTCTTTTATTAATGTCAGGAAATGTATAAACTAAAACATTGCCCGGACACGGTGCTTCTATCGGCATTATATCCGTTCTTAACTTGCAAAATGTAACCAATACCTTTGCATGGCTTGTTTTGTTCGGTAACGTTAGTTTAAACTTGACGAATGGATTAATTACAATAGCATGATCTGCGCATCTATTAAGTTTTTTTACTTTAACGCCCTTGTATGTTTTTACAGAGACTTTATCTAAATTTCTAGTGCTTGTATGTGTTATAAATATAACTGGATATAGAACTGAATCACCTACCTTAGATACCCAATTACATTTTATCAGATCCAGATAATAAACAAATTTTGTCGCCCTAACTAATTCTATATTGTTATATATTTTACAATTGGTTATGATATCATGTAATAACTTGGAATCTAACGCGCATCGTCGTACGTTTACACAATTGTGATTTAGTATAGTATATCTACACATGTATTTTTCCGCGCTATAGTATTCTGGACTAGTGATAAAACTATCGTTATATCTGTCTTCGATGAACTCATCGAGATATTGCTCTCTGTCATATTCATACACCTGCATAAACTTTCTAGACATCGTACAATATGTGTTATTTTAGGATCATATTTACATATTTACGGTATATCAAAGATGTTAGATATAGTTAATAGGACACATATAATAATGAATATTAAAACACTAGTATAGCAGGAGTTTATACTCACAAAACATCATAAAATGAGTCGTCGTCTGATTTATGTTTTAAATATCAACCGCAAATCAACTCATAAAATACAAGAGAATGAAATATATACATATTTTAGTTATTGCAATATAGACCATACTTCTACAGAACTTGATTTTGTAGTTAAAAACTATGATCTAAACAGACGACAGCCTGTAACTGGGTATACCGCACTACACTGCTATTTGTATAATAATTACTTTACAAACGATGTACTGAAGGTATTATTAAATCATGGAGTGGATGTAACGATGAAAACCAGTAGCGGACGTATGCCTATTTATATATTGCTTACTAGATGTTGCAATATTTCACACGATGTAGTGATAGATATGATAAACAAAGATAAAACCCACTTATCGCATAGAGACTATTCCAACATACTACTAGTATATAAAATCTCGTTACATGTTATTGAAGGAAGAGGATATCGATGAGAACATAGTATCAACTTTATTAGATAAGGGAATCGATCCTAACTTTAAACAAGACGGATATACAGCGTTACATTATTATTTGTGTCTTGAACACGTTTATAAACCAGGCGAGTGTAGAAAACCGATAACGATAAAAAGGCCAAGCGAATTATTTCTTTGTTTATACAACATGAGCTAATCTAAACGCGTTAGATAATTGTGGTAATACACCATTCCATTTGTATCTTAGTATTGAAATGTGTAATAATATCCATATGACTAAAATGCTGTTGACTTTTAATCCGAATTTCGAAATATGTAATAATCATGGATTAACGCCTATACTATGTTATATAACTTCCGACTACATACAACACGATATTCTTGTCATGTTGATACATCACTATGAAACAAATGTTGTAGAAATGCCTATAGATGAGCGTCGTTCGTATTCGAGTTTATCAAAACATATTCTACACGTCCGTTAGATTCGATAACTTATTTGATGAATAGGTTTAAAAATATAGATATTCATACCCGCTATGAAGGAAAGACATTATTACACGTAGCATGTGAATATAATAATACACACGTAATAGATTATCTTATACGTATCAACGGAGATATAAATGCGTTAACCGACAATAACAAACACGCTATCCAACTCATTATAGATAACAAAGAAAATTCCCCGTATACCATCGATTGTTTATTGTATATACTTAGATATATTGTAGATAAGAATGTGATAAGATCGTTGGTGGATCAACTTCCATATCTACCTATCTTCGATATAAAAATCATTTGAGAAATTCATATCATACTGTATACTTTTAGATGACACATTTTACGATAGACACGTTCAGAATCGCGATTCTAAAACTTATCGATACACGTTTTCAAAATACATGTCATTCGATAAATACGATAGTATAATAACTAAATGCCATGAAGAAACAATATTGCTCAAACTATCCACTGTTATAGACACGACACTATATTCTGTTTTAAGATGTCATAATTCGAGAAAGTTAAAAAGATACCTCAGCGTGTTAAAAAAATATAATAATGATAAGTCCTTCAAAATATATTCTAATATTATGAATGAGAGATACCTTAATGTCTATTAAAGATGTATGTGTCAAAAGTATACGATAAACTATTTCCTGTTTTCACAGATAAAAATTGTCTACTAACATTACTACCTTCAGAAATTATATATGAAATATTATACATGTTGACAATTTACGATCTTTATAATATATCGTATCCACCTACCAAAGTATAGTTGTATTTGTATTTTTTCTCATACGATGTGTGTAAAAAACTGATATTATATAATTATCTTAGTGAAGTATAATGAAGATGACTATGAAAATGATGGTACATATATATTTATTATCATTATCATTATTGCTATTCCACAGTTACGCCGTAGACATCGAAAATGAAATCACAGATTTCTTCAATAAAATGAAAGATACTCTACCCGCTAAAGACTCTAAATGGTTGAATCCAGCATGTATGTTCGGAGGCACAATGAATGATATGGCTGCTATAGGAGAGCCATTCAGTGCAAAGTGTCCTCCTATTGAAGACAGTCTTTTATCGCATAGATATAAAAATAAAGACAATGTGGTTAACTGGGAGAAAATAGGAAAGACTAGACGACCTCTTAATAGACGTGTTAAAAACGGTGACTTATGGATAGCCAACTATACATCTAACGACAGTCGTCGTAGGTATTTGTGTACGGTGATTACAAAGAATGGTGACTGTATTCAAGGTATAGTTAGATCCTATGTACGGAAACCTTCTTCATACATTCCAAAAATCTATGAACTAGGTACTCATGATAAGTATGGAATAGACTTATACTGTGGAATTATTTATGCGAAACATTATAATAATATAACTTGGTATAAAGATAATAAGGAAATTAATATCGATAATATTAAGTATTCACAAACGGGAAAGGAATTAATTATTCATAATCCAGCATTAGAAGATAGCGGAAGATACGACTGTTATGTTCATTACGACGACGTTAGAATCAAGAATGATATCGTAGTATCAAGATGTAAAATACTTACGGTTATACCGTCACAAGACCACAGGTTTAAACTAATACTAGATCCGAAAATCAACGTAACGATAGGAGAACCTGCCAATATAACATGCACTGCTGTGTCAACGTCATTATTGGTCGATGATGTACTGATTGAATGGGAAAATCCATCCGGATGGCTTATAGGATTCGATTTTGATGTATACTCTGTTTTAACTAGTAGAGGCGGTATCACCGAGGCGACCTTGTACTTTGAAAATGTTACTGAAGAATATATAGGTAATACATATAAATGTCGTGGACACAACTATTATTTTGAAAAAACCCTTACAACTACAGTAGTATTGGCGTAAATACACAATGCATTTTTATATACATTACTGAATTATTATTAATTATATCGTATTTGTGATATAGAATGGATGAAGATACAAAACTATCTAGGTATTTGTATCTCACCGATAGAGAACATATAAATGTAGACTCTATTAAACAGATAGTTGTGTAAAATATCATATCCTAATTCATGTTATAGATGTGTATGTACGGCTTTACATGAGTACTTTTATAATTATAGATCAGTCAACGGAAAATACAAGTATATATACAACGGTTACTATCAATATTATTCATCTAGCGATTATGAAAATTATAATGAATATTATTATTATTATGATGATTATGATAGAACTGGTATGAACAGCGAGAGTGAGAGTGAGAGTGAGAGTGAGAGTGATAATATATCAATCAAAACAGAATATGAGAATGAATATGAATATGAATATGAATTCTATGATGAAACACAAGATCAAAGTACACAACTAGTAGGTTACGACATTAAACTCAAAACCAATGAGGATATATATCAAGGATGTACAAGTATTAACTATTTTCATCGCCAATAATGTAACACTATACGACACTATTGTAAATAATACATCAGAGTTTCCTGTACGTCGTCTAAACAACAAATAATTAATTAATACAGTAAATTCCAATATATATCATGGATCTTATCGAAAAAGTTATTAAAAAATCATTAGAGAAATGTACTCTAACTAATGCCGTCCTCGAGTATATGATCGCATCTCGATCTCAATCATCTTATTTGAGTCGTATTCCTAATGAGATATTACTCAAAATACTATATAACCTCAGCGTCTACGATTTACGCAAATATACAAGATACATGCTAGAGAATGAGACAGATTATCATATAGAGTCGAGGTCGATTTCTACGCAGACTGAATAATGATTATATACACTACATATTTTTATGTCATTATGACTACTTGTAATATTGAAATCGTAATTTGATATATAGTGAAAGATGGATTTTGATGATATTAAACATTATAGACGAGTAGTAAGTAACATTAGCAATCTTTTAGATGATGATATATTATGCGATGTAATCATAACTATTGGTGATGGAGAAGAAATTAAAGCACATAAAACTATCTTGGCTGCTGGATCTAAATATTTTAGAACACTGTTTACAACACCTATGATAATGAGAGATCTAGTAACTAGAGTAAATCTACAGATGTTCGATAAAGATTCCGTCAAAAATATTGTACAGTACTTATACAATAGGCATATAAGTTCTATGAATGTAATAGATGTATTAAAATGCGCCGACTATCTTCTAATCGATGATCTAGTCACTGACTGCGAATCCTATATTAAAGATTATACTAATCATGATACCTGCATATATATGTACCATAGGTTATATGAGATGGTTCATATTCCAATAGTCAAATATATTAAACGTATGCTGATGAGTAATATATCAACATTGATAACTACGGACGCATTTAAAAAAACAGTATTTGAAATATTATTTGATATTCTTTCTACTAACGACAATGTATATTTATACAGAGAAGGCTATAAAGTAACGATACTATTGAAGTGGCTAGAATACAACTACATCACAGAAGAACAGATTTTGTGTATACTGTCCTGTATAGATATACAAAATCTAGATAAGAAGTCTAGACTACTACTCTATTCGAATAAAACTATAAATATGTATCCCTCGTGTATACAATTTCTATTAGATAATAAACAGAATAGAAACATTATACCCCGCCAGTTATGTTTAGTGTGTCATGATACTAAGTATAATGTATGTAACCCGTGCATATTAGTATATAACATTAATACTATGGAATATAGTGTTATTTCCACCATTCCTAATCACATAATTAATTACGCATCCGCGATTGTAGATAATGAAATAATAATAGCTGGAGGATATAACTTTAATAATCCATCGTTAAACAAGGTATATAAAATAAACATTGAGAACAAAATACATGTCGAACTCCCACCCATGATAATGAATAGATGTCGTTTTTCATTGGCTGTAATCGATGACACAATTTATGCTATAGGTGGTCAAAACGGTACGAACGTAGAACGAACCATAGAATGTTATACAATGGGTGATGATAAGTGGAAGATGTTACCCGATATGCCCATAGCATTATCTAGTTATGGCATGTGTGTATTAGATCAATACATATACATTATAGGTGGTCGTACCCAACACATTGATTATACATCGGTACATACAATAAATAGCATAGATATGGAGGAGGATACAAATATTTCAAATAAAGTTATGAGATACGACACTGTCAATAATATATGGGAGACATTACCTAACTTCTGGACTGGAACTATAAATCCAGGCGTGGTCTCGCATAAAGATGATATATATGTTGTATGCGACATCAAAGATGAAAAAAATGTTAAGACTTGTATATTTAGATATAACACGAATACGTATAACGGATGGGAATTGGCAACGACGACAGAAAGCAGATTATCAGCTCTGCATACTATTCTTCATGACAATACCATAATGATGGTACATTGTTATGAATCGTATATGTTACAAGATACATTTAATGTGTACACTAGTGAATGGAATCATATGTGTCATCAACATTCGAATAGTTATATCATGCACAACATACTACCCATCTACTAAATAGAATAGAATAGAATAGAATAGAATAGAATAGAATAGAATAGAATAGAATAGAATAGAATAGAATAGAATAGAATAGAATAGAATAGAATAGAATAGAATAGAATAGAATAGAATAGAATAGAATAGAATAGAATAGAATAGAATAGAATAGAATAGAATAAATGAGTATGATCATTTTAGATAACGATTGATTTTATCATTACCGCTTCATTCTTATATTCTTTGCTTACGGAACCTATATTTAGAAACATCTACTAACGATTTTTTATGCTTGCATTATTAATGGTATGTAATATGATTGATTGTATACGCAATACCAATTTGTCAAGTATGAATACGGAGTACAAACATAAACTGAAGTTTAACATTATTTATTTATGATATATATTATATATCGGTATCGTTATTGTTTGGTCTATACCATGGATATCTTTAAAGAACTAATCTTAAAATACCCTGATGAAAATGTTTTGATTTCTCCAGTTTCCATTTTATCTACTTTATCTATTCTGAATCATGGAGCAGCTGGTTCTACAGCTGAACAACTATCAAAATATATAGAGAATGTGAATGAGAATACACCCGATGATAAGAAGGATGACAATAATGACATGGACGTAGATATTCCGTATTGTGCGACACTAGCTACCGCAAATAAAATATACTGTAGCGATAGTATCGAGTTCCACGCCTCCTTCCTACAAAAAATAAAAGATGATTTTCAAACTGTAAACTTTAATAATGCTAACCAAACAAAGGAACTAATCAATGAATGGGTTAAGACGATGACAAATGGTAAAATTAATTCCTTATTGACTAGTCCACTGCCCATTAATACTCGTATGACAGTTGTTAGCGCCGTCCATTTTAAAGCAATGTGGAAATATCCATTTTCTAAACATCTTACATATACAGACAAGTTTTATATTTCTAAAAATATAGTTACCAGCGTTGATATGATGGTGAGCACTGAAAACGACTTACAATATGTACATATTAATGAATTATTTGGAGGATTCTCTATTATCGATATTCCATACGAGGGAAACTCTAGTATGGTAATTATACTACCAGACGACATAGAAGGTCTATATAACATAGAAAAACACATAACTGATGAAAATTTTAAAAAATGGTGTGGTAAGTTATACACTAAAAGTATAGACTTGTATATGCCAAAGTTTAAACTGAAAATGACAGAACCGTATAATCTGGTACCTATTCTAGAAAATTTAGGACTTACTAATATATTCGGATATTATGCAGATTTTAGCAAGATGTGTAATGAAACTATCACTGTAGAAAAATTTCTACACAAGACGTTTATAGATGTTAATGAGGAGTATACAGAAGCATCGGCTATTACAGGAGTGTTTATGACTAACTTTTCGATGGTATATCGTACGAAGGTCTACATAAACCATCCATTCATATACATGATTAAAGACAACACAGGACGTATACTCTTTATAGGGAAATACTGTTATCCGCAATAAATATAAACAAATAGACTTTTATCTCATGTCTAAGAATTACAAAGTAATATAGTTAGTATAACTAAAGTTAATACTACATTAAAACTTAAAAAATAATAATATCATTATTACAATTAATAAGTATAAACTATAAACTATAAACTAAAAATTAAACAATATCGTTATTATATAAGTAATACCAAAATGATGATATACGGATTAATAGCCTGTCTTATATTCGTGACTTCATCCATTGCTAGTCCACTTTACATTCCCGTTATTCCTCCCATTACGGAAGATAAATCGTTCAATAGTGTAGAGGTATTAGTTTCCTTGTTTAGAGATGACCAAAAAGACTATACGGTAACTTCTCAGTTCAATAACTACACTATCGACACCAACGACTGGACTATAAATGTACTATCCGATGGTCTGGATATATCATTGACTAATATAACTTATTGGTCACGGTTTACTATAGGTCGTGCATTGTTCAAATCAGAGTCTGAGGATATTTTCCAAAAGAACATGAGTATTCTAGGTGTCTCTATTGAATGTAAGAAGCCGTCGACATTACTTACTTTTTTGACAGTGCGTAAAATGACTCGAGTATTTAATAGACTTCCAGATATGGCTTATTATCGAGGAGACTGTCTAGAAGTCGTTTATGTAACAATGACTTATAAAAATACTAAAACTGGAGAGACTGATTACACATACCTCTCTAATGTGGGGATTCCTGAATACTATCGATTGATGAGTAAGGTTGATGGTTGATTATTGATTAGTTTTCCTTATTCTTTTTATTCACACAAAAGAATATTTTTTTATAAACATGAAACCACTGTCTAAATGTAATTATGATCTTGATTTATAGATGAAAATCAGCTGCTTCAGATGATTTTGGTCAGTATGTATAATATGAAAAAATAAATATAACTTATTTTGAGATTAAGTGCTATTGTACTTAATTATTTTGTTCTATAAACTGAATATATAGCTACAATTATTGACAGGTTTGTTTATGACCGACAACCATGAATTTACAGAGATTATCTCTGGCTATATATCTTACTGCGACATGTTCGTGGTGTTATGAAACATGTATGAGAAAAACTGCGTTGTTTCATGACAATCAATTGGGGCATGCGGAAGACAATCAAGATAGTGTAGCGTCGCTACCGTACAAGTATCTACAAGTAGTCAATAAAAGAGAACGTAGTAGATTGTTGGCTACGTTTAATTGGACAAGTATAGCTGAGGGTGTTAGAAATGATTTCATTAGAATATGTGATATCAACGGAACATATCTATATAATTATACTATTGCTGTTAGTATGATTATTGATTCCACGAAAGAACTACCAACAGTTACTCCAATTACAACATATGAACCGTCTACATATAATTATACTTTCGATAATAGCACTGTTAGTACTACTGAAGAACTAAAAGTGACTCCATCACCAACTACATATGCGACTGTAACAACTCCTCTTCCAACATCATCAGTTCCATATGATCAACGATCTAATAACAATGTAAGTACTATATCTATTCAGATACTGAGTAAAATATTGGGAGTCAATGAAACAGAATTAACTAATTATCTTATTACGCATAAAAATGCCACTGTTGACAATAACACAACTAATAATAACATCACTGTCGATGATGAGACATCTGATAATAACACATTACATGGTAATATAGGATTTTTGGAAATAAATAATTGCTACAATATTTCTGTATCAAATGCTAGTTTTAGAATAACATTATTAAACGATACTTCTGAAGAAATTGTTCTAATGCTAACAGGGACTAGTTCATCCGACACCTTCATATCTTCCACCAATATCACTGAATGTTTGAAAACATTAATCAATAATACGTCGAATATTAGTGATGTAAGTATAACACAAAATATGAATGTAACATCTAATTGTGATAAATGTTCAATGAATTTGATGACATCAGTTATCCCTACCGTTAAAGAATTTAACAATACGTTGAAAAAAATTGGTGTAAAAGATGATAAAAATAATACAGTATATAACTATTATAATTGTAAACTAACTACAAATTCTACATGTGACGAGTTAATCAATTTAGATGAAGTCATTAACAACATAACTCTGACAAATATTATAAGTAGTGTTTCTACAACCAACAGCAGAAAAAGACGAGATCTGAATGGCGAGTTTGAATTTTCTACATCCAAGGAATTAGATTGTCTTTACGAATCATATGGTGTAAGCGATGATGTAAGTCATTGTTTTTCATCACCTAGACGTAGACGATCTGACGACAAACAGGAGTACACAGAAATGAAATTACTCGACCACGCGAAAAAAGATTTAAGAATAGACAGTGTTATTCCTAGAGGTACAACTCATTTCCAAGTAGGTGCATCTGGAGCAAGTGGTGGTGTTGTAGGCGATAGTTCCCCATTTCAAAATGTTAAATCACGGGCCAGTCTATTGGCAGAAAAAATAATGCCTAGAGTACCTACTACTGCTACCGAAGAGCAGCTATATGCAACTATAAATAGACAAACAAAGTTACCTGCAGGTGTTAAAAGTACTCCGTTTACAGAGGCGCTTGTGTCTACGATAAACCAAAAGCTTTCTAGTGTTAAAGAGGTAACTTATGCTTCTCTCAATCTGCCAGGATCAAGTGGCTATGTTCATAGACCATCTGATTCTGTTATTTACAGCACTATAAGACGGACACGTTTACCTAGTGATAGCGATAGCGATTTTGAGGATATACAAACTGTTGTTAAGGAATATAATGAAAGATATGGTAGACGAGTTAGTAGAACACAGTCATCAAGTAGTGATTTTGAAGATATAGATGAGGTGGTTGCAGAATATAAACAAAAATATGGTGGAGCTAGCCGTGGTAGAACATCGTCATCAAGTAGTAGTGATTTTGAAGATATAGATGAAGTTGTTGCAGAATATAGACAAAAATATGGCAACGCTATGACAAAAGGACGTGGTTCTCCTAAACCGGATCCGTTATATAGTACTGTTAAGAAAATACCTAAAAGTATAGCATCCGGAGTAGACATAGTTTCAAAACAAACAGACTATTCTCTATTACCCGGCGTTAATACTGGCAGTTCTATCGTAACACCTCTCACCAGAAGAGGAGCTACTAGACGACCTAAACGCCCATCTACACCTCCACGCGAAGATCTACCGCCGCTTCCTCCGAATCCTCCTCGTCGACAACTTCCTCGTGGTGGTGATCATTCTCCACCACAAGTTCCTCAACGTGATTATTCTCCACCACGTAGACCTCCTCCACCACTTCCTCCTAAACCAGTTCCAGCTATTCCACCTAGAGATGGTCAACCAGATAATAAAGGATTTAGTAAGTTTGTATCCCCTAGACGGTGTAGAAGATCAACCTCTGGAGTCGTATGTGGTATGATACAATCAAGACCAAACGATGATACATATTCACTTCTTCAACGACCAAAAATTGAACCAGAATATGCGGAGGTCGGTAATGGCTTACCCAAGAACAATGTTCCTGTGATAGGCAATAAACATAGTAAAAAATATACATCGTCGATGTCAAAAATATCAACAAAATTTGATAAATCTATGGCATTTGGAACAGCAATGTTACTAACTGGTCAACAGGCTATTAACCAACAGGTTAGATCAACTGCGTTGATTAAAAAAGATCAAATGAGCAAGGACGAAAAGATATTCGAAGCAGTTACAATGACTCTATCAACTATAGGTTCAACGTTGACAACTGCAGGTATGATAGCTCCACCACTAATGATTGCTGGAATAGGTATATCGCTTATATCAGGTATAATAGATACGGCAAAAGATATATATTACCTATTTTTAGGACAGGAGAAGCCAGTAGATCCAGTTATTAAGTTTTTTAACACATACGCTGGATTAGTATCCGATAGTAGTAAAATGGGTGTAAGGAAATGTTTGATGCCTGGAGAAGACACACTTATTTACATCGCATACAAAAACGATTCCAGTTTTAAACAGAATACGGAGGCAATGGCTTTGTATTTCTTAGATGTTATAGACTCAGAGATCCTATATCTAAACACATCAAATTTAGTTCTAGAGTATCAACTAAAGGTGGCTTGTCCCATAGGAACATTAAGATCTGTAGATGTGGACATAACTGCATATACAATATTATATGATACAGCGGATAATATTAAAAAATACAAGTTTATCAGAATGGCAACGCTACTATCCAAACATCCAGTTATTAGATTGACATGTGGTTTAGCAGCAACATTGGTAATTAAACCGTACGAGGTACCCATCAGTGATATGCAACTACTAAAAATGGCGACGCCTGGTGAACCAGAATCCACTAAATCTATACCATCTGATGTCTGTGATAGGTATCCTCTAAAGAAATTCTATCTTTTGGCTGGTGGTTGTCCATATGATACATCTCAAACTTTTATTGTACATACTACTTGCAGTATTTTACTAAGAACAGCTACATGGGATCAGTTTAGAAACAGATGGGTGTTACAAAATCCATTTAGGCAAGAAGGGACATATAAGCAACTGTTTACCTTTAGCAAATACGATTTTAACGACACCATAATAGATCCTAATGGTGTGGCGGGTCATGCTAGCTTTTGTACCAATAGAAGCAGCAACCAATGTTTCTGGTCAGAACCTATGATATTGGAAGATGTATCATCATGCAGTTCTAGAACTAGAAAAATATACGTAAAACTGGGAATATTTAATGCTGAAGGGTTTAATAGTTTTGTACTAAACTGTCCAACTGGGTCTACACCGACATACATCAAAGATAAAAATGCGGACAGTAACAATGTTATCATAGAGCTACCTGTAGGTGATTACGGCACTGCCAAATTGTATTCGGTAACAAAACCATCGAGAATAGCTGTATTCTGCACACATAACTATGATAAACGATTCAAATCAGATATTATAGTTCTAATATTTAATAGTATCAGTGGTATTCCATTTTCGAGCATATACACTGGAAGTGTGAACGGTAGAAATAGACTGTTTACCACATTGTCTAGAGGAATGCCATATAGATCAATGTATTGCGATAACAGACGACCAGGTTGTTATTATGCAGGAATACCATTTAATGAAAATAGTGTAGAATCAGATCTGCATTATGGACCAGAAATAATGCTTAAGGAAACATATGACGCAAACAGTATTGATCCACGAGTTATAACAAAGTCAAAAACACACTTTCCTACTCCAATAAGTGTAAAATTCACGGTTGACAATTTAGGAAATGGGTATAACAAACCCGAAAATTTTTGGAAAGACGCTAAAAGTAAGAAAAGGACATATAGCGCAATGACAATAAAAATCCTACCATGTACAGTGAGAAATAAAAATGTAGACTTTGGATATAATGGACATATTATTTCTAATATGGTTTATGCACAATCTACTAGTCAGGATTATGGAGATGGTACCAACTATACATTTAAATCTGTAAATAGATCAGATCATGAGTGTGAATCTATTTTAGATTTGAAGACTAAGGAAGTAACTGTGATGTGTCCCGCGTTTAGTATACCAAGAAATATATCAGCGTATGAAGGTCTATGCTTTAGTGTCACTACATCTAAAGATCATTGTGCCTCAAATAAGGAATGGTTAAAATCTTATGGTTATGGGAAGTCAGATGCTACTAAACAACGTGTCTGTTTTCATCATTGGAATTATGTCACAACGTCGTTGGATTATTACTGTTCATACGAAGATATTTGGAAAAGCGACTGGCCTGACTATGATCCATGTAAGTCATATATTCATATAGAATATAGAGACATATGGATAGAATCTAAAGTGTTGCAGCAACCTCCTTATACATTCGAATTCACTCATGACGATTCTAATGAATACGTGAATAAAGAAATTAGTAACAAATTGAATGATCTGTACAATGAATACAAGAACATTATGGAATATAGCGACGGATCATTACCTGCTTCTATAAACAGATTAGCAAAATCATTGACTTCAGAGGGTAGAGAAATAGCAAGTGTTAATATAGATGGTAATCTGTTAGATATTGCATATCAAGCAGATAAGGAAAAGATGGCTGACATACAGAACAAAATAAATGACATCACAAGAGATTTATTCATTCACACTCTATCAAACAAAGATATAAAAGACATTATAGAATCCGAAGAAGGTAAGAGATGTTGTATAATAGATGTTAAGAACAATCGTGTTGAAAAGTACTATCCTATTGATAATTATTTATGTGGTACTTTAGATGATTATATATACACTTCTGTAGAATATAACAAATCCTATGTGTTAGTAAACGACACTTATATGAGCTATGACTATCTTGAATCATCGGGTGTAGTTGTTTTATCATGTTATGAAATGACTATAATCTCCTTGGATACAAAAGACGCCAAAGATGCTATAGAAGATGAGATAGTAGCAAGTGCTGTAGCCGAAGCATTGAATGACATGTTTAAGGAATTTGATAAAAACGTAAGTGTTATTATAATAAAAGAAGAAGATAATTATCTAAACAGTTCTCCGAATATCTACCATATAATATACATCATAGGCGGCACTATTCTGATACTGTTAGTCATTATTTTAATATTGGCAATTTATATAGCGCGCAATAAATACAGAACCAGGAAATATAAAATAATGAAAGATGATACTATGAGCATTAAATCTGAGCATCATAATAGTCTTGAAACAGTATCTATGGAAATTATGGATAATCGGTACTAATAAAAAATAGTTTAACTCTTTTTAGAACCAGTTTGGTACTGGAATTTCAGTTCATTCGTTGAGAATATTGATGATTTTTTTAAGATGATATTTACTTTTTATATGCTTGCATTACAGAATGATATTCACAGGTATTATTAAAATGAGTATCGGAGTTACATTACCATATCATCATCCATGCTCATGTGGATGGATATTACAAAATCACCGTCTAAGATGATAAAACACGTTTATTTTATATGTCAACCATTACTAAAAAATATTGTTCTGTTTTGTTTTCTTTTTCTTTCGCACATCTCTAATTATGAAAAAGTAAATGATGAAATGTATGAGATGGGCGAGATGGACGAGATTGTGAGCATCGTTAGCGATAGTATGTGGTTTATACCTAACGTATTTATGGACAACGGTGAGAATGAAGGTCACGTTTCTGTCAACAATGTCTGTCATATGTATTTCACGTTCTTTGATGTGGATACATCGTCTCATTTGTTTAAGCTAGTTATTAAACACTGTGATCTGAATAAACAACTAAAATGTGGTATGTCTCCATTACATTGCTATGTGATGAATACACGATTTAAGCCATCTGTATTAAAGATATTGTTACACAACGGCGTGAATAACTTTGATAACACGGATAACAAAGGACATATTCCTCTACACCACTATCTGATTCATTCACTATCAATCGATAACAAGGTCTTTGATATACTAACGGACCCCATTGATGACTTTAGTAAATCATCCGATCTATTGCTGTGTTATCTTAGATATAAATTCAATGGGAGATTAAACTACTACGTTCTGTACAAATTATTGACTAAAGGATCTGACCCTAATTGCGTCGACGAGGATGGACTCACTTCTCTTCATTACTACTGTAAACACATATCCGCATTCCACGAAAGCAATTATTACAAGTCAAAGAGTTACACTAAGATGCGAGCTGAGAAGCGATTCATCTATACGATAATAGATCATGGGGCAAACATTAACGCGGTTACGAAAATCGGAAATACGCCGTTACACACTTACCTTCAACAGTATACCAAACATAGTCCTCGTGTGGTGTATGCTCTTTTATCTCGAGGAGCCGATACGAGGATACGTAATAATCTTGATTGTACACCCATCATGGAATACATAAAGAACGATTGTGCAACAGGTCATATTCTCATAATGTTACTCAATTGGCACGAACAAAAATACGGGAAATTACAAAAGGAAGAAGGACACCATCTACTTTATATATTCATAAAACATAATCAAGGATACGGAAGTCACGCTTTCAATATATTACGGTATCTACTAGATAGGTTCGACATTCAGAAAGACGAATATTATAATACCATGACTCCTCTTCATACAGCCTTCCAGAATTGTAACAACAATGTTGCATCATACCTCGTATACATCGGATACGACATCAACCTTCCTACTAAAGACGATAAGACAGTATTCGACTTGGTGTTTGAAAACAGAAACATCTTATACAATGCGGATGTCATTCACGACATCATCCACCACAGACTGAAAGTATCTCTACCTATGATTAAATCGTTGTTCTACAAGATGTCAGAATTCTCTCCCTACAACGATTACTACGTAAAGAAGATAATAGCCTACTGCCTATTAAGGGACGAGTCATTCGCGGAACTACATAGTAAATTCTGTTTAAACGAGGACTATAAAAGTGTATTTATGAAAAATATATCATTCGATAAGATAGATTCCATCATCGAAAAATGCAGTTGGGACATAAGTCGCCTCAAAGATATTCGAATCTCTGACACCGACCTGTATACTGTATTAAGAACAGAAGACATCCGGTATCGTACCTATCTTGAAGCCATACATTCAGACAGTCACATTTCATTTCCCATGTACGACGATCTCATAGAACAGTGCCATCTATCGATGGAGCGTAAAAGTAAACTCGTCGACAAAGCACTCAATAAATTAGAGTCTATCATCGATGGTCAATCTAGACTATCATATTTGCCTCCAGAAATTATACGCAACATCATAACCAAGCTAAGCGACTATCATCTAAACAGTATGTTGTACGGAAAGAACCATTACAAATATTATCCATGATAGAAAGAAAATATTTAAAAAAATATCTATATGATTGGAGAAGTAGGAAACAGGAACACGACGATTACTACATTATTAAATCATGAAGTCCGTATTATACTCGTATATATTGTTTCTCTCATGTATAATAAACGGAAGAGATGTAGCACCGTATGCACCATCCAATGGAAAGTGTAAAGACAACGAATACAAACGCCATAATCTGTGTTGTTTATCGTGTCCTCCGGGAACATACGCTTCCAGATTATGCGATATCAAGACTAACACACAATGTACGCCGTGTGGTTCGGGTACCTTCACATCTCACAATAATCATTTACCCACTTGTCTAAGTTGTAACGGAAGATGTGATAGTAATCAGGTAGAGGCGATCGTGTAACACGACTCACAATAGAATCTGTGAATGCTCTCCCGGATATTATTGTCTTCTCAAAGGATCATCCGGATGCAAGGCATGTGTTTCCCAAACAAAATGTGGAATAGGATACGGAGTATCCGGACACACGTCTGCCGGAGACGTCATCTGTTCTCCGTGCGGTCTCAAAACATATTCTCACACCATCTCTTCCACAAATAAATGCGAACCCGTACCCAGCAATACATTTAACTATATCGATGTGGAAATTAACCTGTATCCAGTCAACGACACATCGTGTACTCGGACGACCACTACCGGTCTCAGCGAATCCATCTCAACGTCGGAACTAACTATTACTATGAATCATAAAGATTGCGATCCCGTATTTCGTGAGGAATACTTCTCTGTCCTTAATAAGGTAGCAACTTCAGGATTCTTTACAGGAGAAAATAGATATCAAAATATTTCAAAGGTGTGTACTCTGAATTTCGAGATTAAATGTAATAACAAAGGTTCTTCCTCCAAACAGCTAACGAAAGCAAAGAATGATGACGGTATCATGCCGCATTCGGAGACGGTAACTCTAGCGGGCGACTGTCTATCTAGCATCGACATCTATATACTGTAATACCAATTACTCAAGACTACGAAACTGATACAATCTCTTATCATGCGGGTAATGTTCTCGATGTCGATAGCCATATGCCCTGTAGTTGCGATATACATAAACTGATCACTAATTCCAAACCCACCCACTTTTTATAGTAAGTTTTTCACCCATAAATAATAAATACAATAATTAATTTCTCGTAAAAGTAGAAAATATATTCTAATTTATTGCACGGTAAGGAAGTAGAATCATAAAGAACAGTACTCAATCAATAGCAATCATGAAACAATATATCGTCCTGGCATGCATGTGCCTGGCGGCAGCTGCTATGCCTGCCAGTCTTCAGCAATCCTCATCCTCGTGTACTGAAGAAGAAAACAAACATCATATGGGAATCGATGTTATTATCAGAAACGGACAAAGCAAGACCAAACACCGACCAATGATAAGATTTGCCAATCCGTAACGGAAATTACAGAGTCCGAGTCAGATCCCGAGGTGGAATCAGAAGATGATTCCACATCAGTCGAGGATGTAGATCCTCCTACCACTTATTACTCCATTATCGACGGAGGTCTGAGAATGAACTTTGGATTCACCAAATGTCCTCAGATTAAATCCATCTCAGAATCCGCTGATGGAAACGCAGTGAATGCTAGATTGTCCAGCGTGTCCCCGGGACAAGGTAAGGACTCTCCCGCGCTCACTCGTGAAGAAGCTCTGGCTATGATCAAAGACTGTGAGGTGTATATCGACATCAGATGTAGCGAAGAAGAGAAAGACAGCGACATCAAGACCCATCCAGTACTCGAGTCTAACGTCTAACATCTCTCATAAGAAAGTGAGTTACGAAGATATCATCGGTTCAATGATCGTCGATACAAAATGCGTCAAGAATCTAGAGTTTAGTGTTCGTATCGGAGACATGTGCAAGGAATCATCTGATCTTGAGGTCAAGGATGGATTCAAGTATGTCGACGGATCGGCATCTGAAGGTGCAACCGATGATACTTCACTCATCGATTCAACAAAACTCAAAGCGTGTGCCTGAATCGATAACTCTATTCATCCGAGATTCGGGTGAGTAGGGTTAATCGAACGATTCAGGCACACCACGAATTAAAAAAGTGTACCGGACACTATACTCCGGTTTGCAAAACAAAAATGTTCTTAACTACATTCACAAAAAGTTACCTCTCGCGACTTCTTCTTTTTCTGTCTCAATAGTGTGATACGATTATGATCACTATTCCTATTCCTATTCTCTCTTCGATGGTCTCACAAAAAAGTTTTACAAAAATATTTTTATTCTCTTTCTATCTTCGATGGTCTCACAAAATATTAAACCTTTCTGATAGAGTCACTAAAATATTTTTATTCTCATTCTGATGCATCAACTATTTCTAACAATAACGTCCAACAACATATACTCTCGAACTTATCAACATCCCCTATGTCCATCTAGGTTACCAGACAATTGTATATCATAAAATAATGTTTATAATTTACACGTTAAAATCATATAATAAAACGTAGATCGTATAATATTTTTTGGTATATAAATGATCTAGTAAAATCCATGTAGGGGATACTGCTCACGTTTTTTTCTTTGGTACAAAATTTCACACAAGTTTTTATACAGACAAATTCTTGTCCATATATTTTAAAACATTGACTTTTGTACTAAGAAAAATATCTAGACTAACTATCTCTTTCTCTCTTCGATGGTCTCACAAAAAATATTAAACCTCTTTCTGATGGAGTCGTAAAAAAGTTTTATCTCTTTCTCTCTTCGATGGTCTCACAAAAAATATTAAACCTCTTTCTGATGGTCTCTATAAAGCGATTGATTTTTCTTACCCTCTAGAGTTTCCTACAGTCGTGGGTCACACATTTTTTTCTAA